ACACCGCCCACCGATGAGCACACACCGCCCACCGATGAGCACACACCGCCCACCGTTTTATTTTTCCTATATATAATAAGGTATACTATATATAATAAGAAATAAAGATATAACATTATATTTTTATTTAGGTAAACATATATATTTGTAAATAACTGTAAAAATAAAGAGATATATTGTTTTTAAACGTTAAATATAAGGATAAATCTTTATTTTTCCTCGAATTATTTGGTAGAATAAAAATAAATACGTACCTTTGCAAACGTAAACAAGAAACAAAATAATAAACGAATAAAAAATTAAAGTTATGAAAAAGAATATTCAGCAGTTAAAAGAAATCGTAAGCAACGAAATTTTTTTCGATCTGTCCTATCAGGGCGTACAGGCTTACAATATTAGTGCGAATGAGTACGAAGTTATAACAGGCTTTTGGAAGTGCAACGGCCGTTATTATTTCGTAGACCGCAACAATAACAAATACCTTGCGAGCAGATACGACCGCGCGGAATTTATCGCGGGCGAGATGCTGGAGCAGAAGGAACGAGAGAATAAAATGATAAATGAATATATCGACAGCATCGAAAAGAGCGGAGAGGTTAAAGTTGTTTTTGAACTCGTATATGAATATATAAATACCTGCGAGGCTCGCGGCATTGACTCGGGCGAACTCGTAGCAGAGGAAGAGGACGCAGCCGGGGAAACATACAACGTATACCGCCGCGCGACAGCGAAGAACGAAGAGAACGCCGCAGCCTGCGAGCCTTCACAGTTTGCCGGCATCCTTGCAAAGGCAAAGGATTTCGCCCAGGCAGCAGCAGAAAAGGCGGGGTTTGTTCTTAGTCTGGTTATGATCTTTGCAGTTGGTCTCTTGTCTGTTTGCGTGGTAGTTTCTTCTGTAGCTTCAATCGTCGAGGCGCTGGGACTTCTTGGCAGTCTCTGGGGTGCACTCATTTGCTTGGTTCTTGTCTTAACTGTTGGCTTTGATTTTATGGCGTTTGTGGTTATTAATGCAATGGCAGTACTTGCACGCATTTTCCCTTCAGAGTTTGAAAAAGCGCAAAAGCCACGTTTCACAAAGCCTTTTTCTTTTTGGTATCGTTTAATCTCTGAAAGTTTATAACAATACTGCTCATGGAAGCAAAAACAATACATAACAGCAATATTTCATTTGTCGAGGTGCTCGCCGCCCTCGTCGAGTTCTTCACCCTCTGCGCCCTGTTCCTGATTCAGGGCACAGCGCAGACCGCGAAGACGGCGGGCAGATACGCCCGTATCGCTTGGCGCTGGCTCAATACCCGCCACTTATTCGGCGATGACTCGGAGGCGGTCACGCTGACCGGCTGGCAGTATCTCGGGGTTGCCGTGGTTGCCATCGTCTGCGGTCTCCTGTTCTCTATTAAGTTTTAATTATTTATACAAAACATTTTAAAATCAGAAAGTTATGAAGTACTTTAAAAATATAGCAACAGTAGAAGAGTTAAAAAAGCAGTTCCGCGCCTATTGCGTCAGCATGCACCCTGACAAGGGCGGCGATCCTGAGGAGTTTAAAAACATGATGTCGGAATATAACGACATTATAAAAAACTTCGAGCGCGCAAAGGAAGAGGCAAGAGCCGAGGAGGAAACACGCCAGGCGGCAGAAGAGGCACGCAAGGAAGCAGAAGAACGCAAACGCAAGGAAGAGGAAGAGGCACGCAAGGCAGCCGAAGCACTCCGCGAAGTGATCGCAAAGTGGAGCGGTAAATTAAAGACCGTGAAGCCTGCGAGCGGATGGATTGAAAAACCATCTACCGACTACCTCGCAGCGGTAAAATATAATATTAAGCAGATTTTAAATACATATTTTCCGGGTGTAGATTTCAAAGTATCTTTAAAAAGCAAAATTTGGAGCGAATCCGCTAAAATCTTCTGGACCGATGGCCCAACCGTCCAGCAGGTGGAAGAGATAAAGGAAATAAAACTTTTTATTTCTCATTATCACGTTTGCGACCCTTACGAAGACTACGGCCACGACGAAGAAATGAAGAGCACCCGAGCATGGCGCAACCAGTACGGCCAAATTTCTGCAGACCGTTTCGAGTTTACCCGTACATTCTCAGACCTCGGAAAGGCTGAAGTACTTGCAAAAATTCATGAGTTTTTGCCACAGTTTGAAGGGATGACCAAAAGGGAAGACGCCGCCGCCGTTTCCTTTGATGATGCTTTCCGCCTTTGCCAGTTGCTCGGCTTCCATCATAAGGAGACGGGCAAAGCCTGGGCAGATCTGAGCGAGGAAGAGAGAGAAAAAAGACGCGCATACGATGACCGTTTCGAGGCACAACGAAAAATTATCTATGATTTGGAAAGTTCGCGCCGCTGGAATAGTGAAACAACATCTTTAAAGCGTGTGATTGATGCCTTTTTAGAGGTTTACACCATCAGCGAAGAAACCACAAAGGCAGCAGCAGAAGCAGCAGCCGCGCCCGTTTTTGTGCCTAAGCACGGCGCAACCTGGCAGGCTATTAAAAAGGCACTTGGCGCAAATGTTTTTTGCATGTCTGAAGATGGCTCATACGATTATAAAGAAATTACAATTTACGAGGCCGCCGAGATGGTAGCGAAGGGCGAAAATGTGTACCTTGGCAAACCTGCAATGTATGACGGCGAAAGATGCATTTACGGCGTGAACGGTGGCGGCGCGAAGGTTCAGCAGAAGCGCGCCGACAAGTTCGCGGCTGTAGGTATTCAGATCTCAAATTATGGTTATAACAGTTATAAGGATGTAGAAATATTGCAGTTTGCCGCCGATGTACTCGCAGAGCTTCGCAAAGATGCCGAGGAGGTAGAGAAGCAGCGCGAGGCGTGGGAAGAGGAACAGAAGAACGGCAAGCAGACCGCACACAAGGCAGACCGCAGCCAGAAGGCAGCGAAGGACGAGAAGACAGCCGAGGGCGTGGATCTGACCGCAGCGCCTGCCGATGGTCTGGAGCTGGTAGAGATTGCCGGAGGCGTGGCAGTTGTAGGCGATCTGCGCGCGACATACAAGAACCGCAAAGCAATAAAAGCGCATGGCGCAATTTGGAATAAAGAGGCGCAACAGTGGCAAGCAACCACCGCCGAGGCGGTAGAATCCCTTCGCGAGTGGTTCGGGATGACCGAGCAGCAGGACGAAACGACCGCAGCAGATGCCGCAACCTGCGAGCAGGTGGAAGCGGTCGGCGTTCTTGCTTCTGCCCTCTCCTTCCTGGTCGGCGCTATCGTATCAGCAACCGAAAAGGCAAACGAGGCATTGAAGAAGGCAGCAGCAGAAGCAGCGAAAGCAACCGCCAAATTTGAGGCAGAGCACAGAGCCGAAGAACGCAAGGAGGCCGCCGCCATCCTTCGCGAACAGATTAAAAAAGTATCTGAGCAGGTGGCGAGCCTGTCCGATACCCTCGCCCAGATGCAAGAGCGATTAAACGCCCTGGAATCAGGGCAGGACGTGAGCGAGGAAGCGACAGAAGAGCCGCAGACGGACGCAACCGCACAGGATGGAGCAGCAGCCCAGCCAGACGAAGAAACCGCACAGAGCCGCCCGAAGGGTGGCAGCGGTTCGGGCGTTGATCTCTCAATGCTGCAAGAAGCAGCAAAGGACGTGCAGCGGCTCACGTGGGAAAGTGAGTATATAAAGGCAGCCTTGGCGGAACTTTACGCCCTTTGTGCTTGTGGTGTTTCTGTTGTTGATCTCATCGACGAGACAAAAGCGCTGGCCGGCACTCGCGAACCGCTCGGAGTTGTAGGGCTTAGATGTGCAAGTATTCGGCACATAGCAGAAAATCGCGCAAAGGCTATTATTAATATAGACGTATTACACGCCCTTTTCTCTCTCCACGATACAAAACCAGGCAGCGACGAAGCCGCATAAATCGAGCACCAAGGGCACCGGGTGAGGTTCTAACCCTCACCCCTACCCCTCAAAGCTTCTGAAATCCTACGTTATAGCGTGCGTAAATCATCACCGAAAAATTACGCCGTAAGAAAAATTTTCTTTCACTCATCAAAAACAAAAAAAATAAAATGGTAGATTATCAAAACATATTTAACCGTGATTTCTACACCACACCCCGCGAGGTCTTCGACATGATGACCACGGGCGAGAGCCTGGCGGATGCTGTGGTATTAGAACCTTCTGCAGGTTCCGGAAATATCGTAAAATTCTGCAAGGAAGACGGCGTGAGATACGTCAAGGCTTGCGAGATAAACGACACTTTGCGAAATAGCCTATATAATGAGTGCAACGTGATTGCGCCCGACTTCCTGACGGTGCAGCGTGAGCAGGTGGCAGACATCAACTATATTATAATGAACCCGCCATTTACCAGCGTAGAAAAGCATATTTTGCACGCCTGGGAGATTGCTCCGGACGGTTGCACCATCCTCGTCCTTTGTCCTTCCTCTCGCTTCGCTCATTGTTATGGCGACGACCAGAAATTAAAGGAACTAACAGACCTTTATGGAAGCCGTGAGGAATTAGGCGATGTTTTCAACACTTCGACCGCAGACCGCAGAACAGAGGCGGAAATCTCTCTCCTTCGTCTTTATAAGCCAGCAGACAAAACAGAGGATTTCGAGGATTTAGATTTCGACGAGACCCCGGAGGGCTGGGACGATATGGGCAACGGTCAGGAAGGAATTATTAAATACGATGCCGTACGCGATATGGTGAAGCGTTACAACTCAGCCCTGGCGCAGTTTGACGCAGTGCAAGAGGCGAGCGAAAAGATAAACGCAGATATTAAAACCTTCTCATCCTGCCGTGTTCATTTCGGTGCCCATGGAGATGATCGCAACGGCAACAGGTTTCAGAACATCACCCGCGACCGCTTCCGCAAGGAGTTGCAGCACGCAGCATGGCAAAACGTCTTCCAGTTGCTCAACATGCAGAAGTACACCACCAACGTACTGCAGGAGAAGATCGCTCGATTTGTGGAGACTTCAGAGGCTCGCCCCTTCAATCTGAAAAATATCTATCTGGTCGTGTCTTCCGTATTACAGAACATCGGAAATATCATGGAGGAGTGCGTAGTAAAGGCGTTCGACACCATTTGCAGCCTATCAGCTGAAAATTCGACAGCGGGCGAAAAATGGAAAACAAATAGTAATTATATGGTAAACCAGAAATTTATTGTAGATTACCTGGATTGTGAAATGAATTACCGCGGGTATCTGGATTACAGTTTTTACTCATCCGACGGGCGACAGCGAGAGATAGAAGATTTCTACAAGGCTATGAGTTTTTTGAATGGAACGCCGCTAACTGATGAGTACGCCCGCCCATTCGAGCAGAATGTGGTACACCGCTGCACCGACTTCGGCAAATGGTTCTATTTCGATTGGTTCCGCGTGAAGTTCTACAAAAAAGGCACGATGCACGTTGAGTTCACAGATATAAACATCTGGTACCGCTTTAATCAAGTTGCCGCCAAGCATAAAGGCTGGGCAATCGGCAGTGTATCACAGTGCAAAGCTCGCAAGGTATGGCGAGATATTCAGAAGCCGTAAGCCCTCGTTATAGAAGGCTTCGGAAATCACAAACCCTACCTGTGCGGAAATCCGCACAGGCTAAACCAAACATCATTATAGCAATTTTATAACAACATTAAAAAAATTAGAAATTATGGAAGCAAATAATAATAATAAGAACGGTATGAACGTTATAGAGAATGTAGAGAACGAAGTGCCGGTGACAGAAGAGAGCCGCAAGGCATACGGCCGACCATCTGTCAATGAGGAGAAGGGCTGGAAGCTGGATCACGTTATCCCTTTCAACTTTTATCACAACGCTTATATCAAGAGCCGCGCGAGCATCGACGAGCTGGTGAATATGGTACTGCAGGAATGCAATATCAAGCCGGACGATACCTGCTCTTGGGCAAAGGACATCCGCACGATTATTAAGCATAGTATTGAGAACTATGACAAGCTTTTGGAGGAGATCGAGAACACTCCGGACGAAGAGGACCTGAACCTATCAGGGTGTTTGGTTGGCGATGCAATCGAATTTCGGCATGAGGCTTTTTATCCTGCCGGTTACATCGCTCCTCATACCTTTGAGGAGACGAAAGAGGAATACGTTCGGGAAGGTAACTGGAAGAGTTTTCTGGCCTCGAATAGTATGACCGAGGAGGAATATAAGGAGTTTTACAACAAACACTATTTTCCTGCTGATGTAGCATAGAAATCCCCTACCCCGTCCGGCAGACCGGCAGCGTGGAGCAACACCACGGCGGGGTGCATATTCTTTTAAATAACTTTAAAAATTAAATGTTTATGTGCGAAGGCGTTCGCATTTGTTTTAGTTTTACTCGCTGTCTGCTGTCCGTGATGGATAGCAACAGCAATTTTTTACCATCGCTGCCACGGCTGGCAACATCTATTTAAAGATGTGAGGATCGACACTTCACGGCGAACAAATGACTGATAAATAAGGTATGAGGTGCTAAAAACGTAACGAAACGTTAAAAATGCATTTAAATACGCAATTAAAGTGCATTTTATTTGGTAGTTTCAGAAATTATCCGTACCTTTGCATCAGATAAAACAAGAAGATAATAATAAGAACAATAATAATAACCGGCTGTGCCAGATAGCCCAATAAGTCTCAAGGGCATGAGCAGAGAATATGATTATCACTTTCAAGGAGTTTAAGGACAGAGTTCGTAATACCGCTTCAATCGAGTTTGGCTCGTTCAGATTTGACGAGGCAGACAAGCGCTATGGTCGCGAGGTTTCTATCCGTCAATCAGGCTACCACAATGCTTCTAACTACTTCCGTCTTCCGTTGGCAGACAGTTATAAGATGGACGTTTACACCGATTACGAATATCTCTGGGGTAGCACCTTCGTAAAAGAGGATGCTCCTGTAGATTTCAACGCTCATACGTTTATTGTCGTCGCTTCTGACTTTCCTGCCGACATCGAAAAGGCTTATAAGCGCAAGAACGATTACAAGCACTGCTGCATCAATAACTACGTGATTTCTTCCGTTTCCGTGGCCTGCGCTACCTGGATACGCCTTACTAACTATCTCGAAGGTAAGAACGAGGTGGATTTGCTGGGAGACGGTGAGGTCATCGTAGGCGAGTGCGAAAAGGACGCAATCAAGCGTGCAGCCAAGGTTCACAAGTATATCGTTCTTGCAGAGAAGGCTTTCAAGAAGTATCTGGAAAAGAAAGGTCTTGCTAACGAAGACGAATATCTGAGTATGCTTGCACGTAAGGCAGCAGAGAAGAAGGAGGAAGAAAAGGCAGCGAAGAAGGCAGCAAAAGCGAGAGCCAAGGAACAGGCTTATATCAAGGAGCATATCTGTGTATTTGGCAAGGCTGGCGAAAAGGTAGATTTCAGTGCATATCAGCTCATCTGCCGCTGTCTGGAACTGGGCAAAAATCACGGAGGAATCGATGCAAAAATCGCCGAGGAAAACGGCGTGGAGTGCTACGAGTGGAAAGATTATGACGGATATAGCAAAAGATGCAATTTTACCATGGTGCGCCGTTCCTTCACCCTGTATCTGAAGAAGGGATATTATATCCATATCGTAGGCGGTCTGATTACCTTCGTGCGTGGCGAAATCAAGCGCCATGGCGTGGCTTGTGAGTGGATTGAGCAGGGCAAGGCTATCGCTGATATTAAAACCGTAAAGGGCTTCCTGGTAAGGGGTGAGCACATCGTAGCTAAATCTCTGAAGGAGGCGCAGCGTATCAGTGCTGAGAAGCGCAGCAAGCAGGCTCTTAGTCTGCTGAATGCCCGCAACAAGAATAAGCTATCCTATCAGAAATTAATCGGTCACATGTTCACCTTTGAAGAGTCTTTGGCTTCCGGCAACTGCCGCCCAGGCACTCAGAACTTCAAAAACCGCTACGAGGCTGCCATCGGTCACGAGGCTACCGAGATTTCACTTGCCGACCTTCGCAAGTATGGCAAGAAGTTCGGTCTTGAGGAATATACCGAGCGTGTTATCCGCTACGTTATGAACAAATTGTAGAATCATATATATTACTTATAGAATATGGAAAAAATGATATTATCACCCTTGCAGCTATCCTCTGTAGCCAAAAGCTACTACGAGGGTAGCATACCGAAGAATACCTTCGGGATGGAGAAGTATGTAGCCACAGACGGCGAAAATGCGATGTTTGTAAAGTCAGACTATCAGCCAGCACCCGGCGAAGTAGTCTTTTATATCAAGCGCATGAGATCAGAGCTGTATTGCCAGCTCTATAAAGAATCATAAAATACTTGGAGATATGGCAAAAAGAGAAATTCCCCTGTTTATTATAGACACGCTGCGAAATCACAAGCGTGGTGAGTGCGACTTCCTTGTCTGCACTGATAAGGATTGCGGTTTTATAGCCAAGGTCGATTATATCGACGAGGAGAAGGAGGAGGTAGGCGATGACTACCGCATCGGTCTTCCTCGCCGTGGTTGCAGCTTGAGAATCAAGATTCATCAGATGATAGGTCAGCACCCTGATACGGGCAGAATCAGAACCTTATTGAAGAAAGGTATGGAGTACTTTATGAAGGCTGTTACCTGCGAGGTTCACGTAAACAATCCGAGCCGTGAGGAGTGCGCCGATTTCCTGAACACGCTGGTCCGTATGAATAAGCAGTATGTGGACGATGCCGGCTCAGACTATCACGCAAGACAGGCCACCATCCACACGATTATGATGCTGGAGGCTACGAGAAAGTTTCTTCTGAAAAAGCCGGAAGGTATCGAGATTGAGAACGGCGGCGATAATGATCCGCTCGAAGGTATAGATTTTAAGTAATAATGTTCAAGCCATCGACATCATGGTTAAGTTATAAGATATGAAGAAGATGACTTATGACGAATATGAAAATTTCTGCATTCAGTCCCCTGATGAGTTCTGGAATGAATTTGATTATTTTGTCGATATGGAGAATACTGCTGATTTGAAGTATGATTTTGTTTTCGATTTTCCTTACGGTATTAGCGCAGTAGATGAAGACGCTGATATTATTGCAGCAGAGTTACCTGATAATTCATATATCTTTTTCGAGACTTCCGTTCCTGAAGTATTAAGATATATTAGAGACAATTACTCAGATGATATAGATACCACCGTTATAGACCAGAAATTAAAAGAGTCAAGCGATGACGATAAGGAATAAAAAAGCCCCGACCTAAGCCGGGGCACCGCGAGCCTTCCGGCTCGAATCTACTATAGTAGAAATTTGGCTCTTTAAGAGCGTTTGAATCCACAGACTTTTGAAAGTCTGACCGTCAACGGAAGTTTTATTGCTCTTTCTATTCCATAAAGGTACGATTGAAATCTTCCGAAGACGAGTGCAAATTTAAGAAATAAAACAATACGGTGTATCAATTTACCCGAAAAATTATAGAATTTTAAGTTTTTAAAGCCCTACTGCATCACGGATAAGCGGAAAAGATATGGAGATCAATAAAACATCAAATAAGAAAGGCAGACCAGCAGCAGAGGGGAGCGTCCACAAATATGTGGTGCCTGATGACGTGCACGACTGGATCAGAAAGCATGGAGGCAGCAGATATATCACGGATATTATTCGCGCTATCGAGGCTGCGACCTTGCAGGCTCAGAAGAAGCAGCAGAAAAGCGAGGAGAAGAAAGAGGATAGTCACGACAGCGGTCCTTCGGTACAGGCTTCTAACTTTAAACAGGTAATCGAGCATATTTGCATACCTGTGACAGACGAACCTATCGAGGAGGAGGATTGCAAGCTGATTTGCAATGTGAAACGTATCAGATATGGTTATCCTGTAAATTCTGATTCTAATGGTGGATCATGGAGGATAGATGAAGACGTAGACGCAACTACCTTTCATAAACTTGTCGAAATAATTCGCCAATGCTTAGAGAGTGACTATGAAAACGGTCTTTGCTCAGGAACTCCTCATAGATTTGAAGATTACGTTATAGAAGGCATAGAGATTTGCAAAGATACTCGGGTAGCTACTGTTACCTTCGGCAGCTAGTCACTCCTTGTTATAACATCGGTGAAACTTCACCGATGCTGCGACAAAATTATAAACTTCAATTTTAATACATTTAAAGATTATAGCATTATGAAAAAAGCAATCACATATTCCGTTGCAGCCATCGCCCTGGTAGGCGTAGCTGTGCTGCTCTTCTCTACCATCGGTGTAGCAGTGTTCTTCCTGCCACTTCTGGCTGGAGCATTCAAATAAAATACATCAATTTTAATACTTTCGTTTTTTTAAAGATTATAAGATTATGACTAATAAGGAACTGAACATGGCTATCCTCAGCAAACTGTATGAAATAGCTGAAATGATTTGGCAGAAGATGGTAAGAAACGACCACGGTTGTTTTCGTGCCAGCGAGATAGCAAAGAACCTGGGTAAGATTTTCTATTGGGGTGATGCAGATAAAGATGAGCTTATCCAGATAGAGGTAGGCAATTTCCGCTGCGAGTTTGCTGCTGCGCATATCTTCCGTCTTGTTACCAAGTTCGAGAATCTTGCCGGTATCGGCAAGAAGGCGCACATGTTTAATTATCAGGAGGAGAACGAGAAGGAACGTGGCTGCGTATGTTTCCAGGCTACCAAGGAGATGGCAGAGCTTTGCGATTTCGTTTATAAGAAGCAGGATAAAGAGGCTGTGACAAGTATCTTTATCGACGCTGAAAAAAAACGACTGGTGGCTACAGATACCTATAAGTTGCTTGCTATGCCTGTAACCATCACCCAGAAGGCTGGTGATACCCGCGAAATGCTTATCAACGCGAAGACCTGGAAAAAGATGTGCGCAAAGATGAAGAAGGGAGAAACCTACGAACTGATGGCTACCAAACTGGATAACCGCGAAGAGGCTACTGTGATTGAGTTTGAAGGCGTGACTTCCTACGAGCCTTCTACTTGTCGTTTTGTGAACTGGACATACTGCTTTAGCAAGTTATCGGCAGAGCATTCTGTGCATCTGGGCAGCAGTTGGGAGGCTATCCAGCAGATGATCCGCTCTGTAAACGAAGAATTGGTTTATCTTTCCGGTAAGCAGGGCGAGAAAGTTATCACGGTAAAGATGGGCGAAAATTGGGCTACCTTTGCTACGGATGAGGTGTTGGCTCATAGCTTTAATCTCTGTTTTATGGGCGAAAAACTGCTTTCCATCTCACAGTTAGATGTGCTCTATCTGGACATGGAGGCTAATACACCAAAGCCTGCAGTATGCGGAAACGGATATATCTATTTAATCTGTCCTTACACGATGGGCGATGCCTATGTGGGCGAACTGGTGGCCGATGGTGTTTACGATGCTGGTAAGGCAGGTAATCTTATCGACATTTTACAGCAGAGCTGCGAAATCACTACTCCTGTGGTATCATCTTCTGAAAAGGCTGCGTCATCTTCTGAGAAGAAAAAGAAGTCTGTGGATGATAGCCGCAAGTTTACTTTTGATAAGATCGGCATCGAGCCTGGCGACATCATTACTTTTATCCATGGTGGGCAGAGGGTTATCACGATAGACAATAACAAGGTGGTATACCAGGGCAAGGTTTACACTCTTTCCGGCTTCTGTAAGGAGTTTATGCCTGATGATAGACGGAATAAGGCTAACAGCTATCGTGGCTGCGCTTTCTTCGCCTACAAGGGAGTGAAGCTGGATAAGATGTTCAAGGAGGCGCTGAAGGCTAAGGAGCATGCAGATTTGGCACAGGATAAGGAGGAAGACGAGAAAGAAACAAAACACCTTTCCGTTCCTGCGGCTATCATAAAGATGAATATTGCCGAGTTGTTTGCATCACCATCGTACACCAAAGATTTTAAGCCTGTATGCGGCTATCTTGTATCGTCGCCTATCATTGTACCATTTGGACGTGATAAGGACGTAGGCGCAAGGAAAACCCACTATCTGGTAGGCGTGGCTGCGCAGCCTATGCCACCACCTGGGAACGCAAGAAAGCTTTTGCCCTTACAGGGCGAGAGGGCGCGCCTATGATTACCCATGGTGTTGCCCTGGGCTAGGAGCTTCTGCCCCTTCAGGGCGTGCTACTTGAGGAAATTTAATAAAAAAACGTAAGGGTATATAATAATTCCGGAGGCCTTTGCGTTATCAATTATAGAACAATTTTAAAACTAAAATTATGAAAGATAATGAAGTAGTAGTTACTATCCCCTGCAGCGATCATGCCATCTTTCTTGATCATTATGGCATATTGTATGAGCGCATTGGTCTTGCATGGAAGAAAGACAAGGACAGTTTAGAAGGTTCTAAAGAGTCTTATTACATTGACAGAGAGGGTTCCTGGCAGATTCCTGAAGGTGTGGATGAATATACTGGAACTTCTATCGTCGCTCATCGTGGAGAAACTATACCTTTTGAAGATCTATGTTACGTCTTTGGATATACCCAATATATTCCATCGGTTATTCCTGACCTGAAGAGTTACGACGTTCATATAGATAAATCGAACATGACCGGTTCCTTGAAGGTATTTCTATACCGTGACGGTGACAAACAAAAATACTCGTCCTATAAACTGACTGTAGAAACCGATAATGGCGTATTAGTTATGTCTTTATCTAAGTTTCTGTACTTTACAGAACTCGGTTTAAAGGATGAGAAAGAGAATATACTAGGGACGTTGAGAGACTACCTGGTTTCTTTTCTGATAGAATACAGCAAGCAAATAGGGTTCAGGGTTGAATTTGGAATATTCTTCCGGAAATCAACTGCTCGGAAAGCTGACTACCGCAAAAGGCAAAACCGTTTCATCTGCCAGGAAGAAAAGAAGTATCTCGGACCGATAAGGAAATTTGTGAAGGAGGAATTTGAAAAGGATTGGAATGATGTTCTGGGCAAAGAGAATGAGAGGGAAATATATAAGAAAGAGCGTGACGAGTGGCAGCAGGAAGCCGCCAGCAGATATGACAAGGACCCGAACCTGATGGAATAGGTTTTCCTACGTTACTCTACCAATATCACCATTACCATGGGTAAGAAAGACAGCGAAAAGACCTACTCCACCTTCACGGTTCCAAATGTGAATTTCGAGCGCAACAAGATTACGACGGTTAGGGGGGGGACAGTAAGGTAAAAAGGTGCATTCGTACTTTGGTATGTTGCACCTTTATTCTTTATTTCCACGTTTCCACATTTTCACGTTTCCACATTTCCACAAAAGCAGAAACGCATACACAAATACACAAACGCATAAATACATAAAAGCACACATCAATAAAGAAATCTACAAACAAATGAACAAATAAATGAGTAAATAAATGCACGAATAAATGAATAAATAAATCAATGCAGGTATCAAGGAATAAAGCAACCAATACACCCATGAATGTACGAATAAACAAATAAATGCACTCATAAACGCAGAAAGTTATAAAAAAATTTGGTAGTATCAATTTAAATTCTTAATTTTGTAGCGTGTTTAAGAAATAACGCAAAAGGATCGCATAAAAGCATGATTCTGTATCTACATATTTCCACAAAAGCAGAAACGCACAAACGTGCATTTATGCGTGGATGCGTTAGTGGATTTAAAGAAACGAATACATTAATAAATATATAAACGAATTAATACTTTTAAGATTATGGCAGAAACAAGATTAAAAGAAATCCTCGCCTTCGTAAACCACAAGGGAGGAGTTGGTAAGACAACAACCGTACAGAGTTTAGCAACTGGTCTTCGCCGTTATGGCAAAGGTTACTTCGGTAAGGGTGAAGATGGCAAGGAGCGCAAGCCTCGTATCTTGCTCATTGACCTTGATCCTCAGTCTAGTCTCTCTTTCCTCTTCGGATGGAGTGAGGCAGAGAATATCGGGAAGCATACCGTATACGATGCGCTGATACAACAGTCTCCTTTGCCCGTCTATCAGGTAAGAGAGGGCATCTATCTTGCCCCAGCATCTTACCGGCTTATCAACATCGAACCTTTTCTAAACCAGATGCCGGTACCACGCAAGGCTTTGTATAAGTTATTCGGCAAGCCGCTGACGGAAGTACGAGGCGACGAATTGGCTACAGAAGGAGTTTCATCTATCCTGGAGGCTTTCGATTATGTTCTAATAGACTGCCCACCAGCGCTATCTCTGCTTACGCATAATGCCCTGTCTGTGGCAACGGGTGTAGTAATACCTATCCAGCTCGAAATGCTGGCAACGAAAGGTATTGCCGAAATTCTGAATGCGGTGCAGGAAACGCGTGAAGACTTGAATCCTGATATTGATATTCGAGGCTTGTTTATGGTGATGAGTAATGATCAGACGAGAGCCACCAAGCAGTTTAAGGAGTATCTGGGCAATAAGTTTGATGATTACATGTTCGATTCGTACACCCGTCGAGATACGAAGATGGTAGAGGCGCAGGCTATCAATCAGGATATATTCTCTTATTCGCCTTACAGCAGAGTAGGGCAGGACTATGAGAATTTTACGAAGGAGATTTTGGCCAGCATGCCGGAATAATGATTCATGTTTAACGTTTAGAGATTTACGATTATGGCAAGAAAAACAAAAAGTGGTATACATAAGTTTGAAGGTTTGGAAGACTCTCCAGCCATCAAAGGTATAGAAAAGATTTATGAGGCAAATGAGGAAGCTCGCCAGAAACGCGCTGCCGAGGCATTGGAGAAACAGCAGAACGGGCAGGGTGCCGCAGAGTCGGAACCTGCACCCCAGACTGAAGCACCTTCGCAGTCTCCGGTTCCTCCTGCATCAGCCGCTCCTATTTCTGCTCCCGAGTCTGCACCTATGAGGAAAACTGGCAAGAAGACGCAGAACGGTATCACCATCTATGTGCCGATGGACTACTACATGCAGATATTGCAGATGAAGATGGAGACGGGTACGCCTATCAAGGACATCGCTCTGCAGGCAGTCATCGAGTATCTGGATAGACATAAGAACGGATAATGCAGGTAAACGAAAAGTCAGATTTGAAGATAAACTGAAAAGTGGTTTTGAACCTATTTACCTTTCTGAATCTGACTTTTCGTTTACCTAAAAACGAAATCTTTAAATAGAAAATTATAAGATTATAGATATTATATATATTAGTAAAATCTTAATAGTTTAGTTTTCAGATACTTACAAAGATACTGGTAAATGAAAAGTCAGATTTGGGTAAATGAAAAGTCAGATTTAGGTAAACGAAAAGTCAGATTTAGGTAAACGAAAAGTCAGATTTAGGTAAATGAAAAGTCAGATTTAGGTAAACGAAAAGTCAGATTTGATATGAATGAAGATAATGAAAACAAGGGTTTAGCCTGGATAAATACTCCTTTTTCGCTCACGAAACTGGATAAGCAATACACTTTGTTCCAGCAGAACGTGTTGATGCTAACGAGTACCCACCTTCAAAAATTTGTGGATGAGTATTTTCTGGAGAAAAGACAGTTGGGCGACGCTCGTTCTGATTTTCTGTTTGAGCAAGGCGTGGACCATGCTGTTATGAATATCCCGCCTATCAAGATAGATATTCACGATTTCATTACTTATGAGAATATGAGCTATCAGAAGTTGAGAGCGGAGCTGAAGACAAGTATTCTTGATATGGCGGTGAAGAGCACACTGCCCGATGGCAGCGAGGAATTTACGCATATATTCAGCCGAATGCGTATACCGTTATCAAAGAACGGATATACGACTAAGGACGGAAAGAAGGTGGACCGCATACTGGGATATATCCTGCTTGAGATTGACCCGAAACTTTCTAAGCGTGTATTCGATATGGGGCAGGGGTATATTCACCATATATCCATGATAGCAAAGTTTGCCAAGAACGTGAACACTCCACGCGTATATATCTATCTCTTGCGTCAGATAGGTTTGAACCGTAGCATGGATATATCGGTGCCTTTCCTGGAACTGAAGTCTTATCTCGGTTTGGTAGAACTAGATAACAACAAGAAGGAGATTCTGTTGAATGAGCTGGGCGAACCGGTTATGAACAAATACCCCAAGTTCTCGCAATTCAGAAAGCAAGTTCTCGATGTGGTGTGTAGGGATTTGCAGAGAATGGAGAAGTTATCGCAGACGGACATTGTATTTGATGAGCTGAAAGACGATGACATCATCTATAAATCGGGCAAGCGAAAAGGTGATCCTGAGTTTATCAGGTTTCACGTCAGGCGCACGGTGGTTGGTGAGAATCATCTATCTAAGGATAAGAACACTGATATTGCTGCCACTCTGAATGAGCGGTATAAGCAGAATAGCGCACAGCAAACTGGAAAACCGGTAGAGGGTGATATATTCGCCCATGTGCATCAGCCTACGGAAAGTAAGATTGTAACCGATAGCGGGCAAGGTATCGACAAGTGGAAGGCATTCTGCAAGCTCGTTATAGGCGACGCTGAGAAATCACTGGTTTCCCGCATTTCCTTCGTTGGCATGAAGAACGGAAGGTTCTGCGTAGAGTGCAGCGATGATGACTTTGATATGATACGGAAGTTGGGTATCGAGGATAAAGCAAAGGAGTTCTTCGACTGCAAAGGTTCCTTTGCTCCGGTATTCTACCGAGGTTAAAGGTAAAAAGGTAAAAAGGTAAAAAGAGCCTAGCGGGATATATCGCCCTGCTGTTCTTTTACTTTTTTACCTTTTTACTTTTAAATGCTCTTTTTACTTTTTTACTTTTATTTGTTTGTCCCATCTATTCTTCCCCTTTTTCTTACCTTTGCATCAGAAACATTAAAAGAAATGAAAACGTATGAAAAGGAAAGAGATTATTCAACTACTCTTGATAGCAGTAGTGACGATGATGTTTACGGCATGTGCTGCCTCTCGACGGGCGGTTAGCGATAACCACCAGGAAGTGAAGGATAGCGTATCGGCTATTCAGCAGGATAGCGTGCATCAGCAGGTAATGGTGAATGACAGCGTAGCCATTAAGGTGAGCGAGGATAAGCATACTTCTTCTTCGTCTACGGAAACGGGCGAATATGAGGAGACTATCCAGGAGCAGATTACCGAGACCACTGATTCCTCCGGCAATAAGCAGACTACCACCAACCGCACTACACATCGCAAGGGCAGTTATAACAACCAGTCTTCCTATGAGGAGCGATTGCAGATGCAGCAGCAGAAAATCAATACGATGCAGAAGACCATCGATAGCCTTGCCGTCAGTAGCAGTAATGATGTGGGCACCCACTGGGAGGCCACCGACAGCTTATCAGATACGCAGGAAAAGAATACAGCAGAGACAAGAAAGGCTAACTGGATTCAGAAAGCCAGAAAGAACGCCCTCGCCCTTTTTCTGCTTATCGTGATAGTTTTGGTACTTACAGCAATTAATAAATATACCGACCATGGGGAAGGGAAAAAGTAAGAAACACGTGCAGTACGGTTACGACATCGTGGATAATGATGAACAGGCAGAAGTTACGCTGCAGGATTTCGTTATCCCGGCAAAGATAGAAGCCTTCAATAATCAGTATAAGCCGTTGGATCATTGGGTAGACGGTTGCGAAGTGTTTAACGATGCCCGACTTCGTGAGTACTTCAAGGCGATAGTCTGTCCGCTTGGCGACCCGCTTTCGCTTTATCTGCAGGAGCTAGGATACTGGGGCTTTATCATGCAGAATGATGAGAGTGGCGAGCCGGTTATCTATTGCAGGGCGAAATAAAGGTAAAAAGGTAAAAAAGCCTTAACCCCTTTGCGCCCCCGTTCCCAGCGATTCTATCGCTGGTTTAACTCTCAAAAATACAATATTTCGCTGAAAATATATACTCAAAAATACAATTTTTCTCGAAAATTATATAATAGATTAAAAAAATAAGGATTTATGGAAAAAGAAAACAGACCTCACAACTATCTGAAGATAGCTGATGAGAGTGAGACAGGCAAGAAGCTGAAGGCATTTCTTGCTGAGTGTTGTGAAGCAAGCGAGAAGGCGAGAGCCTGGGCAGAGAAGCAGGGAGCCGATACCTACTACGAATCGCCCGAAGGCTTTGCAGGTGGTGTGGCGATGGTAGAGTTCAAAAACACGATCAGCAAGGAAGGCTGGACGAACATTCAGACTCCTACCAAGGACGGAATGCAGAGCACATCGCTCTTTATTCCAGAAGAAAACAGCGAACTGGAGAAGGAGATGATGGCACTGCCTATCGTAAATGAAACGGCTCTTATCGCTATCCTGCAGTTCAAGCCTAAGATGGCGAAGGGTAAGGAAGGCAAGGAGGTGCAGCTTCCGTTCTCCTTTTGCAATACAACGCCTATCCTCTTTCTGCATCATGGCTTCTTCTATACCGATGTGCCTTACGTGAGCACAAGCGAGGACTGCCAGGTTATCACGGAGAAGGAGTTCCTTCGTCGCAAGATGGCAGCAGTAAATGAGCATTAATCATATTTCGTTCTTTATATTTTATATATATTTATTTTATATGTTTTATATGAGTTGTTTCTAAAACGTAGTTTAAGCTGAAACATTCTCAGCCAGCCGTCCGTGATGAATAGCTGGCTGTTTTTATTTTATTCCGTCTCGCGATGTATCTCTTCTGCCACCATGCCGTAGCTAGGCTGCTGAGATTCCAGACGATGGGTGAGTTCGCTGATGAGTTTCTGCTGATCGCCTATCTGCTTCTGCTGTTCAGCAATAATATCGAGCATGCGGTTAAGGGTCTTCAAGCTGATGTCCGTTTCTGCTGCTGTAACCGGTTCCGTAATCGGAGTAGGGGCAGCGGCATTCATAGGCGCAGCAGCATCCATAGGCGCAGCGGCAGTCTCTTCCTTGTGCTCTTCCTTGCGTCCGAGCCTTAACCCCTTTGCGCCTCCGTTCCCAGCGTTTCCAACGCTGGTCCACCCAGGCACTACCGATTTCATCCTCTCCACATCGAGCGGATTGCGCAGCGCCCTCGTACCCTGTTTGCGCTTCTCTTCATTATCCAGATAGCCCCCATCGGGTTCAAACTGGTCATCTATACCAGGGCATACATACCCCTCCTCGCAGCAGCCTTCCCTTCCTTGCTGGTCCGCATCTACGATAAATGCCGAGAGCGGAACGTGAAACGCATTGCAGAATCGCAGCATGGCGATGGTAGGCAGCGGCGACTTCATTCTTATCCAGCTATCCAGGCACGCATTACTCGTAGTACCCATAGCCTTCATAATTTCTTTATTGGTGATTTTGCTGTTTGCTTCCATCCATTTGTCTAGGAAGCTGTAATTGTAAAAGTACTTCATATCTCAACTACATTTATAAGGTGAATAACTCTAATCTGTTCATCTCGAAATCAATTAATATATGTAACCTATGTTAAATTCCCCTAATTTCTGAAAGAAAATATAGGTAACATTTGGTTGTTTCGATTTTAATCTTTAAATTTGCATCAAAATTAAGAAATAAAATCGAAATGACAAAGGAAATTATAGAAAAAATCTGCAGAAAGAACTCTCCATTAGAGGTAAATGATATTTCTGTGGAGGAAAAGAAGAACTTAGCTGAGTTTTTATCGGATAAGGGCTTCACAATCTCAACTTTCTATCTCCGTTTCTTCCAGAAAGGTTTCGACGCTTGGGAAATCCAAGGCATTAAAAACTGCAAAAAGCAGTTCTTAGCTATACCGGAAGTAGCTAACCTATTATCTGGGTATGTAGAGACCGATGTCCTGGGCAACGAGATTAGTAAGAAGGGATATTTGCTTGAGGCTGCTATGAGCGATGAGTCGGGTGTATTCTACACCTGTCTGAAGAAGGCCAACAACGGTCTCTGCATGAAGTTCTTTGCCTTTATGGAGGAGCGAGGCATGAGCCGCACGACCATCATCAAGCGTTTTACCGCTGATGACTGGAAGCCATGGGAGCAGGAAGGAATTAAAGCACTCTTGCTTTTAAAGGTAAAAAAGTAAAAAGGTAAAATTCGTAACCATATATAATGATAGATGTAACTTTTGATTGGGAATCCTGTTCGCTCTCTCCCACCGCAGCCGTGATGAGTCTCGGTGCGGTGGCGTGGAAGCGATATGGGGACGAATCACCTTTCTTTGATGAAGGTGATGGTGTGTTAAGAAATTCCACTTTTTCTGCTCACGTTGACCTGCGAAGCATGTTCATCAACGGGTTCGCATTTGACAAAAGTACGGCAGAATGGTGGTCAAAACAGAGTGACGAGGCAAAAGCTGCCTTGCTCGGCAATGACAGCGACGAGGCACCTTGTCAGCCGATTGATGTAATCGTGAACGACCTGTTCGGCTGGATAGCCTATATCAAGAAGAAGCTCGGTGATGATGAACTTTGCCTTTGGGCGCAGGGTACTGATTTCGATGTAGCTATCTTGAGATATATCTGCTGGGAGATGGGTATCAAGTTCGAGATAAAGCATACCCAGTTGAGAGATCATCGCACGTTCTATCTGGAATGTGCGAGAATCATCTGGGATGCAGCCGAGCCAAACGAGGAACCTTTCGACCTCGACAAGGCTTATGCCCTGACTATGGACTATAAAGACATCGCCGATGAAGGTGCGGCACATGACCCTATCTTCGACTGCAAGCGAAGTATCTATAGTACCTGGCAGATGATGAAAAAGATAAGAGAAGGCTATGCCAAGACTGTTTGATTTGCCATATATCCATAACCGGAAGGGCATACAGCAGAGGCATAGGAACTTATCTAAATACAGAATGCTGCATCGCTTCGCCTATACCGAGACGATGAGCGGACTGAAGGATGATATTCCAACCCTCCTTTTCTATGCGCCCTTCGCTCTGCTGAAAGATACCTGTGAGTATCTTTGCAGGATGATGACGGGCAGCGTGGAAGATATGATTATCACGCCTTCGCACAGTTGCCGCCGCAAGAACGGGAAGATATACTGGAGGCAGGAAGTGCAGATTATCGGTCTAGATACCGACTTCCTCACGATGGAAAGTCTCTCGCAGATGATCGTACACCGCATGGAAACCATCTGCAACTGTAAGATAAGGCATTATCGCCTGGAAACATTTCTGAATTTATAAAACATAAAGATATGAAGAAATAAAAGATATTCTGCATGACATCATGCAACTTCGGTACGATACACTTCGTTTCCGATTTTTATTTTGTTAGACAACGAGCCATCGGTTAAAATGGCAGGAAGACCGGACGGGCGATAGGTGGACTTGGAAACATTCATCGCATATCTCACACCCGCAGCTTCAAGAAGAAGGGGGATAGTCTGATTAAAAAGCCTGGGAACCCCATCGGACGGTATCTGCGGCATCCTCAGATTTTTGCCAGTCGCCCGAAAGGTCTTCTTTCTTTGACAATATGATATAAAGAGAATAGGGGAGGCATTCTGGAAACACTCTTATGCAAGGGTAGTAGGAGTCAGTAATGCCCTACGACTACGATTCACTGCATCTTTGCAGCGGGCGAGTACCACAGATTTTCAAATGCTCCGACCGCTCGCTCTGGAATATAACCCGGCAAGATGTAAACACTTGAAGTTTGGCCTACCCTTCGCTTCCGTTCCCAGCGATTCCATCGCTGGTCAATGGTCAAGAGTGGTGCCTTCCCTTCTCTTTTAACTATAATACTCTTACTGTAAGATATGTTATTCCACCCGATATTGAACCAAATTGCCAACCTTGACATGGCATTCCTCGTAAAACCTGCCGATGAGCAGCGCATCGAGGGACAGACTGCCTGTTTCTGTCCGCTCTGCCAGAAGGAAGAGGCAGACGATGGCGAGCAGGGCAAGGCAAAGCAGACACCCCACCTCATTATCTACAATAATGAGCGAGGCGGTATGTATAACGGTGTAGGAGTGAAAGACAATTCCAAGGCAGAGCATGGTGCCATGCGCTGGATGTGTACCAAGACCGGCAAGTATGGCTATGGAGCCTTAGAGCTTTATGGCGCCATGCGCCAACTGCCGATGCACGGAGCCAGTCTGCTGCGTCTTTGCCATGACCTCATCGTGAGGGTGTATGGTGACAACGAGAAGACGAGAGCCAAATGGCCGATGCTCTTTGCAAAGATGGACTATCGAACAATCGCGTCACAAACGATAGAGACTTTCTCATTTATGCCAAAAACGGACTTCAACCCCCAGGAGCTTGCAGCCCTGGGGTGCGAAGTCACATTAGTAAAAGGCATTCCGCAGTACGGCTTCGGCAAGGACTTCAATACAAAAATGCTGAATGAAGATTTCCGCATCTATGCCGTGGATCAGGTAACGCTGCCCAACGTAGTGAGAAACGGACAACTGGTGAGTGAAATCATTTACGGCACACCCTGGAACCCTCTCTTCGTCTGCTTTGCTACAGACGTGATAGCGCCACAAGGCAGTTGCGGATGCTTCTTCCGTCCAGCCATGCAGCAAGACCCTATCGTCTTCTCTACTTGCGAGGATCACAGCGTGAGGAAGGTGAGCAAGTGGCTGATGGGGGATAAGGTCTTCACCTATGCGATGGACCATCGGAATAACAACTCTACTGCCGTTCACTCGGCAATAGAAAAGTTGCAACCGGGAGAGGCTTACACCGACACGAAAGAAATATGGGTAGAGAACGAAACCAAGGATGGTGAGCCGAAAGGCACTTTTCATGTTGAGGAGAAACCTATAGAAGTAGGTGACATCAAAGCTCAGAACATCGTTTTCTGCAGAACACCGGAAGATGCATTGAGCGTTTTTTACGCCATGCGTTCCCTGCGTCAGGATAAGGCGCAGGATAAGCACTTTCAAAAGTACTGCTGGTACCACGTAGCCTTTTCGCTGGGCAGAAGAAACTTCTGGTATATCGAGCGTGGGCAGTGGAGACAGGAAAAACTCGATTTCAATGCCGTGCAGTATCAGAAGATGAATCGATTTGCCGAAAGGGTGATTATGATTTACCCTAACGACATCGCCAGCCAAAGGGATTGCGGAGCCATCGCCACCAAATATTGCGATATGTGCTATGCCACGCTGCCCGATGGCTTCAGAAGCCGATATAATCAAAGGTGGAACTGGTTGTACGGTTGCTCTCCTCGCTCAGTGAGAGATTATCTGATGTGCTACCACATGAATGATACCGATAACTTCAAGTTCGACCACGATATAAGGTTGCCGCTATATTCGAGATTGCGGGGTGCCAACAACACCGATCCATTCGAGATAGAATATCCCCGTGATCCGAGAAGCGGCAAACCTAAACCGCCTACCTGCAAGGTATCGCCTACCAAGGTGTGGCTCTTTATGACCTGTCACGGCTATTACAGAATGATAGACCCTGAGAGTACCGACCTTGTAGGTCAGTATATCCATCTGGATAGATGTTTCGTAGAATACATCGACCAGAAGAGTATCATCCAAGCAACGAAAAACCAACTTCTGCAGTTTACTGAACAGAGTTGGCGGCATAATGATCAGGAGCGCAAGATGATGTCAGACTGCGCGAACCTGATAGACAAGAATTTCAGCGAGAAATCGGCTGGCGGCTTGCAGGGCATGGTGATAGACTTCACAGAAAGTTTCGATGCGCATACGGAATATTTCTTTTTCCGCAATGTAGCGTTGAAGATTACGCCCGAAACCATCATGCCAGTCAGCTATGACCGCCTGAATTTCTTTATACCTGCCCTGGCTAAAAGATCGTATGATTTTACGATGAGGGTGTTCAATCCTCCGTTTGTTATCAGCGAGAGCCAGGAATACAAGGATAGGGTGGCAGTCATCGCCCAGCAGGAAGCTCAGACCAACGAAGACGGTTCGCCAGTCTTCACAAGAGCCGAAATCGACCAAAAAAAATCCGAGCTTAAAGATTGGGCGCAAACCTTCCGCTGGCAGGTGGATTGGAAAGGTAAGCAGGAGAAAGAGCTTTGGCCTATCCTGAGAGTGATTCGAGGCTGCTGCAATATGCAGTGGCGACTGGAGCAGGATTGCATCCGTAACAAAGAGCCAATGCCTGCCGAAGCTATCGCCGACATCGACTCCCATTTTGCCAACATGATTTCCTGTTTAGGAAGAATTTGTTATCGCTCATGGGCTGATATGCAGAGTATCTGTCCTTATCTTCTCGAAGATGAGGTGGAGGACGAGAAGCAGGCAAGTGGCGGTTCGGGTAAATCACTGATGATAGAACTTGTGGTAGGTTCAGCAGTCAATGTACTGCGCGTCGATATGAAAGATTTCCTGACGATTGCCGATGCAAAGTTCAGTCTTTCCGACCTGCTGATTTCTCCGGGTAAATATAGGGTAGTACATTGGGAAGATAAACCTTCGGGTTTCCCCATGAAGTACTTTTATAATAAGGTAACGGCGGGAGCCAAGGTAGAACGAAAGTTTGGTGACCCTATCGTCTTCAAGTTGGAAGAATCGCCAACGAACGTAATTTCCAGCAACTCGCAGTTGAGTGATGATGATGAGTCTACCATCGGCCGTTTTCCTTTGGTATCTTTCTCGGATAGGTTCTGTCGAGAAAATCCGATGCAGCATAAGCTGGCACGTTCCCCAAAGGAAGTGATGAAGAACCTCGTTAAGGAACCGGAGAATCTGAATGAGCGAGATCGCAATCAGGCGATATACATCTGTGCCTTAGCCGTTCAGTTTATCATGCGCTATCATACCTTTGTGATTGCTCCTCAGAAAAACGTTCAGCGAAGACTGATGGTAAGAGAGCTGACCGAGAACACGGTGAACTACTTCGAGTGGTTCTTCAGTCGTAATGAAGTCTATTCAGCACCTATCTGTGCAGACGAAATGTTTAATGAGTTCATGCGTGATTGGGCTGATGCCAGCGAGGGTAAAAGTAAGGAATATAGCCGAGCCACCTTCAAGAAGAAAATCAAGAAGTATTGCAAGAATATGAATATCATCTGCAATCCTGATCATCTCCTGATAGGTGAGGACAATAAGCGCCATGGCTGTTTCAAGCTTCGCGCCTGGATAACGGAGGAATACTTCGTAGGGCGTGAATGGGAAAACGATGATAGTGTGGAGCCAAAGCATATCCGCAGGGTAAAGACCAGTAAGCACGTCTATTTCTTCTTCCGTAGCGGAAAGGATCATATTCCGGAAAGCTACGACGAGTTAAAGCGGATAGCGAAGGAATACGTTGAAGGTCCCGACCCATTACCATACCGTGATGACGATGGCAACATTGTTATTCTCACCCCAGAAGAGGAAGAGCGATGGAAGACATTCACCTCCCGCAAGCAGGGCAGAAGGCAAGCTATACCGAACGCTAGCGATGGCAACAATGCCGCAGCTACCGTAGAGGAAATAGATAAGAGCGACCTGCCTTTTTAAAGGTAAAAAGGTAAAAGGGTAAAAAGGTAAAAAGAACCTTAACCCCTTTGCGCCTCCGTTCCCAGCGATTCTATCGCTGGTCCATAAACAAGAAAATAGAATTTACAAAAAAAATAAAGCAAAATGAAAATACAAGCGCAATCATCCCTCTTGCTTCGTCAAGCTTTGCAGAAAGCTGCGAAGTGTATCGACAGCAAGTCAACCATCGCCATCTTGAGCAATGTGCTCCTTACCCAGCGCAAGGAAGATGGTCAGTTCTTCTTCGTATCAGCTACCACTGATTCGGAGTTATCTATCCCTGCACCTCTCAGTATCGTGGAAGGCAGTTTCAAAGAAGACGTTGTTCTTCCTATCACGTCTCTGTTGTCTCTCCTTTCTACACTCCCTGCTGACTGCGTAGTCACCATGGATCTATCTCAGGATAAGAACCGCTCAATGAATATTGAGTATTGTACCCAGAACGGCGAAAATGTAAAGAAGGGTAACGTCAGTCTGGTTTATTTCAGCGCCGAGGAATTTCCTCGTGCAGCGCAGCCTGATAATGCCAGTCTTCATATCTCCCTGCCGATGGCAACCTTTGGTAATGTGCTCTCTCATGCCGGTAACTTTGTAGGCAATTCTGAATTTCGACCAATCATGAACTGTCTCTGCATCGATGTAGCCGAGGACAGAAGTGAGGTTACTTTTGTAGCCTCTGATGGTCACTCTCTCATCAAGCTCATTCATACCAACAACCCTGAAACGGGAGGCAGCAATTTCTTCCGTAGTGGTACACCTGGCATTATTCTCGTAGAGAGAACCTTCTTCAAGAGCTTGGCGGTTTTTGATGACTGCGCAGATATTGATATAGAAGCAAACGAGAGTATGGTGCGCTTCACTTCGGGTAATGATATTACCTTCGTCTGCAAAAAGATGGTAGGTCAGTACCCTAATTATAATTCGGTAATTCCTCGCAACAACCCTTATGATGTTGTGGTAGACAAACGGGAGTTGGCAAGCGTAGTAAAGCGTGTAGCACTCTTCTCTTCAGAAAGCAGCAACATGATCGTCCTGAAGAAAGAAGGCATGTTCCTCGATATAGCAGCGCAGGATTTGGACTTCAATATGGCGGCGAACGACCAGGTACTTATCATCGATAGTAATTGCGTAGATGGTCATCGCATCGGGTTCAAGGCAAGCAGTTTGCTGAATGCCCTGGCACCTATCCAGTCTGATACCGTATGCCTGCATCTTGGCGCCCCTAGCCGCGCTGGGGTAATCACCGCAAACGAATCATCACCTAGAGCATTGACCCTGATCATGCCGATGATTATTAGTGAATAAACTTACATCGAACGAATAAGATAAGATTATGAATGATACTTTGCTCTTTATTCCTCCCTGCTGTGTAGATAAAAAGCTGCCCAAGGCAATCATCCAAGCCCCACGGCGGGCATTGAGCTTCTATACGCACGGCGATGTGCTGGTAGATAAATTCTTCCACGCTATCGGATACTTGGCAGATGTAAATCCCAACCGGGCGCAGAAAAATCATTTCTGCGTGATGGTGTTGGCGATGACCGTAAGCAGAACATCTGCTACCGGGTATATCATCAACTATCTTCAAACCTGCTTTGAGCGAGGTTGGATAACTCACCTGGTGCTCTCTACCGATAAGAGTGTAGAAGACTGGATAGATATTCATCTGATGGAATACAGAGACAGAATCCTTTATCAGAACCATCAGGATGTGACCCTACAGACCTCGCACATGGTTCTTTACAATGAGGAGAAAGCCTTTACGTTGGCTGGTCCGATGCTCGATACCCCTAACGGTAAGTTATCGCATTACTCCATGGTTCTTTACCCCGATTATTCGGCATGCAATGACGCAGCCGATTGGTCGAACCCGCTCAAGAACATCCTGTTTCCTGATATATTGCGGCATCGGCAAAGGGTAGCCAAGGAGAAACGGAAGGTAGACAGTATCATCCTAAACCGATTCCTGCAAGCAAAGCTTCCTCCTTACGAAGAGGATAAGGAGCAGGATGGTCCTCGTGAGCATTACGACTTCGGTGGTTTCGTATAAACAATAATAGTTATGGCAAAATATCATCAGTCTTATCAGAACCTCCGTCAGTTCTGCGAGAAGTGGCAGTGGATAGACCCACGAAGCGGACAGCAGGTAACTGGCTATGTGCATCCGCAAACAGCGAGAAATGTAAAGCGCAAATCGTTCTACATTAAGTTCCTTACAAAGACCGGGCATGTAGATGAAGGTGAATGCGTTTGTTTGAAGGTAGACGTTCTGAGGCATCAGAGGAAAGTGCAGTTCGTTAATAGCGGAGAAATCCGTGTGGTTAACGACATTCTGGTGCTTGAAGTAGACGGTACCAGGTTTATCACTCATTAAGGTAATTCATGTTTTAAGATTCAATATAGTTTATCGAAGATTTTTAAAGCTCTAACTGTTAAATTATTGAATTTATGTAGATGCTTCATAGCAGACACCTTTAGCGTAAGGATGTTCCGTATTTATTTTACAATAACTACAAGCAAAAGCAATGTAGGGTTGTCTATTCACATTTCCCTACACCTCCCCGGTGCGTGAGCATAGGGCGCTTTTTAACTGGAATATTCATTTTTAAACAATATATAGATTATGTGGAATCCGTTTAAAAGACATAGAGCAAAGAAAGCTCTCAAAATACTGGATAGTCTGACTAGCGTAATCGCCACGATTAAGAAGTGGGAGAAGGCTGGTTTGATTTATTGGCAGGTAAAGGGCAAGACTCTTCTCATTGAGCAGAGTTTAGCTACCACGCTGCTGGCGGGTGGAAGCAAATTGTTCGAGAAGTTTCTGAACATCGCCGCCCAGATACAAAACTCGGAACTGCTTGCTGATGCTTACGAGCAGCAGCGTATCACTATCGAGACACAGGCTGTGAAGGAGGCGCAGGAGAAAACATCCAGTAAGCTGACCGATGCTGATATTCAGCGCATCCGTCTGAATGCTAGAGATAAAATGCAGCATATTGATATGAAGAGCATTCTTGATGCTATCAACGAGTTCGATATTATGATTATCCGCAGCAGCGCCATCTCATCAGCGGATGCCACCCAAGAAGGTGGCGAACTGGTAGCCGTTGGCCATTTCGATGGCAAAAAGGTGGAAATGGCGATGTGGGATGAAATCAAGAATGATTTAACAGCAGAAAAATAAGCAACCCCTCGTATATGAAAACAATATTATTCACAAAGGAAAGCTGGCTGCGCAGTCAACTGAGTGTAGCCAAATATTCCGGAGGCGTACAAATCGAAGACGAAGATGGTAAGAAAAGAACCTTCCTCATCGTCAACAAAGAAGGGAAAGACCTGAACCAGGTTAGCATCCCTGCCAGCGAGCCAGCCGACCTGATAGATAAGGAATTTATTCCGCTCTATAAAAAGCTGGGCAGAATTTTATTTATCGCCATCGTTAATGCAAACCCTTTAGCTTCCCGAAAGGAGCTGAAGGCAATCCTCACCGAGCAAGCTGAAGTAAAGAAGAAGGGTGAGGAAGCTGAGAAGACAGCAAGAAAAGAAAGAGAGAAGAGACAAAATCCTTCCCTCTTCGACTAAGAAGAGTTTTATAATACATTAAAAATTAATAAAGAAATGAGAACATTAGAAGAATTTCAGAAAGAAGTCCTTGCGCCTTTACGCAAGGAAAGAGACGACCAGCAGGATGCAGCTTTGGAAATTAAGACAAAGGCCGGCGCTGAGTTTATGAAACGCAAGAAGGAAATCATGGAGAAAGAGAAGGATTTCAAGGACCAACAGAAATCCTGTCTGAAAGAGTTCCTGGGCAAGCAAACCTTGGAAAAGAAATCTTTCTTTGTTCTGATGGATGCCGAGCGCACCGATGCCCATGCCCAGTATCAGAAAGCTTTGTACGATTTTAAGATGGCCAACCGCCGTGCCAACGAGCAATATATGGATAAGATAGGCATAGCCTTCGCCGAGTATAACAAGGAGCGAGTGGCAGCCGGCGAGCAGACTGTGTGTTACGATTACCGACGCGGCATTGCTGAGGAATACGAGCCTTCAGCCGCCTCTTCCTGTCCCCCTCAAGCCTCAGTTCCCAGCGATTCCATCGCTGGTTCAACCCCAGCGCAGGAGGCTGAAGCATGAGTTTCTGGAACACGAAAACTCCCTGTAAGCCAACAGGCGAGGCGAAGTATCAGATACCGATGAGGGCAACACCCGAAAGCAATGGTGTGAAAACCTATGTGCTCGAAGGTGAGCTGAAGAAGAAGTTCATTAAACTCTTCCCCAAAAACTCCAACCGCAGAATGATGGAATGGTTCGGCATCTCCTTTTCTACTGTCCAAAGGTTTAAAAATGAACTCGGACTGAAAAAGGATATGAAAGCTATACGCCGTCAGCAGATAATGGACGTTAAGAAAACCTGCGAGGAGAACGGCTATTATGATTCCCTTCGAGGTAAACCGGTAAGCGAAGCCTGTCAGGAAGGCCGCCGCCGATTATTTGAATCCGGCTTTTGTCCTTTGAAGGCACTCAAGAAGAAAAATCCCCGTCGATATAAGGCTTTTCTTCTCCGTTCGTCAGAAGCTCACAAGGAAGTCTGGCGGAAGGAGCGTTTGCGCGAAGAGTACGGCTTGGAGCGCAAGACGAAGTTAAACCTTTCGCAGCGACCGATGAAAAGTGCGGCTGCATCGTTTAAGAACATGATGACGCATCGTCTCAATTACTTCTCTGTCCCCGGTCACCCATGGTGGATAGCCTACGATAGTGAAACTAACCGTTCGGAGCGCAGCGAGGCAACCGCCCGCAAGCATGGCTTTGAAATCATCGAGGGTGAGGACGATACTTCCGAAACATCAGACGGGCAGCAGGATGGCAACTGTGGCAAATAAAAATAAACAATAAACAATTACAAAAACATGAACACGAAACAACAGAACATTCTTCGCTCATTGCTGAAGAAATACAAGTTCAAGAGCGTAAGTAATATGGTCCGTCAGGCGCTCGGAATCAACTTCGAGAACTTCCTGCAGAAAACGGAACCTCTCTATATCATCCCTCGCATCGCCTCCTGCTATGCTGTGGAAGGGGATAAAGAGAAGCTGATGGGCATCGTTTATAAGGAATGGCTCAAGGACGTAGTAGAAAAAGCCTGGGTGAAACCGCTCAATGCCTACATCGATGAATACGGTGAGCGCATCGTGCTTTCCGCTATCTACTATCTCATCGACAACGGCCTGTGGGAAGTATACGAAGGTCGCCTTGCACTCGATGCTCAGGAAGACAATTACTACGATAAGTTGGGAGATATGCCTTCCGCTATCGAATTTGTGCAGGAACAGCAGCAAGCCGAAGAGAGGAAGGCCGAGGAAGCTAAAGCTGCAATGCCCTTCACTAGAGCATCTGATAAAAATTCTCCTCTCGCCACCGTTCCCAGCGATTCCATCGCTGGCAAAAAGGAAGCCTCTCCAGGCTATACCCTCACCGCCGAGGAAGCCGTAACCCTTATCGGTACCACTTCCGAAACCTGCACCTCGTTAAAGCAGAACATAGAGCGTCTGTTCGATTTCGTCCATACCGCCACCGATACGGATGCCCTTCGCCAGAAGCTCTCTGATCTGCAACATCAGCTAGAGGATATGAAAGCCCAGCATCAGGATGAAATAACAGCCTTGCGAAAAGAAGCCGATGAAGCCAATGCTACCATGCTCAAGGCCAGTGATTATATCGCCAAGCAGAAACAGGAGGCTAAGGAGGCACAGAAACAATACGATGAGTTGAATGCCAAATACAAGAAAGCTCTCGATGAGCGCGATGATGCCGACAAGGAGTTGGAAACCTACAAGAAAATCCTAGAAGAGGAAGCCAACCGTGAACAGCTCCCGAAGAAGAAGGTTATCCCATACAGCGTGCTCGATGCCGTTCCTCTCTTGGGCAAAGGTGTAATGACTGGCCTGGTACCCGTCCTCGCCAAATACAACATCGTGGTAGATTACAACAAGTAGGAGGCATAGCGTATGCAACAAGTAGTTATGAACAACCCCAACCTACTGAATTTCTCGAAGGAAGACAGCAATGAGCTTATCGAGGTAGTATCTACCTTTTATGGCGATGAGTATACCAATAACCAGGCGTATATGAAATTCAATAACGCTATTAAGCGTATGGGTGAGCCGCGGGAGGTAGAGCAGACAGAAACAGATGTAGAATTTATTACCCGCAACGAGGCTGGCAGCATTTATGCTGTAGTTTATCACTATCCCGAAGGTGGAATAGACTCGGATATGTTAACCAGAAGGAAAAACGGTGGTTGGCTGTTTCATCGTTCCAAGGTTCGTTTTCGCTCCGATTTCGTAAGTGCCTATATTCATTCGATATATGGCTACAGAAAGGTTTCCGAATTGCAGATAGCACAAGATTTAGCTGAAGTTCCTTCATTTCGATGTCTGAAGAGAATTTGTAAGGATAAAGCTTTTTTTGTATATCCTGGCGGCATTTATATCTCAAATTGTATTTGTAAAGATGGGGTTATGCTTTCCGTAGAAGCAATAGATTTCGTTCCTTACGAAGCGTTTAAGCGTGACGAGATAAAAGACTTCTATCAGGAAATTATTAGTCTGTATGCGTCAGAGCATGATTTTCGTGTCGAAGATATTCCGGATAATGTCTTAATTAAGCTAGAAATGTGCAGCGAAAAATTGAGAAAAAAGCGTAATAGATAAAAACAAAATGATATGGATAAAACAGATTTCGATTCTGATCTCTATCTCGTTACTCTCCGCACAGCCGATGCAGTAAACATGGCGGTAGTGAATAAGGATGACCTGGCACGCGTTATGGCTATCATTCTCCACGAGGGAGGCAACGAGCAGTTTACCTACAGCTACAAGCTGAGGGTAGAAATGCAGTTCGCCCAGGAGAAGTATCACATCAAAGGTGGCGAAACGCCCGACCCTAGATTTGTTCTCCTTCTGCAGCGCTATAACCGGGAGATAGAAATCTATCAGGAACAGCATAAAGGCGGTTATCCCGACTGGGCAGTAACCCTGATGAAGGATTGCTATGGTATCAAGCTCTATAATTGTTAAGGCGTATGGATAAGGCAAAGTTAAAGAAACTCTTTAATGAGCTGAAAGCAACGACCTCAGATGTGATATTTACACTCTTTATGTTCGGCATGCTCTATCTGCTGATCCATGCTCTCATTACCGATTACAGAGAAGGCGACCGCATAAAAGGTAGCAGCATTACCGTCACTTCAAAAGGTCACGAGTATATCATCTTTGAGACCGCCAGAGGCACCTGCTGCATTCATTCAGCCTCCTGCTCCTGCCAAGTCAAAAAGCAAAAGAGCGCCACCGTTCCCAGCGATTCAATCGCTTGTCCTAAGAAAAATCATTTAAAGTAATAGCACTATGCACATATTTAAATTAAAAGAAGGTTCTAAGTCTTTCGAGTGGGTGAAGGACGTGATAGATAAGGAGCGAAAGCAAAACGCAGAGTATTGCGATCGCATCCGCAAGGCGGTACCCTTCCAGTTAACCCGAGTCATTGCCTCTTATGTAAACTCCACCTTTTCCCGAAAGTTGGAAATCTACGAGTTTGTTGTTACTCCCGAGGAGTACGAAACATTGGATAAGGAAGTCTGGAACAGGACTTATAGTGATGATAATCAGTTCTGGGTAGCTCCTAATCTGAATAATGAAGAGGGTAGGGCCATAAAGAAAGTGATGTCTTCATATCCTCCAGTTACCACTCACGATGATATTCTGAAGAAGTTAGGGCTGCGTGCCCTCGTTGCCTGCATACCTTTTCGTCCTACCAATCTTACCACCCATGAGGGTAAGTATTATTTCGTCCTTACCGATGATTTGGTTATCAAGGATAATGACAATACCGATGATTTGGAATTGATAACCGAGGAGGATGCCAAGCGCCTCACCGGTTTCAAAGATGAGCGGGTAGATTATAGCAAATAGCGCATGACAAACAAAGACTTTTTTGATGTGTATCGCGGGAAGCCAGCCCTTTATAAGGGAAAAGATATTGGCGCATACGTAGCAGGGTATGTCGGTGAGAAGTATATCATCTTAGGATTTCACGATTATACAGGCTGCATCCTGAGATTTACGGCAAGAGTCAATAAAACACTCGATGGAGTATACACCTCATACCGATTTGCTAAATTGAAGTATGTAGAGGTAGTAAGTTAAAAAGAAATAGTAGTATGAAAATAAAAATTTTTTCACTTTATTTCCCCAGATTCTTTTATGGGCATGTGGACCCTCAATCGAGCCTTGCGTATAGAAAAAGGTACTTCATCATGTACAAAAAGCATTGGTGGCAGAGATATAGATACTTTAATGATTATTTCGGTCGCCCCCTGAAGTTTGACAGCCTAGAGGCAGCCGAAGAATTTCTTGAAAGAAATGGTATAGAATATAAAGGTAAATAATATGGCAGAGAAGAAAATATTAACCATTCATCTTACTGATGAGTGGTACCAGAAGATAGCTAGCGGAGAGAAGACAGAGGAGTATCGAGAATGCTCTTTATACTGGACGATTCGTTTATTTAAAAAGGATATACCGAATAGGCCAAACTTGATAGCTGGTGTAGCCAAATATCATCGTGTTTCCGATAGAGGCCTTTTCGTGCAAGGTTATCTCACCGGAGGGCTCAAGCACACTTCGGACAGTCCGGAAGATAGAACTTACCGCAAGGAGGTATTAGAGCCTTTCACACACGTTCATTTTCTCCTCGGTTATCCGAAAGATAACCAACCGTATATCGAAAAGGAAATCGACGATATAACGGTAGATAAGCCAAAAAGGGGCATGTGCCCCGATGCGTGGCTAAAAAAGAATATGTTCGTAATCAGATTCAAATAGCTTATGGCAAAGAAAGAAAAGAAATGTTGCGGTAACTGCTTTTGGTTCGACAACGAAGATGCCTACGGCCAGGGCTGGTGCATTAACAATCAAGAAGAAACATCATGCGATTTAGTTTGCGATAATCATAATTTCAGATAAGCGTATGACACTTGAGTCATGTTTAGATTTACAGCTCATACTTCTTGCGATATTCGTAATATCCCTTATCGTGTTGATGGAGCAGGTAGCTGAGTATTTTTACTTTAAAAAGGATAGTAGTATGAAGATAAAAATTATTTCGGTTCGTTTCCCAAAATTCTTTAATGGGGATAGACTTCCGAGTTTTACGGATGAAGTGAAGTACTTCATTAAGTATAAAAAACATTGGTGGTAGAGATACAGGTATCTGAATGATCGTTTCACTCGCCCTATGAAGTTTGACAGCTTTGATGCAGCAAAAGAGTATCTAAAAAAGAAAGGTATAGATTATGGAAGCTGAACGTATAAGATTTAAAGCAAAAAGTACCGACGAACGGGATTTGAATTTTCCTCCAGGTAGTTGGGTTACTGGCAATTTTCGTCGTAGTGATAATAATCGCTATTTTATTTCTCATCCACTGGGAGTGAATCAAGATTGCGAACCGATTATTTATACCGCTACGGGCATTAACCCTGAAACCGTCTGTATGTTTACTGGCTTCTGCGACAAGTATGTCAACCCGATTTGGGAAGGTGATATTCTTGAGCATACACAGAGCCATGCCCGATTTACGGTAATGTTTGATCACGGCGCATTCTTCATTCGCAGAAACGGTACAGAGAACGCGGATAGATACCTGTTCGAGCTTTCAGAAAAAGATAGCTGCCTCCTTTTTTTCGAGGTTGTCGGCAATAAGTTCGATACAGACGATAGTCTGGAAGATATTTATAACCCCAAAAAGCAATAGCCGTATGCCCGATGAAGTGGATCAGTTTTGCGGCAACTGTTTTTGGTACAGTGTCGACGATGACCATCGTGCCTCTGCATGGTGTGTTAAACATAATGACAAAACATCATGTTTTGATGTTTGTAAAGATCATAATTTTTAATTAGCGTATAGAAACAAATGTTAGATATTAATTATCCTCAGAGTATTTATAAACGTCCGGAGCCAATGGAAATGATGATTCCTACTCCGAAAGATTTCGGGCAGTATTTACAGAATAAACGTAATAGGAGAAGAAAGAAATAGCGTATGAAAGAAGAAGAGCGTGCAGCCTTGGCTGCGAGATTAAATGCCTTTCTGAAGGCGACTGAGAAAAACTATCTTGATGGAATTGTAGATAATCTCATTCATGAGGCAGAATGTAAAACTGCAATTCTATCTGACGAGGAAGCTAGAGAGCCGGAGTTCGTTTTTATATCATATCTTAAAGAGATTAAATGTTACAACGACCACGATGGTTCTTGGAAAGAAAATGTCCTTACCCTTACAAATCTAACTGGTACCGCTTTCGCCTTGATGGAGTTTGATCCTGCTTACAATCCGATAAGTAAGGACCCAGTGTGTGGCTATATAAATAGCTTCATCGTTAGCGAGGAAGATCGGCAGAAGGGCATTGGCGCTTTAATGATAAAAACCTTAGAGGCTAGAGCTGAAGGTTACGGCGTGCATATCCTGTTTGTAAATTGGGATATGAAACCAGAACCTGGTACTTGGGCAGATAAGTGGCTTACCGGAATGGGTTATCACCAAGACGAGCCAAACGACCCTCGCCCATTTCATTATTATATGATGCACAAAAGATTAGTTGATAGTTATTAGAACAAATAAAAACATTAAAGATTATGGCATGTAATTGTATTAGCAGAGTTGAGAAAATGGTTAAGGAGAAGACCAACGAGAGTGGTTGCCTTGATACAAGTATCGGTATTCCATCGGGCATTGCGATGGTGAATGTTTATGGTTTATTCCATAAACAGAAGAAAGATGGCTCTTTCTGCGAGAAGTGGAACCAGGTAAATATCCTGCCCGAGTATTGCCCTTTCTGCGGCAAGAAGTATGTGGAAGATAAGAAAGAAGATGTTCAACAAAAAGAAAACGAGAAGTAGCGTATGATAAGATATTATGAAGACGAAGAGAATGCGGATCATTCCGTTATTCATCTGATGTTAAATACAGATTGTGATAATCATTGCATGTTATGCTGTAATGACCAGTATGATTTAAGTTCTGTTCCGGTTGTAACGGTAGAGGAACTTAACAACGCAAAAACCGTGTTGCTGACAGGTGGCGAACCTTTCAAAATTCCATACTTTGCAGATTTCGTGCAAAATCTGCGAGGTCAATATAAAAACATAGAAAACCTTTATGTTTATACTTCGGGATATTCTATGTACCACAACGTAGAACAATGGAACAAAAATAAGGCTTATACCGATATAGATGGCGTAAACATCTCACCTAAAGGAACCAATCGTGAGCGTTGGGCTATACAAGGCATGTTGGGAAAGAATGCACTGGATGTTTTCTTTCATATATTTGCCTCCATGAAAAGCTGCAGGCTTATCTTAATGGACCGCAAGGAGAAAAATGATGAGCTTCTTTCTACTCTGAATCTTCAGCAATTCCGAGACCTTGGTGTCCGTTTCGATGTAGAGTATCGTGATTGGCAGAGCAAGTTCCAGCCTAATGGCGGGGTGTGGAGAAGATTACCGATATTGTTAAATTAGATTAGTTGACAGATATTAAAAACAAATAAAAATATTATGGCAGAAAAAACAAAGCAGCAGAATGCAGAGAATGAATCAGAAGAGGAGGAGCTTGGCAAGCAGATTTTGCAGCTCAACCTTTCCTATCACGAGATGAGGGATGACAAGTTTACCGTCAAGGTAACTTGCGAGAAGGATGGCAAGGAGTCTGACCTGAACATCCTCACCGATGATGATTCCATCGGTATGGTATATCAGGGAATGAAAATCGCCCTGGGTACCGTGGCCCGCTTCTACCTGATGAGCCTTTTGAATAAAGGCACAATCACTCAGGAGGAGTATGATAAAATGGTGAGTAAATAATACATGTTTTTAGAAAAAAAAATAGCGTATGTTATACGAAGCTAAACAAGGTTCAAAGGCTTACGAATACATTAAGGGTATTCTTGAAGCAGAAGAAAAAGAGTATCAGGCCTACATGAAAAGAGTAGATGAAGCCGTTGGCTTCAAGTTTGAGAAGTGGCAAGGTTATCAGCCTAACCGCAGTCTGCTGCGAGAGTATGATATAACCGCTATCTGGGTGCCGACTGCGCAATATGAAAAGCTGGATAAGAAGTTATGGCGAGAGGTAGGTACCAAGTTGTTTGATGATGGCCGTTACGTTGGCATTGCGCCTAACAAGCGATACAAGCAGGGTAAGGCTATCGCCGCTGTACTTGCCTCTTACAAAGCTGTTGCCAACCATTTCGGTATATTGGATGAACTGGGCATAGGGGGTCCTAACGGTTGTCCTTTTTCTATCACTCAGCTTCTCCGCTGCAATGACCGTTACTTTGCCTTCTTCGATGATAGCATTCGAGCCGAGAAGAAGAATCCTGATTTCAAGGAAATCACGATTGGTGAGTATGAGGATCTTGTTAATGATGATAAAGAAGGGTAGCGTATGAAGATAAATATGAATCAGGTGAAGGAGAAGATAGCAGGCTTTATCTTTGACCTTATCATAGAATCGGGCAGTAAGTCTAAGTTCTTCCGTAAGTACACCAACCATCGTTTCCGTAAGCAGTACGAACGATGGGGGGGGAATGCCGCTTATAGAATATACAAACGCAATAACGATTTGGAAAAAGAGATAAGTGAGCTGCGTGAAGAGATTAATACTTTGAAGCGTAGACTTCGGGGGGCTTATAATAAGATAAAAGTCGTAGCTACAGAGTACCCTAAGAACATCCCGTGTCCTCACGGAGAAAAAGATGAGATAAACCAAGACCTTGTCAGAACAGATTCCGTTGAATGCTGGTGCTGCCCAGGTCACGTTTGTAGAGTACCTGAAAATGGTACCATCATCTGTTGGAATAAAAACTTTGAACAGAGTGAAGATTTAGAAAATAAACAAAAATAGCGTATGGAAACAGAAGAATATGTAAGCATCATCAAGAATATGCTAAAGTTTAGCAATATGGTGGAATGCGTTTATCCCGACCAATACAAGTTTGTCTGTCATCTGCATAATATTCAGGAACGTGAGGCGATGGATATGTACGGTGATCTGCGTAAGATAGCTTCTGGCCAGTATTGGAGTATCAAAGATAAGAAGGACGGGTATCTTTATTCCATGATAAACATGGCGTTGGAAGCTAGCAAGATTCAAGTCTTCAACTCTCTCATCAAAGATACCGCAGCCATTGGCGAGGATAGAAAGCCAAATATCCTTGCGTTCTTTAAAAGAGGCGATGAGCGTTTTTCGCAGGAGTTTGATTTGCAATGGCAGGTTGCATATCTTGATATAGCCGAAATGATAAAGAACGGCTATACGCTAACGGCTACCGCCCGCCAGGTAGATAATGTTGATGCCAAAGATTACGTAGGCGAGAATAAGGGCAAGAAATCATATATTCCTATTTACGATGGCGATGTAATGCTTTGCTATGTAAGTAAGCCGAAATGGTGGAGTTCTGATTGCGAGAATAGCGGTCTGTATCTCTGTAGGGATGGCGTTTACTATCGTCTCATTTATACACCAGGTAAAGGTTATATCAGACACGGTGAGCCTGATACTGACGAAGCCTTCGAGTTGGATATTGAGGAGAATGCCTTCAGCAGCTATGTGATGACTCTCAGCCAGAAGTGGTATAAACTGGGCAATATCCACGCTGGTATCGGATTTTTGATAGAAAAGCCTGAAGATAAAAAAGAGTAGCGTATGAAAACAGAAACGAAAGAACCTCCCGTAAAGGGAGCATTGATTTATCAGCCGCAGGGTGCGGCTGGTGAATATGCCAAATGGGCAATCAATCTATACCATGGTTGCTCTAACGGTTGCACGTATTGTTATAACCGCAGAGGGGTGTTGAGCCATGTCTTCGGTGATAAGCCGGAACTGGCAGCACCTATCATCAAGCAGCGAGATAAGTTGCTCAATGAATATCTGAAGAAAAACAATATGACTGCACATGATGCTATTAAGAAAGGTGTTGTAACCTATGAAAGTCTCGTTGCTGCCCGTGATCTTATCTCGAAGGATCTAGAGAAGATAGGAATAGATAAAATACGTCAGGATGGCGGTATCTTTTTCTCTTTCACCTGCGACCCATTCGATATAGAGGCAGATATGTTTATCCTGCAGCAGGTGGTTTTACATTTGCTATTTGATCGTATTCCGGTCACGATATTAACAAAAAACGTAAATTGGATGCAGATGGGTTTGTGGAAGAGCACACTTCGAGACCTTACTACAGATTATAAGGATATAGCCCGCTACCTCACCATCGGCTTTTCTATCACTGTAAATGATAAGTTGGAGCCTGGTGCTCCTTCTACTGAGGAGAGAATCGAAGCCCTGCGTAAGTTGCACGATGAATACAAGATTAAGACCTTTGTGTCTTTAGAGCCAATAACGAGTATTCATACTGCATCGGAAGTAATCAAGAAAACATACAAGATTACGGACGAGATACGCATCGGTGCCCAGTCGCCTATCAAGAAAGACAGATATGATCCTAACGAGTTTGTCGGTTTCGTTATCGCTGTTAAAACCCTGGCACGCGGTCTTGATTGCCGTTTCATGGTAAAGGATAGTATGTATAAGCAGGCTGAAACTTTTGAAGGTGCTTATAGAGATTTGTGTATCGCAAAACTCGATGAGATAAGAAAAATTTATGCAACAAAAAGTAAAGAAAAAAATTATGAAAAGTAAATTGAAGTATTACGCCCAGGTTATCGGCGTTAACCTGTTGGCATTTTTGGTACCCGTTCTTGCCGTTGTTCTTATTTATGGTCTCGGCAAACTGAAGAACATCTATTCCCATCCTTGCGTTCTGTCGCAGGAAATATACGATTGCTGCCTAGGGGCTACCATCGTGGTGCTGGCTTGTTTCTCCGTAGGACTCTTGCTCCTTGGTTGGGCAGATAGCTGGAGAAAGGCGAAGTTATTCGTTCTCAAAAGCAGGAAAGAACGAGAGGAACGTGAGGAACGTGAACTGCTGCATATCAAGATGGAGGTAGAGCCTATCGAGGAGCGGACGGAGCAGAAGAATACGCCTGCGCTTGGTGATTCCGAGTTTGAGGATATTTCCGGATTGACAGTTAAGGAGATTTATCATCTTTATCAAGGTCGGGAAGTTCTGATTACGACAGGCATTCAGGCGAAAAAAGGAGGAAGATATTGCGGCCGTCTTGCTGGTTATGACAATGAAGGTTCTATCCTTTATATAGGCTTTCCTTCGTGCTACGTAGGTCTTTACTCTTTGGATGATATAAATGCTATGCGTGATACAAATCCCGAAGTCAGCTATGTAGAGCCAGGATATAAAAACTACGGTTGCTCTATTCCTAGACTTGTCCGCATCTATAAGTAAGGAAAAGAGTAAGGAAAAGAGTAAGGAAAAGAGTATGGAAAAGAGTATGGAAAAGAATTATTTATTTGACGTTGATGGCTTGCTGCAGGTGCTGCAAGCCATCAAGGAGGGGAAGCCGGTGGAGTATCGCCCATTGGAGGAACCTGATTGGCGAGACTTCGACCCGGAGAATTGCGATATTGATACCGAGAACTGTAAGTATCGTGTTAAGCCTTGTGAGTATGGAGAGAATATCGGGTCTATAGTTATTCGTCCTGAAGACTTGCAGGAGGGTAGAATTTACTTCTTGACGTATGGAAAATACAACCCGACGAATAAAGATTATAACGTGAATAATAAAGATTTTATCTGTGTAAAGAGTAATCAATGGCGTGAGAGAAGGATTGTTACCTTTCATTTCTCATGGCAGAGTGATGGCGTTTGCGCTATGCTTCAAGTGGGCGATGAGAATGTAGATGGCCAGCATAGCGAGCAGTCAAAAGGCTTTGCCAACATTATCGCTCCCTGTCTCGTTTCTAATAACTTCGATGGTGTAGAAATCCGGCAGGCAGCTCTGCCTCAAGTCAAGATGCTGGAGTCTAAGTTACGTGAAATAGGTTATGAGTTCAAGGACGGTGAAATGATAAAGATAGATGGGAACAAAGAATAAGCAAGGCCGTAGCCGGATGTGATATTAAAGACGCATGTTAATGATTAAAAGATTTATAGATTATGGAAAAGATAGAATTAACCAGGGAGCAGATAGAGAAGATAGCTGAAGGTATCAGCGTTTTCTGTTTCCGGCATGACCCTAAAGCAAAAGAGTTTGTGCTTTTAGAATATCCAAAGCCTAAAGATGTGTTTGGTGCCTCCTGTATCTGGGATGAGCCTTCATATAATAAGGAACACCCCAAGGAAGTGAAAAGCGTACTGCCTAGTTTTGAAGCAGTGCATACTTTCGGCTCACCGAATTTGTTCAAACCGAGCCTTGCAGAGGTTATCCAGGCATGCCCTATTAACTATCTCGGTAATTTTAACGCTGTTACTATCAAGTACAATGATTTTACAGATGATGCTTCCAAGCAGAAGAGTATCGTGACCCCTTACGTGATTTGCGAGAAGCAGAAGCCATTTGTTCCTCCTCTCAGCAAGAAAGAGGAGAAGAAGCTGCATCCTTCGCCATTGAAGATAGGCGACCTTGTAGGTACTATCATTGACGAGTTCTGCCAGGTAAGCATTGATACTATCCAGCCTGATACCCGCAACCTTCAGACCTTATTTGAGGGTCCACTGAATGAAGTTCCCGAGAAGTACCTGGATAAATTTCCGTCCGATAGAGATTATCAAGGACTACGAAGATGAGATACATTTGATCATTAACTAAGCTTTATCATGTTTGAGATATACGTTAAAATGAAGAAAAAGAAGTGCTGGAAACTCGCTATAGAGATTCCAAACGCTTGGGGTGGAATGCCTCACCTTTGGATGTATCTGGAAAAGAAATACCTTCCATCTTATGTACTCGTAGGAGCTGATGGAAAACCGCTGGATCTGGAATGGGTGAAGGAAAAACAGGCAAAAGGTGAATATGTAAGCCGATGGATATGTGCTTCATCCAAAAAGGAGATTGAGGACCTACAGAAAGATTTCCGTTTAACTTATGAGGAAATGATGGTGTTCAGATCTACTTTTGATTTTGCAAAGGTTCTAGGCGAAGATATACCAGTTTATCTTGAATGCTTAAAGGTTGTCGCTGATGAGTGTGGAGGTATATATCCACAACAATACGAAAAACTGAGTGCCTTTATTAAGATTCACAGTGTAAATGATATAGAGGCAATCGCTTTCAATCAGACAAGTGTAAACTGTGCCTGTGATTTCTTTGGCAACAGATATAATGCGTCAGCAGATAACTTCTGGGATTGCATTTGCCCAAAGGAATTTTATAACAACCTCAGAAAAGATGCGATATTAAAGACGCATTTTAATAATTAAAAGATTTATAAAATATGAGTTTATACACAAAAGAAGAAAAGAAAAAATCCCTTTGGCATCCTATTACCGATGAGGATTTTGAGATAGACTTCGGTAAGCCGTTTATTGTTTGCTGCGATGATGCTTCTCTCTTCATCGTGAAAGATCTTGCAGATATGTTTTACTATCTGGATGAAGATCGATTCTACGATGTCAAGGCGCAAACCTTGTCTGAAGAAGGTAAAGATGCGTTCCGGGAATTTTATTACGGATATATGTATATCGATGACGAGTTCTACAAGGCGATAGACTGGGCGAAGGGGCAATATCTTGAAGACGTGAAGGGTGAGCGAGAAAGACCGGAATTGTTTGTTATGGATGAAATCGGACCAAAGGTAATAGACCATTTCGATTTCTACCCGAATGGTGATCCGGCATACGAAGGAACTCCTAAACTATGTAGAGATTTTGCAGTAGATTATCCTGAACTACACAAAGTCGAGTATATCGTTAATCTGAACTGGGTTTCTGCGACATCTCTTAATACCCTGTTTGTGGCTCCAACCGATAAGCCTAAAACCGCTTACGTAGTAACATCTGGCGAGTATAGTGACTATCGTGTTGATGGCGTGTTTTCTGACAAAGAGAAAGCTGATTCGTTTGCTAAAAAAGCCGAGGATAGAACTATAGAGAAATATAATATTGATGATGAGGAGCAGCTTCGAAAGGAATACTGGTATGAAATTTCTATCAGAATAGATAACTCTTCAAAAGCAAAGAATGTTTCTGTCAATGATTTAAGTCAGTCGGGTCAGTTTTTCGATGCTGTAAGGTTTCGATCTGGAGAAGGTATAGGCAGTCGTTTTTACTTTTACCTGAAAGCTATCGATCGTGATAAGGCAAAAGCTATAGCTTTGGAGCGTTTTCATGCTCTATTGACAGTAGAGTCTTCTCATTTCCCTATGTTAAGATGGACGCGTGACATAAGTCCTCATTATGGTCCTGGTGATTTGCAAGAAGGTCTCGTATTCGGTTATTTCGATTATAAGGCTTATTTTTATTCCGATTATAGAGAGGAGAAAATACAAGACCTGTTTATGAAGATTAAAGATTCTTTGCCTATTCCATTAACCGAAGAGGATAAAATCGACGGGCAGAATCTTACAGAGGATGCTTGCCTGCAGCTTATGAATAATCATGGTCTGAAGATAGAACCAAGAAAGGATTTACCTTTAGAGTTTATTTGATTAGCAAGTGACTTTAAGGATTTATAAAAAAGAATATATTATGATACAGATTCAAGATTGGGAGGCATCCCAAAAGATTGTTGTCGTGGATGAAAATCATCACGGCACCGTACAGGTGGAGGTACCGAAGCCTGGACCTTATAAAGACGAGTATTATCAGTATGCCGATTGCGCTATCTATAACCTTTGGGTAGATGAGAAGTACCGCAAGCAGGGAACGGCTCGCCTCCTAATGGAGACCGCAGAGCGGGAAGCTAAGAAATTGGGCTGCAAGTCGGCACAGCTGGAATGGGATGATAAAGGCAGTAAGCTTTTCGTTCTCGAATGGTATAAACGCCTTGGCTATCGTGTAATGGCAAGGAATGAAAACGATCGTCTGCTGCTGGTAAAGAAACTTCAATGTTGAGTGTTAAATGTTGAGTGTTGATTTAGTCTAGCGCCCTTGAGCCCGTCAGGCAATTCAACATTCAACACTCAACATTCAACATTAAAAAGGTTTTTGTCCCAGACATAAAAACCTTTTTTCTTACCTTTGCAAACAGAAAATAAGATTTATAGAGAATATGACAGAAAAGGAACAATACGAACTCCTTTTGGAGTTGAAATACCTTGCAGAATGGATGCAAAATAGCGCACCTGGTTTTGATGTAGAGGAGTATAGATCGCTCGAAGAGCAGATAAAGAGTCTGAATCAGGAATCGGGTGATTTCTATGAGGTCATTATTGAAATCCATTTTAATAATGGCAGATACATCACTCTCCACAATCAAGCCTTTGAGACTTTGGTGCAGGATTCATATATAGGCGATGAGATTGATGCTACGTCGAAGGATACGGTGATAGGAGTTACATACATAGACTCAGAGACAGACTATACGCAGATGGTGATTCCTATCAGTTCCATCTGCTACATTTCTGCCTACACCCAAGAAATCAAGTGGCAGGAGCGATGGGATGCACTGAGCAAAGATAAGAAAGATGACTACATTGCAGCCTTCGATGAACAGTACGAAAATCGCCATTAAGGTAAATAGAATTTTTATTCTTCTAATGTTTTGTCAGATATATTTTATAAGTTAAACGATTATTTTTTACTTATCGAAAATCGCTTAGTTCCCTTCGTTGTGAAACGCGGGGTTCTAATTTCTTCATTAATTCTAATGTGTGTGTAAAGAATAGATTCTTCTAATGTTTTATCACAATATGCTAAACGTATTTAGTTACAATTATTTTATTCAAAATTATGAGTTGTTAAAGTTTATCTTGGTTCCTTCGTTGTGAAACGCGGGAGCTTTTTATTCTTCGTTAATTAGTTCTCATATTTGAACTTAGTTTATGGTTATAGTAAGAGGGGCGGCTGTCGCGTTGACATCCGCCCCTCATTCCTAATTCAACATTCAACATTCAGCATTCAACATTTAGTTAAACGTTTCTTCCGTCCGGCAGTACGAACCAGCCGATATTACCTCGCCAGAATTTGCAGCCCAGATATAGCGAGTCGAAGGCATCGGTGAAGTCTGTTCTCTGCTGCAACGGCAGGTTGTCTTCCGTTTCCGGCTTCTTCTCCTGGCTCTTATCCTTTCGGAATCCCTGATAGCCGATGCTTACTTCACAGAGCTGCAGGGCTATAATCAGGTCGGGGTTGTTAGGTTGATTGATGCGGATGGCAGGATATTCTATGCCGGCAAGACCATTATTGATGATACGGTGCTTTACCTCATGCTTTTCCGGCACACCCATATCTATTGCCGTCACGTTCCAGCCATTGCGCTCCAACTCCTTAATCACAGCCTGATAGAATCGCTCATCGGTCAAGGCATACGATGCACCTTGCTTTGCGGTAGCATCATAGTAGTAAACCACATCTCTGTTCACGGCTCTCTTCGGAGCATAGTAATGCGAGAAATCATCTACCAACTCTCTTAGCTTGCGCTCGTTCTTCACGTAGAAACTCTTGATAACATTCACTGCCTCTACTCCGTCACGCTGATATACCTGACCTACCACCAGGGTATTGATATTGGCGTTATAGTCAAATGCTAGATAGAGAGGAAGGTCGTTTACGCAGTCGCTATCCATACGGCAGTCGTTTCTCTCGGACAGCTCTTTCAAGTCCGGCTGATAGCTTTCTGATGTAATCTTCTTGCCGCCGATGATGCCCGTAGCCTTTTTTGTTTCCCACTTCGCCACTGAGAGCGGATCTATCTCGTTGTCGGGGATATAACCGTGTACCCTATCTATATCCAGGTTAGAGTAAAAACCATCATTCGATTTTTTGATTTTGATGTTCAATATTGAAACTGCGAAAGTGTAGGCAGGGAGATCTCGCTTTAACTGCCTGATGTAATCCTCACCGAGAATGTCCACATTCTCGAGAGTAGATGCCCTGCGTACTACGAAAGCTGAACGCCTCAATTCTCTCAGATATTTATCTTGGAATTTCTTAGAACGTAAAAACATCTGCATCTCGAAATCCTCTTCTGGTGTAATCAGATATTCGTAATCATAGATGAGTTCGGCATCTTCTGCAGTAACCAGTTTGTAGTTTACCGCCATATCTACCATGTTTTTGGTAAGATGATTTCCGTGTTTAGGTAGAATACGAAACATGCCCTCATGCTTCAGCATTTTCAATGCTATTGCACGAATCATCGTTCTTACTTCCGCAGGAACCACATGTGGTGTGTGTTTTGTTTTTTGGGCATTATAGAGTAGGTCATTGTAAAAGATAACTTTATTGGCATATTCTTCCAACTGCTCCTGAACCCATCTGTAGGTTTTACCCTTAAAAAGTCCGTTCTCTATCACTAAGTCTAACTTCTCATCTTCCCTTTCCAGCCAACTGCCTTTTGCGGTCAGAGCAGCATCGGAAACAAAAAGTCTACCTCTATAGAGGGGGTTATATTCTGAAAACTCAATATTGCCTAATGGATGAGTCTGTCCTGACAGAGAAGGCATAAATTCCTCGTCGATTTTCTTTTTGTTTGCAAATCTACCTTCATCCAAAATGGCGTGTGAGAACGTATATGAGTTTGCTGATGCAGTTTGCGCAAGGGATATGGAAGCCCATTGTGCGCCGTTGGCGAACCATATAATGTTATCATAGTTTTTTGGCTTAAAGATTGCAGGACGGGCATGTTTCGGTGGTCTTCCCCATCCCATGTGAATGCCTATTGTGAAGCCGAACATTCGTTCCATGGCAGCCATGGTACCAGGAATAGTTTTAGAAAATGCCTGCTGCCTGGAAATAGCCAGCCAAGCTCCCAACATACCAGGCATAGAGTTTGATACCGCCCATACGCGTGGCGCTACCAATCCGTCTGTTTTACCGGTACGTCGTCCAGCGATGACGATTTCGTCTTTTGCCCCCATATAAAAGAGTTCTTGCTGGAATCTGTTTAAATATATCTGATGTGGTTGCTGCATAATAGTAAAATTGTTATCCTGAATGTATGTTGATTTAGCTTAGCGCCCTTGCGTCCGTTAGGCGTTCCTGCGGATTTGAAATCCGCAGACATGCCAGGTTTTTTACTGTCTTAGAGAAATTTTGCGGGCTGGGAATCATCGATTAGCTTGCGTGTCTCTTTGGCACACTCAGCCACGCATCTCTCGACTGCCTCGGTGATGTTTTGAATTTGATCCTCACGCATATTTCCGTATTTATCGCAAGTGTCGTTTATTATTTTGTAGAGAACCTGATTTTGTAAAGTCTCCATATAATCTACGTACTCTTTGCAAGTACTGCGCCGAGGCGCTTGCACCCATTTTAGAAAGTCCTGTTTCCAGTCTTTCCATGTTTTGATTTTTATTACTATCATTGTTGCTTACATTTTAAATTGTCGTTTCAAAAACGGGTTGTTCTTTATGAGTTCTATCATTTCTTCTTCTGAGTGTACTCCCTCCCAGAAGAGTTCGGTATGATCTCCAACTCTGTCTTCATCTACAGAGAAAGGCACGCCGTAGTTGGTGTAAGCTTCGTCGTGGTGTTGAACCAGGTGGCGACCTGGATTTTTCCGGATGTTTTCTATCCAGACTTCATTATCACACTCGCACCATTTATTGTATTCTTCTCCAGTCAGTGCCATATCAATACCGATAGGGTAGTGTCCGGAACATCCATTGGTTCCAAAATAAATAATCTTTGCCATAATTTCGCAGATTTAAAATAATGAAAGTTGAATAGCTCTATTGCCTCGCTCCTTTTGGTGTTTCGGAACGTAGATGCGTTCCGTTACGAGATTATTAGCCGTAGCTGATAGGGTAGAGCGATGAGAGAACTCTTCGATGCAGTCAAAGCGATCATCGGGCATCTGGTAGGAAGATATGAAAACGGGTTGCGTCTGATGCTCGCACCAATCGTAGAATCGCTCATAATCGAAACCTTCAGCTTTATTATATACGTTAGTATCTTCGTAGGGAATATCGCAGTATATTACGCTATCATCCGGAATTTCGACCTTGGCGTAATCAAGCACACTTGATGTGATGTTTGAAAATTGCCCCCCCCGAATTTCTCGGCAGGGATAGTTGTCGCTCCCGGTATTGCAATCTGTGTAATGCAGTTGGCTCGTTCTCCGCTGCAGAGTTCGCCCTGTCGATTTTTTTTTTTGAATCCCGCAGATTCGGCTGCGGCATTCTTGGTGTTGAAGTTCTGACGGACGTTTGTAAGCCGTTCGATTGTTTCCAATCTGACTGATGCGATTTGCCCACCCCTCAAATGATTGTTTCCGGAAGTGACCGAACTGGCTGAAATATCTCTTTACGGCAGCATATCTGCGCTGAATATCGCTGATAGGTTCGATGAAAGATAAATCATAGCCAAGGTCTTTTCCCAGAGTGTAATCACGAAAGAATATCGCATAATGGATAGCCTTCTTTAACGGTTCGATTTCCTTAGAATAAAGATAATCTCGCAGATTGTTTCCAAATGACCAGACTACCGCCACGTATGGATCGGTATCTTTCAGTCTGAAGAAATCCTCACGGCTTATCCATCTCGTCTCGTTCTGATATTTGCCGTTCAGCGCATCAATGAATAGAGTAGGGCACATCCAGTTAATATCATTAATGTGGATATGCTCATACTTGTTTCTCAATAACGATGCATGGCTCACTGCACACCCGCCGCAGAATAAATCTATCAGATGTGTGCGTTTAGGCAGGAGGCTCACAATCCTCTCTGCCAATTTGTTTTTACTTCCCTTATAGGGTAATCCGTATTTCATATCTTCCTCTATTTGTATATTTTAAAATAGGCTCGGTTGCATCATCTCTAACTTGATACGCTCGCAAGCCTTGTCGTAATATTCTTTATTCAGCTCAAAGCCGATGAAGTTTCTCTTTTCCCTGATGCAGGCGATGGCGGTAGTGCCGCTGCCCATGCAGTTATCAAGAACGCACCCCCCACATTGGTATAAGTACATATCAGATAGCGGAGTAAATCTACTGGCTTCTGGGTAGGGTGGAAGGTATCGGCAGAATGTTCTTTGTCGAAGTATATAATGCTCCTTGGGAATTTCTCATCTGATACGATAGTAGGCACTTCTTTATGATCGCCGTAGCAACCTCGCTTTAAACTATGAGAACCATCTCCCCTTCGATGGTTTCGTTGATGTGGCGCACATTTTACCATCTGAGGATTGTAGATAGGTTGTTTCCGATAGAATACTGCTATATCCTCATGCGAGCGCAGAGGCATTTTGTTTGCATTCAGAAAGCCTGTTACCCGCTGCTTGCTCCAAATAAGATTATATTTCCAGAGTTTCGGCTGCGACATCATAAGCTGTGCGGTAAACATGCCCTGGCAGAAAAGAATAATGGCCGCATTGGGTTTGGTTATGCGCAGATATTCCTTCCATAATGGCTCAAGCGGGATAATACTATCCCAGCCACCGCCTTCACTCTTTTTATTGAGAACGCCATAAGGCAAATCGCAGATAATGCAATCCACGCTTGCGTCCGGAATCTTTTTCATTCCTTCCAGGCAATCCTCATTATATATCTTATTTAATTCCATCCTCTATAAATCTATTTTTATCAATTAAACCATTTAAGAATAGTTTCTCCTTTATATCCTTTTTCCCAGATAAACCAGGCATAGGCTTGGGCGCTCCCTGCCATTGCATCGAAATCGCCATTGGCAGCACATTTCAGTCTCGAACTGCTTACCCATACCCTGCAAGGTGGCTGCGTTTTAAACAGATGTCTTCTTCCTTTCCCTTCAAGAAAAGTAAGTTTCAGGAACATAGCAACCTTTCTTCCTTTCGGAATAATCTGCAAAGCCTTTTCCACGAACTCCAACGCAAATCGGTAGGGTGGGTTGGTAACAATATCTCCGTTCCATTCTAAGTTGTCGATGGAAAGAAAATCTGCAACCTCGCCATAACCTCTATCTATCAAATCACGGCTGACTACATCGTAGCCATGCGCCTTCAATACCTCGCTAATATGCCCTTCGCCACAAGAAGGTTCCAAAATTACCCCCGTAAACTGCTCTATCTTACAGAGCCATTCGGTAGCTGCGGGTTCTGTGGCTTAGTAGTCTTCACGCTGTCGCTCGCCGTTTTTATGGTTGCTTGCGCCTAACGTTTTAAATACGGCAGCATTGCCGCCTACCCAGTCTTTTGCCATAAAGTCTATAAACTATTAATTCTTAATTCTTAACTTTCCCACATGCCATTTCTGGCAAGTCTTGCATTGGTACGCCACATACCCTTGCGCCTTCAGTTCCGGTCTTTGGTTCAGGAACTCCCAGGCAGCATCCTCTGTTTCGTATGCCACCTTCGCCTTCCAGGTATGCTGTTTTCGGGTGTAATGTTCGGGGTCCGGTGTAAAGGGAGGAACCTTATTGTGATAATGATGATCACCTTTGCGCTTACTCATCATCGCCTCCTTCCTTTTCGGTATCACCTTCCTCTTCCGGAATATCCATTTCGGTTTCCTTCTTCTCAGCATGTTCATCCAGCACCTCTTCCATATACTCCATATAGTCAGGTACCTTTTCATTATGCTCCTGCAGACTTTCCTCCTCGGCAATATCCTGCATATCCTTTGCCGTAAGACCATACTTGCGAGCCATTTTTTTCTTGTACTCGTCAGTATAGTTCACTCTGTCACGCTTCACGATGCTAACATCCTGCGTGATGGCAATGCGGCTCATATCCGGCATTTCCTCGGTAGCATCCTTCTCTTCCAGGAAATTGCCATAAACGGTAGCCAGTGCCTGCATACCCTTATCCACCGCACGGTCGTTGTTCTGCTGCTTGCCTGTGCGGATAAGCCACTCAGCAGAATTGAGATACATCGCCTTGTGACGCGGACTTTCATCGGTCATAAAAAAACGGATAATATGGTTGCAGACCGCCACATCGTTTGTCAGCTCGGTAATGGTACGGGGTTTGATATTTCCTTCGTCGTCAATATCAATATGCAGCGCCATCACCATTTCCTGCGCCTCCTTTATCCCTCTGCCCGCCTGCTCCACAAACAGCGCATAGTCGCGTCTTGCTATGTTGCGGCAGGTAGTCTTGGGGTCTATATCATTGTTTTGTACCCAGCGCTTGTAGAACTCGTAGCAGAGCTGCATCCTATACTTCTGTTCCAGTTTCGGGAACATGGTATCGATGCTCAGTCCGTTAGATAGCCACTTGTCTATTCTCTGCAGGGTATTCTGCGTAAGTTGACTCATCTCTTATTAATGTTTAATGTTTAATGTTAACCTGGTGGGTCATCGAAAACCGAAATTCGTGCTATTCGTGTCATTCGTGTTCAACTCCCCGAACCCCCGGAAGGCTATATGGTAAGGTCGATACCAAACTGACCTTCCAGAAACTTCTTGTAATCGGGCTTACCGAATAGTGTGCCGTTTGCCTTTTCCCAATCTTTATTGTTGGCATAGAACACATCACGCGTAAACCATTCGTAAACGTTATCATATCTGCTTACTGCTGATGAGTCAGGATGCGTATCTAAGAATTTCTGTCCCGCCCTCAGATAAGCCTTGGCTATGCGGGGATGCTTCTGAAACTCGATAAGGCGCTTGCGTCTTGAAGCCAGGGGGCAGCACATGCAGCCGAGTCTTCGGGTAACGTCGATTTGCCCCCCCCGTATCATAGTATACTGGTGCTAACTTCAATCCTCTATCAAGAATGAAATCCCTCACATCTTCATTGGTCCATTCCAAGATAGGATAAATCTGTTCTACATGATTTTCCTTTTTCTTAGAACCATAGTATCGGCATTCGGTAGGCTCGTTATATCTTTCCTTTCTCGCTCTGCTTTCTCCTTTGCGCACACCGATAACAGTTTTATCGAGGATTTTATATTCCTTCAGAACTTCACAGCAGAAACGGCTAAAGCGATTAGGAAACCCTTTCTTTGCAATAAGCTGAAAGAAATTTTCTTTAGGTCTGATAATCTCCACACCCATCTCCTTCACGTGGGCGATAGTGCCCGGTGGGTCGATGGTGGTATTCTTGTATATCGCTCTATATCTGATACCAGCTTCCTTTGCAAGCTGCAGGATCACATCACTATCCTTGCCGCCCGAATAAGCCAGTTCTATCTCTCCATCGTACCTTTTCTGTACGCTTTGCAGGAGTCGGATAGACTGCTCTATCTTTTTCTGTAATTGCTCGTTTATCATTTTGCGCCTTTTTAATTTCTTTATCTGCCCACAAAATTACGAAATCGCCCCTAAATGGTTGGGACAAAAGTTTTTTGTCCCCATCGTAGTGCAAAAATATTCTACCTTTGCATAGTATTAAAAAACATAGGATAACATTAAAAAGAAAAAAGAAATGCAAAGTTTAATTCCAACTCTTACCAGGTTTCTTGCAGCCATTATCGGCTTAGTGTGGTGTACCCTGGAACCATCTCTTAACTACATCGCCGTATGCTTCTTCGCCCTTATCTGCGATTGCTATACGGCGTGGCGGTGCAACTGTCGCATCTATTCCCGCTATCGGGAGGCTATCAAGAAAGACCCTCGATGCAAAATCGACGGGAAACTGAAATCTAAGAAAATGGCAAAGATGGTGAAGGATTTCTCCGTCCTCATCCTTGCGATATACCTAGCTACGATGGTAGATACCGTGATACTCGATTTTCAGAACCCTCTCCATCTCGCTAATTATCTTGCTGCCATCTACTGCGGTGTGCAGCTCGTGAGCATCCTCGAAAACGAGAGCACCTGCAATGGGGCACCCTGGGCAAGAGTGATGCAGAAGATTGTAGCCGATAAAACCGAAAGGCACTTCAACGTGAAGCTGAAAGACTTGATGAAGGAAGAAGAGGCAGAAGAGGCTACTCCATCGGCAGAGAAGAAAGATGAAGCAGAGACACCTTCAGATAAGAAGGATGACAAGGATAGCGCAGATAAAGATGAATGGATTCCGTCTAAATCGGCTGATGATGCCTATGATGTATAGTACCAATATCTCTTAATATCTGTACGCTATCTCTTAATTTCTGTACGCTATCAGTTAATAATGTGTTAAAACCCCTTTGAATTATGACAATATCAAATGTTTTGGAACACTGGGCTACGATATACAAACCCTTATCCCATAACCCGACAAGTAAGAAGCTGGAAGACCAGAGTTTCTTCCGCATTCGCTATATTGACCTGGAGAATATCTTTTCTCGTAATGCCAATATCGTGCATTCACCTTGTATGCTATATAGCGTATTGAGTACAGGCGAGTTTCAATCAGCCGGAAAGATAATGGTATCTCACCAGGTGTGGTTTCTTACTAAGGTAAAAGACTCGCCTCAAACCCTCGGACGATACGATGGCGCAAAGATAGAGCAGGCATCCGTCGATTTGATGGAGTATTGCAAAGACCTCGTTTCCTGGATGGTGGAGGTGAAGCGAAAAGGAGCTTGCCCGGTAACAGGACGGTCTTTTGCTGATGATCCGGTCATCATGTCCGAATTGCAGTCTATTGATATTTCCTCTATTTCGTGCGGGCTGATAGGTGAGTTGTATTCCGGACAATGGCTTGTAGCCGGAGTGGATTGGAAAAGTCTGCAACCGCTTTACAAGTTTGGCTGCGGCGGTAACGACAAGTATATCATTAAAGAATAATAATTGTATCTTGACTATATCGCCCTATCCTTGCCTATGGTGTTGGGGTAGGGCGAAGTCTTTTTAAGAAAGGAGCGTAGGATATGGGACAACCTATCAAAAATCCGATGTTCCCCTTCAGTAGGGTAGCATCACGTTTCTTCCAGCAGACCATCAATCAGTTGGAAGTAAACACCATGACCCAGTGCATCTATCCCAAGGAGGTTTATAACGGCTATGCCGTAGTAAACCAAAAGCGAAAGGATATGGGTGGATGGTATTCTACTGGTGAGGGTGCAAAATCCTTTGCGGGTAAGATTATAGAGGCAGGCGATTACGGCAAGGTAACGATGGCTTTCGAGTTCAACGACTATATGCGCTTTGTGGATATGGGTGTAGGTCAGGGTACCAGCTACGAGGATGTGGATAATGCACGCAAGGCTCGCTTTCAAACCCGATATATCTCAAAATGGGATAGAAAGAGTGGTAAATCTCAGCGTCCTGCCATTATGATGGAGCTTCGTCACCTTCAGCAGCGCATAGCTAATTACCTGGTAGATTTCTATGGATATGAGGGTGAGGTAAGATTGATAAACACCATTGCCGATTGTAGCCCTATCAAACTTTTTTAATCAATAAACAACAAGAAAATGGCAACAGCAAAAAAAACTCAGATAGTTATTACGGCTAATGCCGCCGTCGCCAAGAAGGTGATGGACGAGTTGCAGCAGCGCATCGATTCTATTAAGCAGAAGATGCAGCAGCTCGATACAACTACGGATGCAGGCAAGAAGGAGTTTAAGAAACTGGAGAAAGAGCTGGTTTCCTATAACTCTGCCGTGACGCAGAATGTTACGAATACAGAGCGAATAAGAAAGGCTATCAACAATCTTTCCGGCACTTCGCTCAAGGAACTTCGCCGTGCGCTGGTAGCTGCCAAGAGTGAATTAGGCAAGACTTTCGAGAACGATCCGAATCTGAAAAAGCGTCAGCAGGATGTAAAAACGTTGCAGGCTCAGATTGATAAGCTGACGGGTTCAGTAAACAAGCATGGAAATGCGTGGAGTACTGCATTAAAGAACCTTACGGCATACGCAGGCCTCTTCCAAGTCTTCAACGCTGTTAAAGGCACAGTTACTTCTGCTATCAAGAAGAACTTTGAGTACTCTTCTTCTTTGACGGATATTCGTAAGGTGTCCGGACTTACGATGCAGGATGTCAACAAACTGTCCGAGGAGTTAGCTAAGATAGACACCCGTACTTCTGTTGATGGCTTAGCTCAACTTGCCTACCAGGGAGCAAAACTCGGTATGGGTAAGTATGGTGTGGAAGGTATGAAGCAGTTCGTAGCTGCTGCCGACCAGATCAATGTAGCAATCGGTGAGGAGATGGGAGAAGAAGCGTTGCCGGCTCTTTCTAAGATGGTGGAAACGATGGGGCTCATCCCGAAGATGGGTATCGAAAAAGCGATGCTTGCTACGGGTTCGGCTATGTTCAAGCTGTCTTCTACTTCTACCTCTACATCTACCAATATTGTAGAGTTTGCCAAGCGATTAACCGGTGTGAGCCGTACTGCAGGTATCACTACCGACCAGTTGTTGGCTCTCGGTTCTGCATCCGATTCTCTCTTCCTGATGCCGGAAGTGAGTGCTACGGCAATGTCTAAGTTCATCGTAGCCTTGCAGAAGAACCATAACCTTATCGAGAAGGATTTGGGCATTCCGGATGGTACCATCAAAAGAATGTATGCAGCAGGCAACGCAATGGATGCCATCGTGATGGTACTTGAAAAGATGCGAGACAAGGGTAATATGAATGCCCTTGGCGGCATCTTCAAAGACCTCGGTTCTGATGGTCAGCGACTCGTTACCGCCATGGTAACTATGTCTAAGAACGTAGATGTACTGAAGGATCATCTCTACGAGTCTAAGGAGGCATTCGAGGAGGCAACTGCTGTAACCAGCGAGTACACGATGCAGCAGCAGTCTGCCGCAGGTATATTGGATAGAGCCAATAACCTTTGGGAGAAGGCTTTTATCAATCCAGATGGTGTGGAAAGTGTAAGGTCTATGGCGCAGGCTTGGTACGACATGTCGCAAATGATTTTGCAAAGCCCGATATTCAAGAATACACTTCAGGCAGCCATGTGGAGTGTGATTACTGCTTGCAAGGTATTTGTAGCTCTCCTTCCTCTCATCGCCAATTATGTTGCTGCTCTGGGTATCTCTAAAGCCGTTTCGTTTCTTTGGGAATTAGGTAAGGCAATAAAAGCTGCGGCAGCTGCGCAAACATTATTCAATTCGGCAGCAAAGGTAAATCCTTATGTAGCTATTGCAAGTGCGATTCTCACCTCCGTAGGAGTGGTATGGTCTTTTGTGGAAGCAGATAAAGAGGCAGCTGCTGCGGAGGCAGAGGCAGCACGCAAAGCTAATGCCTGGAAAGATAAGTTGAAAGAAGCGCAGTCTCAAACTGATACGCTTACCCGAAAACTCCATTCTTATAAAACTACACTCGAAGCCCAGAACGTATCGCAGAATGCCCGAAATACGCAGATAGCCCGATTTAATCGTGATTTTCGCCAGTATATCTCTAAGTTGGGTATCGAAATCAAGAGCGTGAGCGATTTGAAGAAGCATTATTCGGAGTTAGCACAGGAAATTCAGCGTGCTACCTATTATCGCCTTCGTGAGGAAGCCAAGCAGAGCGTAATGCCTTCCTATCAGATGGATCGTCTGAATGCGGTTAACCGTATCAAGAAGGAACTTAATAATCTCGGCTTGTTTGCAGGCGGTTTTACCCAAAAGAACGTGATGGATATGTTCAATAAGGGTGCAGGTGCAGGTTGGATATGGCAGAAGATTATCGAGGCAAACACAAAAGATGCCAAGCAGGGTAGTTTCCGTTTCAATATGAAAACAGGAAACTATACTTATACTGATAATAGCGGTAAAACCGTCAAGGGTAATCCTACAGGCTATAAAGGTCTGTTATCTTCACTCGTTCATTTCCAGAACGCAACCAAGCGCGAAACAAGTAAGGATAAGGAAATCAATGATTACTTCAATCAGGTAGTTAATCTTGATGGCTATACTCCTTGGGTAGAAGATGAACCTGGTACGCTTGAAAATGAAGCACCCGATAAGGATGCCATCCGTGCTGCGAAGCAGGAGGCACGCGATCAGCAGCGTTCCTGGCGTGAGGAGTTGAAGCAGAAGCAGGATGAAGCAAACGCTATCATGGATAACGTGCGCAACTTCTATGAGCGACAAATCAACGAAAAACTGTCACAGGCAGTAAGCCTCGGTATGGATAAGACGGAGCAGGATTTGTTCGTAGAGCCAGTGAAGAAGCGTATGGATGAAGCCCTTTCGCAGGTGCGCCTTGCTATCGCTGGTCAGGCTAACACCTGGGAGGACTTCAAAAAGACGATGGATAATGATCTTATCGAGAAGACCGATGAGACCGGAGTTAATCTTTCCAAGAACCTCCTCACCTCCATTACGCAGAATAATATCGCAGCCCTGCGCACGAAGATGGCTCAGTTGGGTAATAGTCTGAACCGTCCGATGAACTCCATCACGGCTGAAATATTTGCCAAGGCTACCAAGAACCAGCAGGATCGTGTAAAGCTGGAAGCGCAGCAGGCAGAAGCCCGTAGAAAGGTGGCTCAGGAGCATAACTACATGGGTGCCGTGCAGCAGAATATGTATGACGATTTCAACCAAATGGGCTATGCTAACCCAACCGATTTTGAAGCGCAGGACAAGGAAGCCTTTGACAGACGCAAGGCACACATCATTTCCATGTACGAGCAAGCAAGAAAGCAAATCGCCAACCTTTATACAGTTGATGTCAGCAATAAAGAAGGTAGGGGATTGCTGATGCAGGTACTCTTTGGCGATGATCCTTATGCGCTGGGTGCCCGCATTCAGAGTGTATTGGGCGACAATGCGGAAGACTGGAGGGTGTTCTATAACAAACTTATTCAGTATTCTGATGAATATACTGAGGCTCAGAAGAAGACCTACGACCAGGCAAAAAAGATTGCCGAGCAGATGTGGAAGGTCAACCAGCGCAATCTTGCCAACCAGGAAACCCTTCGCAAGATGCAGCAGGAAAGCGCCCTCTTCGGTAAGCGAACCAATATGTGGTCGAATCTTGGTCTCGGCGATCTTACCGCCGACCCAGAGGTGGAGCTGATGAAGATGAAGATGCAGATGGCGGAAGATTATTATGCTTTCGTTTTCAAAAATTCGAGAAATCAGCAACTTATCGATGAAGCTGACAAGGCTCGTCAGGAGGCAGAACTTGCCTATGTCAACCAAATGGCTACGGCGATGAAGAACCGCCTCTCACAGATGCAGCAGCTTGTGCAGCCTATCGAGACCTTCGGTGCAGAAGTAGGCAAGGCATTTGCTGAAATGCGCAATGATGTAAGCAGCGCACAGGAAGCTATCAAGAACGCTCTGAAGTCTATGCTTGAGTCATGGGCTAATATGGCGCTCAATGATGTGAATACGCAGATGTGGAAGGCCATCAATGATGCAGGTGCCAAGCGAGGTAAGAAGAAAGCGCAACCTGGTATTGATGCAGCAAGAGCCAATGCTGATGCCAATGCCGTGAAGGAAGACTTCTCTAATCTCGGCACAAAGGCGAATCCGATGTATGTGCGACTGGTAGATGAGGGTGCATCTTATCTTACTCAGCAGCCGCAGTCTAACTTTGAGAAGATGCCTCCGCAGCAGCCTTCTCTCGGTTGGAATCCTGATGGTTCGCCTATCAACCCTAACAGTCCGGCTATTGTGCCTCCATACGCGCCCCCTGCAACTCCCGAACAGGCGAATAAGCAAGCAGAGGGCAATGGTGCTCCTCATGCGTGGGCACACTGCAACAGAGACAATGCTAATGCGTTCTATAGTGATGCAGCCACGCAGACGGGTGCAGCAGCAGCCGATGCTATTGCAGGTGGCGGTTCCTTCGCTGATGCCGCAGCCGGCATCACTGGTTCTTTTATCGGTGGCGTGATGAATACCGAGTTCAAGACTGGTGGCGGCAAATCCAAGGAAGACAAGGAGAAAGCCGAGCAGTTGAAGAAAGAGAAGAAGCACCAGAAGGAACTGAGCAAAGAGGTAAAGAAGGGCAATAAGGATCGTGAGAAGGTAACCACGCAGGGCGTTAAGAACATCACGGATGTAACCGATGCCGGAAACAAGGAACAGAGCGAGGGCACAAAGGTGGCTTTGAATGCGGGTATGGCTATGACCCAAACGGCGCTCACTACCAATCTCGCCAATACTCAGGCTAATAATGAGGCTATGGCTCAGTCTGATGCAGCCCGTACCCAGTCGGAAGTAACCTTCTCTATCGCTGGTGCGATGGCTAAGTGTTTCGAGTTCCTGGGTCCTATTGCTGGTCCTATCGCAGCCGCAGGTGTAATGGCTACTCTCATGGGCTTGCTCCAGTGGGCACTCAAATCGGCCTTCAGCGGCGGCAAGAAGAAGAGTAATACCAATACCACCAACACCAAGCTTGTTACTGGTATGCTTACCTATGATTCCGGAAATGTTCAGGACTTGAAGCCTTTCGTGGCTGATAATGGTGAAGTATATTGGGCAAAGGAGGATGATGGCAAGCAGATGCAGGGCGTGAAGATGCTCACATCTCCAACCGCCACCACCGTTAATGGTCAGCCGTCTCTCGTAGCCGAGAAAGGACCGGAAATCGTGATTGGCCGTGAAACCACTCATGCCATGATGATGAATAACCCTGCCCTGCTGAAGGCGCTGGTCAATTACGACAGCAACTATTCGGGAAGAAACTCAGCAAGAAGGGCATTTGATAATGGCAACGTGGGTGATGTTCTTGCAGCAGGCACGCAAGCAGGCAATGGTAATCTTTCGTCTGGCGCGTCAGCGGCAGGCGACCTGATTGCAGCCAGCGCAGCAAGCAATGCGGCGCTCCTGCAAGCTGTGAATGCGCTCATTCAGCGCCTCAATCAGCCTATCAACGCCCAAATTAACATGTACGGTCGTGATGGGTTGCACGATAGCCTGAATAAGGCTAACCGGTTTATGAAGAATAAATAGGAGAAGGTTTTGTTGATTATTAGTTGTTAAGTTTTTAAGTTTATTATTATTATGTTTTTCAAGACTGTTTCGCTGTGAAGCGAGGCAGCCTTTTTCTTTAAATTTCTTTTTGGTCCCATTTTGCGACCATGGGGAGAAATTAGTGGGCTTTCTGTAAACCGCTGATTTAGTGGGCTTTTTGGTCTCAAAAGCATATCTTGGTCTCATTTTTCGCCGGATTTACTACCTATATATAAAATTTTCCGTGTATTTTTTCTTTTCCCTAAAATCAAAATCCCCTAACCTCAAACTAGGAGTTAGTAGCATTAACGGCTATGCCGTAAACTTCAGACAATAAGGTAGTTATGGGGATATAGGGGAGTGGCAGCTAGCGAGAGAAATGCGTGATTTTCTACATATATTCTACATATTTCTGAAATATTTTGTATCTCTTGCGTACATCTGTTTATAGAAAATTATATAAAAATGAGACCAAAAAATAGTAAGTTGCTGAAAAATAAGCAGATAGCAAAAAATAGCAGTGGGCAAGCAGTGGGACAATGGTGTGGCAGCAGGGGGACAATATCCCCCGTTTTCTCAATTAATGGGCTTTAACATTTCTGCTAATAAAATTAAAATGAGACCAGAATGGGCAAAATGGGACCAGATTTCGTATCTTGGTCCCATTTTTGAAAAAACACCCTTTGCGCCTCCGTTCCCAGCGATTCCATCGTTGGTTCCCCCCTCTCAAACCTATATTAAATGTTAAAAATATAACTTATTTCAAATATAATATAGCTTACCTATACTTTTTTCGATTTATTTTTGTATCTTTGCAGCGAAAAATGAACAATATAATATATGTAAGGTATGTTTGACGAGATATGTTCCATTTATCGGGATGCGAAAGATGCACTCGGAAGGTACGTCGATATGGAGACTGGCGAGTGCATCACGCAGATGTCTATCCGTGAGTTCTGTCTTACGGACAGATGGAAGCCGTATGTAGAGAAACTGAGAGCCATGCGGCAGCAGTATGGAAGCAAGGCAAAGAAGATGCCGGAATATATCGAAACAAAGAAGATGCTTCCAGGTGCTACACTGAGCGGTCTTTTCGCTACCTACGAGGACGATAGCCTTACTCATCCCGGTCAGCGCGTGATGGTTTCCCGAAGAGAAAGCCACCTTCAGCAGCATACGGGATGGCTGGCGATAGATATTGACCTGCAGGACAACGAGGGTATTGCCGATTTCGAGAATATCCGCAGGGTGTTGGCATTTCGCCCCGAAGTAGCCCTGCTGATGCGCTCCTGCTCCGGAACTGGACTGTTTGGCTTGGTCCGTCTGGCTTATCCCGAACATCACAAAGAGCAGTTCAAGGCCTTACTGCATGAATATGCTGCAATGGGTATTATGCTCGATGGCTCCTGCGGAAACATCGGACGCGTGCGCTTTGCCTCATGGGATGATCCTGCGCATATATATATTAATGAACGCGCGGTACCATATGCCAAACTGCCCGATAACGTACCTACACCAATGCCCGTGATGAACTATGCCAACACATATTTCAGTGGCAGTCATCCGACTGGTGTTGGCTATGGAGGCAACTATCCGCATAGCGGACAGGGCACCTACAGACGGGACACACCGGAAATCATCTATCGCAAAGCTTTGCGCCTTGTTGAGAAGATAGAGGCTCAAGGCATTGATATTTGTGCCGGAAAGGATGCTAATAGCGGTTATCTGGGTTGGGTGAAATGCGGCATGTCGCTTTACCATGTGGATAGAACGGCGGGTTATGACCTATGGAGAAGAGTTTCCCGCTTCCGTCCTGCTGACTCTACCTGCGGCCACAATGAGATGGATTTCCGCAAGCGATGGAACCAGTTCGCTAATTACAACAAGATTTCTGAGGCAACTTTCTTCGACTACTGCAAGCGGTCGGGCATCTTCCTCACCAGGGAAGACTGGAAAGAGATATATCAGAATACTTAGAAAGCGCCTCCGTTCCCAGCGATTCTACCGCTGGTCCACAAGCAAGGAAAAATATTTTAATACATAAAAGATTAAAGATTATGGCAAAAAGAAAAGTAAAAATCCCGAAGGGGTCATGGCTCGACCAGAATGGTCAGCGATGGATGAAAGTAGTGTTCGATGTAATGTCCGGTTTCGGGGGGGGTGAAAAGTTCATCCGTCAGATCAATTTGGAATTCACCTGCAACTTCGATTTTGGACTGAAAAGATATATAGTTAATATGGGTGATTATGGTAATCTGCGAAACGTTGTTTTGCAGAAATACCCATCGCTGGCGAGATATGGAGATTTTCACTTGGCGATGACTACTCATAAAATATAAAGATAAGATTATGAAATTGATAACGATTATTGGTCCCTCTGGGGCTGGCAAGGACACGGTAGCAAAAATGCTGTCTGATATTCTGGGATATGATGTGCTCTGTTCCTACACCACCCGTCCGATGCGGGAAGGTGAAGTTGACGGCAAGGAGCATCATTTTGTCAAGGAATGCAACGTTCCCAAAAGCGAAATGCTTGCTTATACCCGATACGGAAACTATGAGTATTGGACGGAGAAGAAACAGGTAGATGGTGCCGCCATTTACGTCATCGACGAGAAAGGACTGATGGAGCTGATGGAGCGCTGTCCGAAAGCCAAGATCATCACCGTCTATGTTTCGGCAAAGCCGGAAACTTTGAAGAAGCGTGGTATCTCTGAGGAACGTACCGACAGAGACCAGTATCGTGTTCAGATTGATTTCAACAGCTATGATTATGTGATACCAAACAACCGAACGATGCTTCATCTTTGGGACTACGTTGCGTTCGTAGCCAAGAAGATAAAAGAGTAGGATTTTTGCATTGCCAACTTTACTGTAAAGTAAGTTCAAAGTGAACATCCTGTACCGTTTCAGTACAGACTGAGTATAGACTGGGCACAAATAAAATAATGGCAAAAATAACTACCCATTCACCCATCGCTGGTATATCAGGCAAGCTGCATAAGATAGGTAACATCTTTGCCTTTGTCTCCAATCGGTATGGCGTGATAGATTTTTAATATATAAACATCAAATAAGAAACAATATGAAAATGATAATTCCTGGTGTTGAGTGGTGGCCTCAGAAGACCGGCACTCAACAGGTTGCACGAGTAGGAAGAATCTGCTACAAGAGCAAAGCCAAACAGCCTGATGAGAAACTTTCTGAAGAAAAGAAAGAGGAGTTTCGGGAAGTACAGGCTGCAAAGTTGGTTAACCATTTCTGGAAGAGCGGTCATCGCTCTATGCTCCGTCATGGTACCATCTATTTCTTCGTCAAGAATGACAACAAGCTGCCGAGGTTTCTCTGGTCTCTCCTCGTGGCTTCACCTTACATCAATTATGCGGTGAAGGATAAGAAGGTATGGATCAGCAGCAACATGCAGTTCCTTGCCGAGCATGACGAAATCCTCGACATCCTCGACTCATACGATGTGAAGGAAGATGAGTTCATCGAGAAGGCGCTGAAGTATGATTGCAAAAAGGCTCTCTATCTCCTCCGCATGACCATGGTTGTTACCACGCAAATCAGTACCAGCCGTGAGCTGAACCGCACATCGCCTAATAGCATCAGCGAACAGAGCACTCGCTATGTGAACCTGGAGAAGAAAGGTGGCTTACAGATTGCCCGTCCGCACTGGTTGCATGAAGGAACCCGCTGGCAGAAGTTCCTCTATCTTGCCGGATGCAAGATAGCTGACTGGCTCTATCGCCGTTTGCTGAAATCGGGCATGAAGCCGCAGGATGCCCGCGGCATTCTTCCTCTCGATACCTATACGGTGGTAGCTTATACCTATACCCTCAAGGAGTGGAAACATATCCTGGACCTCCGCTTCCATGAAAGTACCGGCAAGGCGCATCCTAACGCCAAGGAAATAGGCTATCTGATTCATCGCATCATTACCGAGAGAATGATGGAATATGATAAGGACTTCGAGATTTAAAGGTAAAATCACTACTCGCTATCTCTAACGCTCATTATGGTAAATAGAGTATTTTGCCAATTAATGCTTGGCAATAAAAAGCAAAAAATAGCAATGGGAAATAAAAACAAGAAAAAACAACAGCAGCAACACCAGATGGAGGCTATGGCAAGGCGGGATGCTAAAATCCGTCAGCTCCCTACCATCTACACCTTCAACTTCAAGGATGTGCCATCTGAAGTATACGCCAAAACCCTGGAGGCAATCTTCTCTGATCCTCAGTTTGCCGATGCCGTGCGCAACCGCAACGAACTGGTACGTGCTGCCAACCGCATACCGCAGGGCGCACCTCAGATGGCACCCCTCATCAAGGCTATCCAGGAAAAAGATGCAAAGTTGGCCAATGCCATCTATGCCCTGCTTGTGCAGGTAAATCTGCACAGTGAGATAACTTACGATTTCCTCAGTTTCGGTCATCTGTCACGCTACTACGTAGACTACAGCCAGCCGGGTATGCAGGAAAAGGTAGACCATCTGAACATTAATCTTGATAAGATCACGTTCCTCTCCGAAATGCTCGAAAACCTTCTTACCCAGGTGAAGGGCGATATGCTGGAAATCTTCAAAGGTGCCAGCGAGTTTACGCAGTTTGATGGTGTAATGGCGAGCCTCCGTCAGTTGAGCGGTTTCTTCGATTTCGCCCGCAAGAAAGACGAGAAATCGAAAGATTACGCCCTCTACTATGAGTATGCCGACAGCATCAATAACTATATGGATAAGCGTATGCAGACCTATTCGCAGAAGTACCGCAAGCTGCATCCTACCCTTCCTGGTTTCACTCAGGAACAGATGGTAGAGGCCATCAATCTCTTCTTCGGTGAGAAAGATAAGTTCAATGAGAGCTTCATCGCCAAGACGGAATCAGGTGGCCGCTATATCGACGGCATGAAACTCATCCCTAATCTCAACGAGGAGCAGACTGCCAAGCTCGATAAGCTGGTACCGCGCCCGAAGGAAGGAAACAGCATGCAGAAATACTTCCTCTACATCACCGATGCCATCATGTTAAATTACCACCTTCGGCGGTAATTTTGAGTGTTGAATGTTGAGTTACCTCACGGACTCAAGGGCGCTAGCCTAATTCAACATTCAACACTCAACATTCATCAAACCATTCAACATTGTTTAAAATGCCAAATATCTATCTTCGTCTCCCCATCTCCCGCTGCCAGTTCTTCCGGCACCGCGACCCTAAGTTCACCCTGGCCAAGGATGAGCCGGTGGTGTTCAGCAACTACTCACATGAGCAGTTCATTATGCGCAATTCGCTTATCAGCGCCCCTGCGAAAAGCAGCTGTATCGACCTCGGCTGTTTCTCGCAGCAGCAGTGGTGCAATATGCTGTCGGGCAAGCACCCTGCAGGAGGCAAGGTAGTGATGCGCCGTGATGCCGGAAGCTGGCTCACTTTCCAGGAGGTGCAGCAGCTCAATGGTCGCCTTACCGATGGTAAGGGCGCACATGATGATTACCTCTGCATCAGACTGCCCAGCGAAGTAGAGATTGTCGATACCGTTTATCCCGTAAAGCCTACCTTTACGCTTGATACCCATGGTATCCGTGCCCTGGTAGTCTCGCTCAACAACGATTTTAAGCGCAGTCTGGTAGAATGGGCACTATCCACCTTCGACTTCTGCACCTCCAAAGGCAGGGTTATCGCCCGCTCCCATAATGCCATGCTGGAGCGGTACTTAATGCGATACGGCATAGAAGCCAGCGAGGAAGAGAAAGACGTGTTGCGCCGCATTATCGGCAGGTGGTTCCGCACGGAGCACTGTTTCTTTAAGAGCTATTCCTGCGTGGATATGCAGTATAAAGATAGCCGTGATAAGCCTAACCGCATCGACGAAGTGCAGTGGCTATGATTTTACACCTTATATAATAGATGTTAATTCATATCTAAACAAAAGTTAAATAATAGTTAAATCAAAGAAAAGTTATGAAATTACCTGATAGTTGCAGAGAGTTATTTCTTGACGGAGTAACCGATGCTTATTTTTATGCTGTACGGGAAAGCTCCGTTCCTATTCCCTTCAGCATACCGATGATATTGCAGATAACCGGCTGCCACTTTGCCGGCGAAGCACTCCATGTTGCCCTCAGCGAAGGTGACAATTACATCATATCCGATAGCATCACCGCCAAGCAGACTTCTTCAGAGGGTGGCAATGGTACCGTCTTCAAGTTCGAGATTACAGCCAATATTAGTGACGGAAAGGCGAATATACCCGAAATCATCAAAAAAATGCACGGAAAGGACTATTATATAGTCTTGCGTAAGCAGGATGACACGATTTATCTCTGCCATACGCTGCCTGGTACCTTCAGTATTACCGATTCCGTGACCGCTCAGAATGATGCTGAGACCCGTAGCATTACAGCTACCTGTCAGGCGATGTCAGAGTTTATTCCGATAACGATTGCTTAATCAATCATAAATTTATAGTACTTAATTATCTTCTAGTTTTAGTAAACATATATTTCATAGTATCGAAATTTTATATTAATTTTAGCCCTGCTGTCCGTGAGGATCGCAGGGTTTTTTGTTTTATCCGCTAGGCTAATTCAACATTCAACACTCAACATTCAACATTTTTTTTGTCCCTATATGCCCATGTATTTCCTTTACCTTTGCCGTCAGAAATATTGAAAGGTCTTCTTTTGCTAAATAAGGTAAGGAGATTTGTATTCAGGATAACGATAACATACATTTATTTTTAAAAATTTATTACCCACAATGAAAGGTCTATACGAAATTCTGACCGAAAAGAAGTGGATGGTGAACCCCGATTTCGTGCATGGCATTCGCAAAACGATCGAGCAGAATCTTAATACTCACACAGAGTTTACCAAACCGGAAAGGACTTGTGGATTCGTCACCGCAGTGGATGACAAAGGTAACACCTATTACCCGGAGGAATATCAGATTTCCGAGGATGGCAAGCAGGTGAAGGGTAACTATCAGCTCGATTTTCCGGAAGATGATGATCGGGGACAGAACTTCCCATTTGTTTCGGTTCTCACCGTAGATGGTCCTATTACCCGAAATGGTGGATATTGTTCTTATGGTTCTATCGACCATCGCGACATGATGATTCGTGCAGCTGACCATCCGCTTTGCCGAGGTCATCTTTTCATTATCAATACTCCTGGCGGTTCGGCTTGGGCTAAGAATGATTATGCTCTTGCCATCGACTATGCCCACTCCAAGGGTCAGAAAGTTATTGCTCTGGTAGATGGCATGTGCGCCAGTGCAGGTATGTATCTCGCCTCTCTTTGCGATGAGCGATATTATTTGAATCCGAAAGATGAAGTTGGTTGTATCGGTGTGATGGCTGCTTTTTATACTTTGGCTAATGGCTCAAAGGACAAATACACGGATGAGACTTATCACGAGGAGTACGATCCAGAGTCATTCGACAAGAATAAGGCTTACCGTGACATCGCTAACAAGAACGACAATAAGGAACTCGTAAAAGAGCTTGCCGAGTTGGGTGTTGAGTTCAGAACCGACGTAAAGAAGGCTTGCCCTAATGCAACCGACAAGCATCTCAAGGGTAAGATATTTAGTGCTGAAGACGTGAAGGGAATTCTTATGGACGACCAGAGCACCTTTATGGGTTGCGTTCAGCGTTGCTTTGCTCTCTACAATGGTACAGCCGAGCCTATCAAACGAGAAGCTTCTATTCAAAAGCCGGAGCCGAAAGAGAACGAGCCTGAGCAGGCATCAGCATCCACTACACAAGAGAATCATCAACATACAAACATCAAAAATCAAATCAATATGGCAAATTATCCAAAGATCAACGCCGCTTGCGGTATGCAGGATGGTCAGCAGATTGAGGTAAAGGAGGAAGGCGCATTTATGAATGCACCATTGCTCGACACCCTCGAAGCTCATCTTACAGCGCAGGAGCAGGCAGTGGCCGATGCAAAGCAGAAAGCCACCACAGCAGAGCAGAGTCTTGCTGACCTTCAGGCTAAGCACGACGCACTCGCTGAAACCATCGCCCAGAAGGACGGGGAGATTAAGAACCTGAAAGAGGCAAAGGCTAAGGCAGATGAGGACATCAAAGCCCTCAACGATGCCAAGGCAAAGGCTGATGAGGAGAAGGCTAAGGTAGATGAGGAGTTGAAGACCGCCCAGGCTTCACTCGCTACTGCCCAGCAGACCATCGCCGACAAGGACGCTCAGATTGCTGAGTTGAACGAGAATCCAGGCGAGGAGCCAGCGCAGGGTGCAGCACCTCAGAACAACGGTGAGGGCGCAAAGGCTCAGAACCTCCGTGAGTTCGACCCATCGAAGTACAAAACCAATGCTGAGCGCAAGGCAGCTTACGAGCGCTTTATGCGTGGCGAGGAGTAAGCCCTTCATCATCAGGATAACACTAAGTATTCAGGTTAAAACATTCTTATTCATTTTTTAATTAGTAATTGAAATTATGGCAACACTTCCTAAAGATTTTATTGGCACTACTGCCTTGCAGCACGTAGCCGAGCAGGTAACTAAGGAAATCCTTATGGGTCCAGGTTACACCGATGCAGAGGAGATGGACCGCTTGGCTATCGACATCGTTTCTGGTGTTCAGTACAAGCGTACTATCCACATTCTGCTCCGTAAGGGCGGTACTACCCGCCGTAAGGACGTTCACACTAAGGTGAACAGCAAGGTAGGTTTCTTGAAGGAGCGCACAATTACAGTGAAACTCGCTTGGGACCATTATACAGATAACATCGACAAGTACTGCGAGACAGTATTTGGTACAGACGCACAGGGTCAGTACCCTCTCGCTACCGAGGCTGCTACTGCTATCCTCGCCAACTATGCCGACAACTTGACCGCTTGCTTGTGGAATGGTGACATCGCTCTTGATAAGGGTGATGAGAGCACACCAGCTTCAGAGCAGGCTATGGCTCTCTATGATGGTTTCCATACCTGTATCAAGCACGACATCGAGGACGGTCTTATCAGCGAGGCTAACGGCAACTTGATTCATTGTGAGTCAATTGACAAGCCTTCTAGCAACGAGGACTCTACTCCTTACGATAACTTCTTGGATTGGCACCTGAAGTGGGATGCCCGTCTGCGCAAGCAGAACGTTCTCGTTTACATGAGCGAGTTGACAGCTCAGTACATCGCTGCAGGTTACGCTAACAAGTTTCACGGCAACTTCAAGGTTGAGTACGAGAACGGCGGTAACTTCAAGCTTCCAGGTCTTTCTCGTGTAACTCTCTGCCCTATCGCAGATTTCGGTGAGGGTGATCGTATGTACGTTACCATCCCTAAGAACTTCGTTTACGCAGTTGACTCTGAGGGTAACAAGACTTACGTAGGCGTTAAGGTAGGCACTGACGACGATATGCGCGACATCCAGTTCCAGATTCAGTCAATCCAGGGTGCAGGTGTCCGCAATCCGTTCAAGTACGCCTTTGCGATGTCAGATGGTGACCTTGCAGCTGCCGAGTATGTAGCTGGTGACTATACCAACTCTAACCTCGTAGTAACAACCGCAATGGAGGATGCTTCTACGGTTACAGATGGTAAGGTAAAGGTAAACGGCGCAGCTTATACTGCCCCAGTAGCTACAACCGCTAACCAGGTTATCACCTTGGAGGCAGAGAACGGCACAACCGATACCTTCTCTTACTGGAGCTTCGGCAACAAGAAGATTACGGATAAGAAGATTCAGCTTGCTGCCACCGGCACAAGCATGGGTGTCACCGCCTTCTTCAAGAAATCCTAACCCCCTCTCGCCTCCGTTCCCAGCGATTCCATCGCTGGTCCAACAGGCAGAGCGCAATCCCTCTATAAATCCTCGGCGGCGGTCGCCTGACCTGTCGGAATATGGCTTCCGCCGCCATTTCGTTTAATCATTAAAAAGATACAATTATGACAGAAACTGTAACATGCCCAGAGATCAAGGATATTCTATCCGAGAACGAATGTTTGGAGAGCTACGGCGGTCTTGGCGTAAACGTATATGTCTTTATCAAGAGTGACCTTGCTGCTCCTCTTGCGCCAGAGGCAGGTAAGAATTCTTATGCAGCGTTGACGGCTGCATCCTTCAAGAAGGGTAAGGGTCTTTTCAAGTTCGAGTGTCAGGATGGCGGTCAGGGTCATACCTGGGAAAACTTGGGCTACAGAAAGGGCTTTAAGCAGACTTTGGACTACATTCTTGAGAGCGTAAATTCTGCTTCTGCGTATGTGGCTCGTGCTCTCAATAACCTCAAGTGTGGTTACATCATCGAGGATGGTGATAAATCAATCATCATTTACGACAAGCAGCACGACTTCAAGTACGACTCCGGTAATATTAAGGGAGACACGGGCAAAAAACCAGAGGATGATCGTACAGTGACACTGAGCGGTTCCCTCAGTCCGACCATGTATGGCCGCTATGAGATTGCCACACCAGAAAGTGGTTGGGATTCTCTCCTTTCCGGTGCAGGCACAGCGGGGGAAGTGTAAGCGGAACTGACAAGAGCGATACCAATTCCGCTTCACAGCAGTCATCTAAGCGGAGCAAGCAGGTATCATCTATCAATGATGAAACCTCTACGCCCGGCGAAAACGATGAATAATCGCTCCCCTATCCAATGATTTCCATTGGCAATTTACTCTATAAATCAAAGCCTTGGTATTAATCCTTAGTAAAATAAGGCAAGATACCGGGGCTTTTCGCATTTAAAACTGCACATATCTTTCAGTTTTTAATATCTTATCCCATAATTAGATTTTTTTATGCAAAATGCGTTTCCGCATAGAATATTTTTCTTATTTTTGCAGCATAAAATTTTAATATATATAATGTATTTAAAAGAGTAAGAGCCTATGGAACTAAGACATTTACGTTCGTTTGTGTATGTGGCAGAGACGCTTTCTTTCAGTATCGCCGCCACCCGATGCTTTGTCACCCAATCCGCTATCAGTCAGCACATCAAGGCTCTAGAGGATGAACTGGGATGCAAGCTGCTGATACGCACATCGCACAGCATCATGCTCACCGAGAACGGAGAGGCACTTCTGCCACGTGCCAAGGAAATACTGAAGTTGGCGGAAGACTGCAAGGAGCATATCAATGCACTCAACAACTGCATGACCGGAGAACTGCGCATCGGTGTAGGTTCCTTTATCGCACCCTATATCCGTGTGGCTGCACTTATATTCATGGAGCGATACCCTAACGTAAGAGTGAATGCCGAATTTTCCAAGGCAACGAGCCTGAACCGCCTGTTGCGAGACCACATGCTGGATCTCGCTTTTACGATGAACGAAGCCTATACCAACGAGGGCATCGATAGCCAGCCTTGCATCCCATTCAGTCTTTGTGCCATCATGAGAAACACACACCCTCTTGCCAGGAAAGATAAGGTAACATACTATGACCTGCTGAAGCACGGCATCATCATGCCCGATGTAGGCGAACGTGTTTTCAACACTTTTCAGCAATATTTGCAGAACGATCTCACCAAATTAAGCGTAAAGTGTATCGTCAGTGACCCAGACGAAGACCTTGCCATCATAGAAGATACTCACCTGGTTACTTTTATGCCGAAGCTGTATCTGAAGAACCACCCTACCCTTATAGCTCGTCCTATCCATGGCATAGGAGAAGAACTGATGAGCAATGCCCACTGTATGAAGGATGTACCTATGAAGCGTTCTGCACAACTCTTCCTCGACATTATCAGGGACGAAGCCATCCCGTATATCAAGGCTTTGGAAGAAACTATGTAGTTTAGTACCAAAGTACAATTGTACTTATGTACTTATGTACTTCTGCACGTTTGTACTTTTTCTTATCTGTCTATTAGCGTTCCTGCTTCATGATTTATCCGCAAGAACATCTAATGAAAATCACTTTTCTGTTTACTTCATTCATGTTACCTTTGCATACGATTCCGATATTGGAAGAATTAAAACACAAAAAACTATGCAGGTAAAAACGAATGATGGCAACTATGATGTTGCCAGCAAGGGATTGGGTAATACCGCCCTTGGACTTGGTATCGCAGGTTTGGCTACCAGTTTGCTGGGTGGCGGTGCATCCTTGTTTAACCTCGGTAGAGGTAACAATGGCATGACTGCCAATCCGAGTGATCCGGATGCACGCTTTGTAACCAAGAGTGAGACCAACCTTATTCAGGAGAACTCTACATTGAAGACGGAACTTGCTATCCAGAAGAGTGAGAACTATACCGACAAGAAGATGGTAGATGTTACTCAGTATCTTGACGGTAAGATTCGTCAGCTCGAAAACAAGGTAGATGCCAACAAGGATGCACAGCAGGCGGTCAACGCACAGCAGATGGCATATAATGCCGCTGCCAACGCCAACATCGACGTGCTGAAATCGCAGGTGGCTTCACTCACGAGTGTTACCAAGCTGATGATTCCATCGGGCAATGTTTGTCAGATGGGATGCGGATGCGCTTGTAATCAGTAACCGTATTTTCGGATAAAAGGAAGAAACGATATGGATTACAAGAACTCGCAAATCCTGGCAGCGGTGGTGTCCGAATGGGCACGCCCTGCCATCTCTCAGATAGCGGCTGGCAATCTGATGCACTTGCCTATGCTCCAGTCTCTCCAGGCTACCATCGGCAGCATGGGACTGGTGAGTGGCAACTATTCTCTGCAAGCCGATATAGAACCGATGATTCAGCCTGTGGTCAATGCGCTTGTCACTCCGATGCTCGCCAAGTATTTCGGGAACATTCCCGAAGAGAGCATTCCGCAGATGGCGCACGATGTGGTAGAGCAGCTTCGCTACAAAGGACCGCTCTCTATCCTGGAGGGTGTGATAACCTTTGACGAGGAAGATCTTGACGAACTCGCCGACCTTCTTCAGAAGAACCTTCCGGTAGAGAAGACCCAGGGCTATCAGGTGAAACATTAATGCGGCGGTGAAGTCGTCGCTCTATTAAAACAGAAAAGACTATGAATAAAAGAACAATTCCAGCCTGCATCATGGCTACGCTTGCAGTAGGTGCAACCGCCACTGCTCCCTATTATGATGTAAATATCACGCAGCAGCTCTGTGCTCCTTCATGCGTGGACGAGACTCCGGTTTTCAACCCTCAGTTCTCTGTAAAGAGTATTGACAACGTGGGTACTTCGCAATATCTCATAACCATTCACGTAGAGGGTGTTATCAGTTACGTGCCTTGCAACTGTGGCTCCTGCTGCACCCGCTCGCAGGTAGTAAGTCAGGATTTCACCATTCCTGTTTTCTCTGCTACGGCAATCACGAACGTTACCACATCTCTTGGCAGCGTGAAAAACCGTCTTGTCAAGGTAGCCTGCTGCTCCTGCAGCAAGACTTTCGTGTGCGATGCTCCGTTAACACTCACCATCGCATGACTATCCACCAACAAAAGGAAAGGTAAGAGACGATGAAGTATATTCAGTTAATAGATCAGGCCCGCGCTCACGGCGTGGCTACCGAGAAGAAGATGATGGAGGCGATGGAGCAGTTGAGCTGCGACCTCGCCTCCCTGGAGGAAACAAATCCGGAATTGTACTGGTGCATCCTCCGTCACCAGCACGCAGTGTTCTATGATCGTCATTACAGCGAGAAAATGGCCAACCATGATGTCTGCCATCTTGTGTATAGCAAGAAAGGCGAGAATGGCGAATTGGTAGGAACCGGGGCACACTGGACCAAATCGCAGATAGTGAATGCCACCAAGGGCATGAAGTTCCATGATAAGGTGAACGATTGGGATAAGTATGTTGCCTTCAATGCCATGTACGCTGACCTGTGCAGCGATATGACAGAAGATGAAATCATCAAGGCAGCTTATCTCTTCTACTTCCAGGATGCAGACTGGCAACCCGAAGAAGACGATTGTACCAAGATATGGGATTATATGTCTGCTCACGCTATGATGTAGTTTGTTTTGAAATAGGTGATATGGATTTCGCACTAGCGAGTGCAAGTATTTAAAGTAAAAAGATTGGGATAACATTTTTTGAAGCCTCTTTGCGCCTACAAAAGCCGCAGGGAGGCTTTCTTTGTCCCCATCATCTTTTTAGCATTTGCTATCTTTGCCATCAGAAGAAATAAAAACGATAAAACAGAAAAGATATGGCAAAGATTCAACCTCTTGCAGATTTCATCCTCTCCTTCGAGGGAGGTTACGTCAACCACCCCAATGACAAGGGCGGTCCTACCAACATGGGCGTAACATTGAAAACCTGGCAAACCCAAGGTTACGACAAGAACAACGATGGCCGCATAGACGCAAAGGACGTGAAGCTTATCACCAAAGCCGATGCTATCTCCATCCTTCGCCGCTGTTACTGGAACCGATGGAAAGCCGATGACATCAAAGACCAAAGCATCGCCAACATCCTGGTAGATTGGGTCTGGTCTAGCGGCACACCAGGCGTAACCCTCGTGCAAGCCATGCTTGGCGTAAGAGCCGATGGTATCGTGGGCAACAAAACCCTCAAGGCGCTCAACGCCCAGTCCCCTAAGCAGTTCTTCGACCGCATCAAGGCTCGCCGCAAGCAATATATAGCCGGCATCATCGCCAAGCACCCTAGCCAGCAGGTCTTCGAGGCAGGCTGGCTCCGTCGCCTCAATGCGATCAATTACGGCAGTCTCATCTCCAATGGCGGCAAGAAAATAAGTTTTTAAAGGTAAAAGAGTAAAAAGGTAAAAAGAGCCTTAACCCCTTTACGCCCCCGTTCCCAGCGATTCTATCGCTGGTCCGTAGATAATAAATCATTTTAACAAATAAATAAAGTAAAAAAAATGGCTTCTTACAATGGAAATGTTGACCTTTTGTCTCTGAATGGAGTAAAGGTCTTAGTAGGTATCGATGAGAAGAATAAGCAGCGTCCTTACGTTTGCATTCCTATCGATGTGAACGAAATTAGAGTAGAGACATCAAAGAATGATGCAAGTAAAACTCAGGCGAAACTGAGAGTTGGCATCTATCCTTTCAATGAGGCGTATAAGAATAAGATTCGCCAGACTGCAGCCGAACGTGGCGACACAAAAGTGAGCGTACCTACCCACGAAATGCACATTTCGTTCTCCGTCGAGTACATCAAGGCAGTGGCAAAGAATTTCCCCAAGCTCGTAGAGCAGGTGAAGGAAGCCAATAAGGATAAAGACCCTGACATCGTAAATCAGGATTTCAACGACGAGAACTCTCACCTCTTCAAGGCAATCCGTACTCGCATGAATAAGCGCATCGCCAGCCTCTATCAGCCACAGCCTACCTCCCAGCAGCAGACGTACCCACAGCAGCCATACGGAGCCGCCGGCAATGCTACCGCCTATGTACCGCCAGCAGATGGAGGCAATGATTATTCATCAATGCCAGGTTACGATGATCCGAACAGCGACCTGCCATTCTAAAGGTAAAAAAGTAAAAAGGTAAAAAAGCCTAGCGGGATTGCATGGCAGAAGAAGCAAGTATTACTTCACACGCCCTGAAAGGGCAGAAGCTCCTAGCCCAGGGCATCGCCCTGGGTATATGGGATGTGTTTTATGTCGCCCTGTAAGGGCAAAAGCTTTTTTACCTTTAAAAAATAAGAATATGCAAGAACAAATAAATCTTACAATTCCGAAGGGCTGGAACCAATGTACTCCCTCCCAGTTGGAAGCCCTCGCTGCCATCATGCAGGAGCAGATAGCCAAAGTAGACCGCTATCACCCCTTCGATATGCAGAAGGTGAAGATAGCCGTCTTCTTCCTTTTTGCGGGGATAAGCATCAATGCCTATCCCGACCCTCGTCTGCCTATCAATGAGCAGCACTACCTGGTAAGCATAGAGCCGCAGAAGAAGAGCCTCTTGAAGAAGCTCCTCTCCCTCTGCGCCCCCGTCCCCAGCGATTCTATCGCTGGTCAACCCCAGAGTAGCCATTTCCCCCTCTACCTCTGGCAGCTCAACTATTGGCTCTCCCCGAAAGCCAAGACCGATAATAAGACCTCCCCTGAGTATATCGCTCAGGGCGCAGGTCTTCTCGATTGGTTGGATGCAGATAGCGGCAACTTCCTCACCCGCTTCCCCTATCCGATTATCGGACAGAAAGCCAAGTGGTACCGTCGCGCAAAAGCCTTCCGTGGTCCTAACCCCGACCTCGATGGCTTCTCCTGGCAGCAGTACCGTTTTGCCAGCGACATGATGCAGACCTACACCAAGTTAAGCAATAACCTGGTAAAGATGAAGAAGATGGATAAATTCACCGAGGAGCAACTTCAGACGCAATCCCAGAGCGTAGCCAGTGCAAGAAACATGTTCCTTGCCACCATCTTTAACACCACCACCCAGTACGTCGACGCAACAACCGGTATCACGAAATACGATTTTCATTATGAGTCGAAGCAGTTCACCGAGAACGCAGGTTATTTCGTCAAATACCCGGAAGCCAACTGGCAGGTTATCCTCTTCTGGTGGAGCGGCATCATGCACACCCTAGCCCATCGCTACCCTCACGTGTTCAAGGTGCAGAAGGTAGATAATAAAAAGCCGCAAACCCCGATGGAAATCTACACCGCCACCACCGCTACGATGCAGAAGTATGCTGGCCTAACAGAAGATCAGGTCAACACCCAGTCCTATTCCCTCGTTCTTGAACACCTCGAAAGGTTGTCGAAAGAGAATGAGGAAATGGAAAAGATAAGGAGAAACAAATGATAGATGTAAAGGCATCCGTACACTTTTTTAAAAGCCTCCGTTCCCAGCGATTCTATCGCTGGTCCCTCCCCTCTTTGTCCCTTCCAAAACCATAAAAAGCGCTAATTTTACACTCAGAAATAGAGAGAGAAAAGCGGGTGTGCGTATATCGCCACCCTTCTCTCTTTCCATCACATTCAGGATAACATAAAAAAGAAACGCAAAAATGGCAAGCAAAAACAAAAACAGAGTAACCAACCTGCAGCAGCTCCAAAATCGTAGTGAGGAACTGAAAGATGCAGGCTATGTAGCCGTTCGCCCGGATGCCTTTACGCCGCTTAAGAATGGCGGCGGTAAAGTCTTTTCCTGGAACGACTACGTCCACAGCATGCTCCTTACCACAGCCGGTATGTCGGCAAGCGGTGGCGACGCAAGCGGTTCTGCAGCACGTCAGCAAGTCTCCACTATCTTTGCATCGAGTGGCGGCGAGAACATGGGCAAGCCGAAAGGCGTAGGTACCGAAGGCTTAGGCTTTATGGAATGGGGTATGGCCAACCGACTGCCTAACCTTATCTGGATGCTCTCCCGTATGTCGCCTTTTACCGCAGCAGGAGTTGATTACATCAAGAAGATACTGGTAGGTCGCGGTCCAGCAGCCAAGTATCATTACACCCAGTACGTAGGCGGCAACATCACAGAGAAATATATCCCCTACGAGAGTGCCGGAGTTTTGCTCCGAGGTCAGATAGCTGACCTGAAAGCCAAGGAAGAGGCAGCCGCCGAAGCCAAGCGCCAGAACGAGCAGCAGACCCAGAACGGGCAGTCTCAGCAGGAGGAGTCACCGTTCTCTGCGGTTCAATCGCAGGTCTTATCCTCCGATGAAGGGGAAAGCGAGGAGATGAAATCTCTGAAAGAAGCTCTCCGCAAATGGGAAGAAACCAATGCCCAGCTTCGTGATTTCCTGGAAAACAACGACCTGATGCAGACCTTCCTCGACCTGGCAGGAGATATGGCTCTGATGTCACAATGCTTTGTAGAGCTCCAGCTCAATCAGCGTTCCCTCGACGAGAACGGAAAAGCTGTTCCTACTGCCCAGTGGACCCCGAAGGTGATCGGTCTGAAGCACCGCAGCATCTTCACCACCCGATTGGAACGCATGGACGAAAACTATCGCATCAACTATGCCTACGTGAGCAATCAATGGCTCGACCCTACCCAATACGTCGGCGTGCAGAAAGAGGAAGACCGCAAGATAGCCGCTATCCCTTATCTTCCTACTACATCAGCCGTGAAGGATTTGCAGCGCAATATACGCGAGGCACGTCAGAAGAACGTAAGCCGCAAGAAACGCCCTACCCGCTTCATCATGTCGCCAAGAGATTTCGGCGGCCCCTACTATGCCGATGCCCTTTGGCACTCCATCTTTGCCGGCAGCATTTTTGAGTATGCCTTCACCATCGTAGATGACCGCCTTACCCGAAAGCGCAACAGCAACATCATCGGTAGAGTTATCTATATCCATCAGGACTATATCAGCAGGCTCTATCAGCAGCAGGGTGAGAAGAAAAAGAAAACCCAGGGCGAGATTCAGAACGAAATCTTTACTTCTATCAATACCTGGCTCTCTAACCCCGATAATGCAGGTCAGGCGCTCATTTCCTCTGCCTTCACGGGCAGCGATGGGAAAGAGCACAAAGCTTGGGAAATCGTAGAAATCGAAACCAAGGCAAATGATCAGGCGAATGCCGACAAAACCGAGTTGCAGGAAATAAGCAGCATCATCTTTTTTGCCATGGGACTTGATGCAAAGCTTATCGGCAACACCCCTGGCGATACGGCATCATCGGGCGGTACCGACCTGAGAGAGCGTTTCCTGGTCAAGCAGATTCAGTTTGCCCCCTTGCAGCAGTTGATGATACGCCCGCTGGAAGTTTTGAGCCGCTTTAACGATTGGGACGAGCACCTGGTGTGGCAGATAGACCGAGAGGTACTGACTACCCTCGATAACTCCAAAACGGGCGTTGCCAAGCAAGGTCAGGAATAATGTTTAATGTAAAAGCAAAAAGAAAATGATACTCTCATCAAATCAAGAACTCAGGCTCCATCTCCCCAGCAATGCCGTGGACGAGGTAGCCAACCTGCAGGGTATGCTCGACAATAGCGAAAAGGACTTCTTGAAGCCTCGCCTTGGAGCATCCCTATACGACCGTCTCTGCAAGCAGTATGCGAGCCTAGACCCTTTGGTCTTCTGTGAAGCTGTTGGTGATGGTACCTACGTCAACGACCCATGGAATGAGCTTCTGCTTTATGCCCAGCGCATGATTGTGAATGATGCGATGGCGCAGAACATCGAGAAGCAAGCCCTTTCTGTGAATGGCTCCGGTATCAATGTAGCCTCCAGCAACGACTATTCAGTAGCCACCGACAAGCAGATAGCGCAGGGCAAGGAAAGCTATCGCCAGTCTGCCATGACCTCGCTCAATAACCTGCTTTCCCTCTTGGAGGGATGGGCTAAGGAAGTGAATACACCTATGCCTATCGATGCAGCGGGCGATGGTGCAGAAGGCAGCACCCCTTCAGATGGCAGTAACCAGGGTTCCCCATCAGAAGGAACCGATGAAGGAACCGATAGCGGCAAAGATGATGCAGAAGAAGCCGAGAAGAAGCAGCATGAGGCGATAGAGGAAATCGTAACCCTCTGGCAAGAAAGTAAGTACTACTATTATCATCGGGATCTGCTTTTCCCTACTTGCGAGTCTTTGCAGCCGTATCTCGATATTTACGGCAACAGAGATAAGTTTGTGCGTCTCATCCCTGATATGCTTTTCATCCAGAGTGAGTATCTGGAAGAGGCATTTGGCGAAGATTTCATCCCTCGCCTCTTGCAGGCTGATGAGAACGACAAGATGCTGAAGAAGGCACGTCAGCTTGTAGCCGCCTATCTCAAGGAGCGTACATCAGTTATCAACTTCGATAAGTTGACCCGATCCACGGCGCACAATGATGCCATCACCGTAAGGGAAAGCATTCATCGGTTGCTGAAGAAAGAGGAAGCCGAGAAGCAAGCCAAACTCGATGCAGCCAAAGCTGAGAGTGCCGCAGAAGACAGTACCTCTTCATCATCGACGAGTAACGCCTCCATCGCTTCATCATCGGATAGCAGGGACGGCATCGAAGGTTACGACAACAACCAAAAAGGTTCTCGTATCTTCGTCACGCCAATCCTATGCTAAAAGGCTTATTTTCGGTTTAATGTCATATCAAGCGTCTTCAAAACCGCTTAATTTGACGTTTAATCGGGAATTAAGCCTAAAACAGGCAAAAAATATTCTTAATTTTCAAATAAATAACAACAACAAGGATTTATGGAAAATTTATCTTTACAGGAAATCATCAGCATCTTGAAGCCAGCTATCGGCGCAAGAATGCTTACCCAGGAACAGAAGGATGCTTATGAGCAGGGATTGTTTCTCCTGGAAGGTGCAAGTAATGCACGCTCGTTTATCGAGAACTCACGCAAGTTTAAAGATTATCATCGCCGTACCCGACAGATGATCGCCTATCTCAACAGCTACAACAACTCTCAAGCTAACGCTGCATCATCTGCTACCGACAAGCGACGTGTGGGCAGACCTACCAAGCAGGAACAGATTGAGTATGCCGAACTTCAGAAAAAGAAAGCCATGGAAGAGGCGAAGCAGTCTCTCTTCCCTAGCCTGAAACCGGACACCACCCTGCAGCCGCTTACCTATAATGGTATCGTAGCCAACCCTAACGGCGAAAGTATCGCTGCCACCATGCCCAACCTAATGCAGTTGCGTCCGTTCCTCTCTACCGCCCTGCAGGAGCAGGTGAACACCGTGCATGACCTCCGCAGCGAGATGGCAAGCAAGGCAGAACAGGCTAAGACCAGGGCTGAAGCCAACGAGAAAGCCATCTCTCAAGGCAAAAGTGCCGTCTACACCGAGGATGAGATTGCCGAACTCGCCACAAGAGCCGTAGAAATCGAAAGCGATATTCTTCCGGAAATCTTCAAGGCTGTAGATAGAGAAATGGGCGAGTGTTATCTGCGACTGAGCGAGAAGACCGGAGACCCTGAATATATCGCCTATGTAAAGAAAACCTTTACTGTCGACCCTCAGACCCTCCGTACCCAGTTTAAGCCATTCTATGAGAAGGCGCAGTCTCGCGACCCTCGTTTTGCCGAGCAGGTAGCCGAGAAAATTGCCAACGACCGTCCGGAAGTAAAGGCAGCCCGTGATGCAGCCGCCAAGCACAAGGCAGAAGCCGATGCTCGCATCAAGTATATCCTTCGCAAGGATAAGCCATCTACCCAAACGAGAGTGAAAGGCATCAAGGAGCGCATAGACCAACTTCGCCAGGATTTCTCTGACATCGTGACCGAAGAGGAGCTTTCCGGCTATGAAGCTATTCTCACAAAAACTATAGAAGAAGCCAAAGAGGATCCCGAAGCATAATTCCCCTCTCGCCACCGTTCCCAGCGATTCTATCGCTGGGTTCTTTTTTATGTCCCCTCTAATAAGAAAAAACCTCCTATCTTTGCCCTATAAACAAAGAAGAAAAGCAATATGGCAAAGAATAAAGAAACCCCAGAACAGCGCACGCAGCGTTTCAAGACCCTTTGCGTCCATATCCTCGCCCAGAGCGGCAATTGCCAGGAATCTCAGCATGCTTTCAAGAGCACGCAGAGCATTCCCGATATGTGCGAGGCATGGCGCAAATACTGGCATGGCTTAATCACCGAGGTACCGCAGCAGGTAATCGATGCTTTCAAGGCGGTATATCCCGAGTTTAAGGCAGATATTAACCAGGGTGGTATCTTCTATAACGAGGATTCGCCCACCGGTACCGTCCTCGTAGGCGATACAGACGAGGAAATCCACCTCTACTCCTCCCGAAAGATATACGTCTTAGGCAAGGCGCACGTCATTCTCCATAATGCCGCTACCGCCCTCGTAATGAACGAAGGCTGCAAGGTAGAACTCCTGGATGGCAGCAAGGCAACCATCAAGGCTGGTTACGGTATCGCCAGGAACTATGCCCACCTGGTAACTGGCAGCGAGGCAGAAAGCTACGACCAGAGTGTAGTCTTCATCACCGATGGCACCCTTCACGACCATGGGCACCAGAAAATCAATGCTTTTGGTACGGCAACCATTGATACCTTCACCGATCGCCTCATAGATTTATACGATAAAGCAAAAATAGAAATCAGAAAATGAACTCACATCTTACTATATTAATAAACGACAAGCCGGTATCTTTGCCCGATGATTTCTCAATAGATATTGAGGACCAGAACCCCGTGTTCAACGATACGGAAATGTTCTCCTATCCTTTCTCTATTCCGCTGGACGGCAACCGATGGCTTGTAAAGAACATCGAAGATATTCATGCCGCCATGAAAGCCGTGAATATGGAGCACCTGCCTACTCGCATTCATGCCGACGGATTGCCATTCCGCAGCGGTACCCTGGTTATGCAGGATGGTGAGGAGATAACCAACTCCCTCTCTATGAACATCGATGCCAGCACCCAGAGTTTCAGCGAGCTTATCAGCGACCTGCAATGCCGTGATATTCCTGTAAAGGACCAGATTATCATCGGTGAGAAAATCGGTAATGTGAGGGTGGATATAGAGAGCGACCCTGTGGTAAAGGTAAATGTTTTTGTTACCGGAGGTAAGCATAAGGATGATAAGACGGAAAACCACGAAATCAGAGCCGCCCACGTAAGCGTAAGCAAGGTTCTCGAACCGCAAGCACTCGGTTTCTCTTATCCTGCCAGTTGTAAGGAATATACAAGCACATCTACCCAGCATTATAAAGGTGATGCGTATAAGCTCTCAGAGCGTTCCTATCCGCAGAACCATACAGTAAATGAGCCTACCATCGCAAATAACGGTAACTATATAAACACTGCTGCTGCCTATGGCGAAACCGATGGCGCGGGCAGGGCAGCCGCTTACTGCAACGCCCGTATCTGTTACAAACATCATGGTCTTGATGATGACAAGAAGACGGCGAGCGGTGTTATTAGTACGAAAGACTGTACCTGGACGAACGAAGACCTTTACCCTTATTGGGTATTGGATGCCAAACGTCCGCAGTCGGGTATCTGCTTCTATGTGCTTTATTTCCTCGATTGCCTCTTTGACTATCTGGGTGTAACTTTCGATAAGCGAGCCTTAATGCAGATAGAGGATTTGAAGCATCTTTGTTTCTTCACGACCGTATGCAGCTACGATACCGTCAGTTACCAGTACGACGAGGAAGATCCTACAGGCGCAAAACAACCTAATCTTCACCCTCACCATGGTACTTATTACCGAAAAGACGATGCCGAAGTCATCGCCAAGAAGAAGAAAGCTGGCGAAATCAAGACGGGTTATTTCCAAAGCCAGGAGCATATCAATTCATGGCTGGAAAGCCGTGGTTGCGGTGGAAAGATTAATATCGTAAAGGCAGAGAATAAGGACGTGCAGGAATTAACACTCCACACATCTGAAGGCACCACCGAGCATATACAGGTTGGTGAGGTTCGCGATGATGGCGGCAAGGTTACTAGTATCAGCATCGAGGCAAAAATCAGCAAGTTCAAGGTACAGGCAAACGTGCTTAATATGGTAGCCAACAGCGGCAATTTCCCTGATGAGAGCGTAAGCACCGTAATCTCATCTCTTGAAAGTGCCTTTGGTATCAAGTTCTCGTATGATTACGAGCAGAAGAAGGTAACAGCTTATCTTACCCGTGATGTGTTGCGCAAGAGCGGTAATGAGGCAAGAACGTTTCATGCCAACATCCACTCCATGGTCCCGATGACCGAGAAGATTACAGGTGTGCGTATGCGCTATTCTGCAGAGAGTGATGCAAAAGATCAGCGTCAGAATGTACTCGATAGCCGTAGAAACAAGAACATGGGTTATTCTATCGATTATGATTACATCGATTACCCTGCGCCAGATAGTGGCGATAACTCCACCATCTATAATCTCGACTACATCGATTTCTTCCATAATCTGAGTAGTGGAGATAAGCATTGTTATATCGACCGCAAGACTGGCAACGCTTATCGCGTAAAGGTGAATAGTGATGCAACCACGACAGCCGACTTGAAACCGGTACTCTTTGAGGTAGGTCAGTTTAAGGGTGTAGAATATGGAGATTGCAGCGATGAGAACGAAGATTTCATTCACGATATTTCGGTAGATTTTACTCCTGTTCCGTTCAATGATGTGAACTATTTCAAGGAGATAGAAGCTGCCTATGGCTCTCACGAGGCAATCGACTCCTACAACGGCAAGAAATATGGTGTAACCATCGCCGATAGTCTGCCTATCCTCTGTGCTTATGTAGATGAGGATATGGAGCATGAGTTTGTGGAACAGATTATCAATCAGACTATCTCTACTGCTTTCTGTGATTTCTACATGCAGCAGACACTATCACTCGTAGAAAGCTACGACCCGTCGAGCACCGATGATGGCAATTCTCCGTTGCAGGATGATTCACGCTGGGGATATGCGGTTGCTTTGATGCGAGGTGGTGGTAGCGATGCTACCCGCCAGTCTTACGATTATAATTACGACCACTTCGGAACGTCCAAATGGCGTACCGTATCTGGTAAGTATGCCCTGGCATGCGATTCACTGGATATGATGGGCAATGAATTTGACTATAATGGTATTCAGGAAGGAACGGGCGAAGGTGAAAAATTCTCGCTCAAGATACGTGCTTTCAAGGAACCATCGTGGTTAAGTGATCCGAAGTATCAAAATGTAGTACTTTGTGATAAAGATGAGGTAGATAAAAATGGTAAGGTGGTTAAGAAGGTTCGCTCCCGCGGCTTATTTGATACCTTCATTCTCCCATACGCCTACTTCCTTCTGAACAGAAAGAAGTTTATGGTGAGATGTACCACCACCGTAGCGCAAGTGGCCGATATACCAAACCACTGGCAGGAATGGTGGAACATTGGCGGCATGAAATGCCTCATAGATAAGGTAAATACCACCATCGATGTCAAGACGGGAATGGGCGAAGTTGAGCTAACGGTATACGCGCTATAAAAGGCAAAAAAGTAAAAAGGTAAAATATGTTTTATAACATAAAAAGAATAGTAAAATGGATAAAAAGATATTGATTACTGGAACCGGTATTATTTCTGCCATGGGCAGAAATACAAAAGAAGTAGCCAAGAACCTTTATCAGGGCAAATGCGGCTTGCATCACGATGAACTTCGTGATAACTATAACTCCGATTTGTGTGGTAATGTACCAAGCTGGGAAGAAGATTACCACAATATTCTCACCCGTGCGCAAAACGAGTGCATGCCCCTTCACGGCTTCTACGTCCTCGAAGCCGTACTTGAAGCCTTGAAGGAAGCGAAGGTTGGCAAAGAGTTCCTTGAAAACCATAATGTATCAATCATCGTAAGCAACGACTCTGAATGTTACGAAAGTAAAGATGTGGTCTTTCACGTGAAAAAGGACATCTCTAATCGTAGACTTCCGGTAACAACCCTGTTCCGTTCACTTAATTCCACCATCAGCATGAACCTGGCATCCATCCTCCATATTCATGGCTTATCACTTACCGTAAGCGCAGCCTGTGCAGGAGGTGGCCACGCCATCGGTCTTGCCAAGATGCTTCTCGATAGCAAACAGACTGAAATGGTAATTGTAATTGGTGCACAGGAATGCGAATCTCTATATTGCATGGAAGCTTTTGATGCCCTGGGCGTATTCTCGCCTGATAAGGTGCAGCCGTTTGGTAAAGGCAGAAACGGATTGGCACCATCTGGTGGTGCAGCTTGCATCATTCTCGAACCATCGGATAGTCTTCGATTGAAAGAAGAGAAGGTGCCTTCCTTCGCTTCCCTTTCCGGTTATGGTTTCTCTTCAAACGGCAAAGCTATCACTACCCCTGATAGCTATCAGGAAGAAGTATCTATGCTGAATGCTATCGAGAACGCTGGTCTGGACGAAGGCATGATAGACGTAGTACTTGCTCACGCTACTGGCACACCGATGGGCGATGAAGCCGAGGCGAAGGCAATAGAGAAGGTCTTCCCTATCTGCCCTCACGTAGTAGCTACTAAGGGTATGACAGGTCACGAGTGTTGGATGGCAGGTGTATCGCAAGCTGTACAAACTGTAGCGATGTTCACATACGGCCGTCTGTTTCATGCAGCCACCACCGAGGAGAATGCCTTCCCGAAACTTAACCTGGTGTTGCGCCCTAAGTATTACGATCCTCATCATATTCTCTGTAATGCCTTCGGTTTCGGTGGTACCAATTCATCCTTTATCATCTCAAAAGCATAGTTATGAAAAAAGAAGAAATAACCTCTCGCATTATCGCTATCGTGAACAGCCTGAAAACATCATGGGTAAAACACGAAGTAACCCCTGCCTCTAATCTCCGAGATGAGGTAGAGCTGGAATCTATTGATTTTCTCGATATGATTCAGCAGGTGGAAATGATGTTCCATATCAAGATTACCCCGGAAGAGGCGAAAGATTGCAAGCTCGTTTCCGATGTAGTGAATCTCGTAATTAAAAAGAAAGAATAACATGGCACAGAAAATCAATCTCACATCGGGTTCTGTATTTGCCGGAAACCCGATAACCTTTACCATCACCCCTTCCGTGGCTACAAATCCATCCTTCCATCGGGTTATCGTGGAAGTGAACTTTGATAATGGTACGGGCAGTTACGAAACCAATAAGCTCACGATCCCCGTTACAACCGAGAGAAGTGATGTATCGCTTGATATATCCTCTGCTCTCCGCATAACGCTGGATAGCTACAAGTATACTGCCATTCCATCCACCTACCCCGTGGTAAGCTGGTACATCAAAGCCTACGATGAGTATATGGATAACAACGGCGAGGTGCATACCGGTGTAGGCGAGGTCTATTATCCAGCTGATGGCTCGAAGAATAAAGGTGAAACCAACCTTCGCTGCATAGCCGGAGCCTTCAGCGATATAGAACGATTGAAATCGGGCGTAACGAAGGCAGTCACCCTTCTCTCCTGCAAACCGACTGATACTCACGAAATAGCCGTTGTAGGCGAGAGCTTCGTTTATCCGGTATCATATAGCGCAGCACAGAACCTAGCCACCAGCAGTTCATTGACCGCCCCTGTATCTAGGGAGCAGGAAATCACGAAGGAAGGTGTGCAGAGCATTCAGGGGCACCCCATCTATGCTCAACCATCCTCTGAAGCTGGAGACCGTACCACCTTCCGTTTCATTAACCGCTTCGGTTGTCTGGAGAGTATCAGCGTACCGAAATCCTACTCTCAGAAGATGAGTGTCGAGAGCACGCAATATACGAAAGCTATTCAGGAAACCTTCAATGAGTTCTCCCGTTCGGCTATTCAGAAGCAGAATGATCGTGAAAGTTGGCTCTATCAGAGTGACCCGCTCACCAAGGCATGGCAGCAGTGGTATCTTCATGAGTTCCTGATGTCTGAGCACGTATGGCTGAAAGCAAATGATGCCTGGCTTCCTTGTACCATCAATCTTGAAGACGAGATAACCATCAAGGACGAAACCAACAAAAATATGTATTCCGTTTCCTTTACTGCAAAGCTCGGTATCAACGGCGACCCATTTATTTAATGTTGAGTGTTGAATGTTGAGTGTTGAATTAGGCTAGCGCCGTTGAGTCCGTTAGGCTAATTCAACATTCAACATTCAACACTCAACATTTTACAATCCCATTCAACATTTTTTGTCCCCACTAAAAAAGCGAAAACCTTTATCTTTGCCTTATAAATAAATAAAAATCCAAACAGAAAAATGGCAACAGAAGCAAAAAGTACAAACTATTGGATCTCGAGCACTGCGCTATACATCCAGCTCAATGCGATGGGAGAGCCTGACTACATCCAGTGTAGTGTCGTATCGGGTGCTTCCGTTCTCTGCTATATGAGCGATGTGCCCGGCTTGGGCTATGATGCCGGGCACAACTATCAGCGCTGGACGCTTGCTGCCTACCCTTCTATCTTCCCCGATAGCGAACGGAAGTATGTGTATATCGCCATTCCCCGACAGTCTACCACCGATAATAACCAGGCTACCGTCGTGTTCCCTGGTCAGAAGATAGATATATACGGTAAAACTATTCCATCTTCCGGAACTGAAGGTGTGCAGATAGGCAATGAGGCTTATTACTATATCTTTACAGGCGGTATCATATCTGCTGTAAAGACCGATGCCGACAATACCAGAAAGCGAGAATGGGAACAGCATTTTGATTGCGGAAAACTGGCTACCGCCGAGGCTATAGCCAGTGGTGGAGAAGGCGCATGGTGGCGGTATAATTCCGTATCAGATACCATTACCTTCCTCAAGGAGATTCTGAAGGCAAACTTTAATGAATTGTCGGCAAAGGTAGCTCGCGTAACCAGTCTTTTCCTGGGTGGGCATGAACTGAAGGGCGTTGCTGACAGTAACGACACCCTGGAAACAAGCAATGATACCGTCGTTACCCCTCAGTATCTCGGTCAGTTTGGGGTGAAGCATTTCCTTGCCAAGGATAAGGATGATACGGCTGCAGGCTTAATCACCTTCCTGAAAGGCTTGCGTTTAGGTAAATCGACTAAATACTACATAGATGCCGACGGAAACGTAACCATCAACCTCTTGAACTCTGCTGATTACGATGATGCAACTCAGTCAGGTTTCGGATTCTATAAGCGAAAGGATGGGAAATACGGATTGAATGTTACTGACATCTCTGTCTGGGGCAAGGCATACTTCAACAACTTGACGATTCGTGAAACCACCTTCGTAGGCGGTAATCTCGTTTTCTCACCTTCGGCAGGTAAGATATTCGAGGTAAAAGAGATTTACAACGAGACCACAAATGAACTGTCTGGATGGAAGTGCTATCTGTTGGCAGACGATGGAACGACCGCTACCACGAATATGTTTGAGGTTGATGACCAAGTTCGATGTGAAACCTTTAACATCAAGGCTGGCGTATATGAGAATGTATCGAACAAGTTCTATTGGCGTAAGATTACTGATGTATCTACGGATAATGAAGAGATAAGGGATTCTAACAATAATATCCTCTATGACGGAAAGAAATTCTCATGGATAGTTATCTCTGCAAGTGATAAGGCAGAAGGTAGTGATAACCCTGCTGCTGGAGACACAATCGTTCTCATGGGTAACCGCACGAACACAAACCGAATGAGCTTCGTGGTTAAAGAAACCTATGGTGATAACGCTCCTAGAGAGGTCGGCTACACTAACGTCCACAGCTACACACTCGGCAATGATAACCTTGTTTATGAAATAAGTCCGAAGAAGGCGCGGTTCTACTCTCAGTACTTCGAGATAGTAACCGTTGAGGGTTTACCTATTAAGACCATCAACTATCGTGGCGATTGGAAGCAAGGAGATACCTACGTGTACTACGACCAAGTGACGCACAACGGAACGACATGGCTCTGTGTTGCACCCGAAGGAACAAATGTAACGAGTGAACCTGCAAGGGGTAATGATTTCTGGAAGGCGCAGAATGCCATCCTTGATGCTACACTCAATATTACGCAGAGCACAGGAGAATGGATAGACAAGGGCGAGACAAACCATGTAGAATGTTCCGTGATACGTGGTTTTGAGAATATTACAGACCAAGTAACATCGTGGAACATCGTGCGAGATAGTGGTGATGCTGTCAATGATGCGGCTTGGCAGAATAAGGATAAGGTCAAGAACTTTGATGGAACGATAGATATAGCATGGACGGATGATGATGATGACATCGGTGATTCTACTAGCTGTATCTTCACCATCACTGCTTTTTGGGGTAATAAAGTTGAATTAGCAAAAGGAACGATAAGCGTATGATGTATGTAATATTAGACAAGGTGCAAGCGTTGGGTCTCGGATTCAACCTGCATACCCACATAACTGCTCACGGCAAGATGATTCTCAACGAGAAGGAAGTGTTGATGAGCAGCAATATTCAAGGTGATACCTTTGATGAGCGTGTTAAGAATATCGGTGGTAAGGCTATGACCGAGCAAGAGTTGGAACAATTTAAAAATACGGAGGAATAAAGATGGCAGATACTAATTACTCAGCACAAGGTTGTATACCTGTACGAAGAGTTCGTAACAACGATTCTTTGTCAATCTCAATAGAGAGCACACAGCCTCTATTTCAAGGCGTGGATGCAAATAATGACAACGCTACACCCTTCCCTAACTGGGAAACTGATGATACGGCTCGACCTATCCTTACCCCTGTGGTTAAGAGTGCGAAAGGTAATATCGTATCTCTCAGCAACCATCATTGGCAGTATGGTGATACTCTGCTTGTGTTTAGCGGAAGTACGAGCGGTACGTTTCAGCTTACAGGAGATGGCAAGTTCGGTATAGATGCAAACGGAAGGTTGAAAATATTCAAGAACCTTGCATCAAGCAGTTCTACAAGCTCAGACACACTCACATATACCGGAACTGCAAAGATTGGTGATAGCAGCACTCAGGACGTTAGCGGATTCGTTACTATTCTCATACAGCCAATGGGTAACAACTCATATATGGGATGGATAACAGCTAACCGCTCGATACTGACAGATGCGCAGAATGAGAATACGGCTACACTTTCGGCAAGATTGTGGTTATCCACAACGGAACTTACCGACTTCTCTGTCAAGTGGAAGAACTCGGCAGGTGAAGTACTCGGAAGTGATAAGACACTCACGGTTACTCGTGATATGGTGAACGGCTCTACCCTCATTACTTGCGAGTTCTACCACAAAGATGCTCAGAATGCTTGTTTCCGTGCTGGTAAGGTAATGACCGATAATGCGGACGAATACGTCATTGTCGGGGAAGTATCAAATCTCATAGGCGATAAGGCTGCAACGATTACAGGGCGTATCAAGAACACAAGAACAAATGCTATTGTAACGCCAACCAACGTTGCGTGGAACGCCAAAGCCTACAAGGACAACAACGAGCTTATCAAGGAAGTAAGCTCTAATGTTATCACAATCGCAAAATCTGAGAGTGATTATGGCGGTACAGAGCATGATGCTTATGTTTTATTCACGGCAACTTGGTAAAATAGGAGGAATGAACTATGGCAACAAACAGCGCAGTAAGAATTAGAAGGTCTTTCGCTCCACTCAATACAGCACAATCAATCGTGTGCGTATCGGGTGGTTCTCCTACCACGCAAGTATATAACGTGGTTAACAGCAGCTACGAGCCGAACCGAGCCAACACACCTTGTGTCTTGCACCCAGACATTACAGCTTACGCAAGCGATGGTACATGGAAGTATCAGCAAGCCAATGCGGTACTTGCAAACATGGTGTGGCTCGTTAATGGCAAGGATATAAGCAAGGTGTGGGCAGCATCGGACTATTCCATCAATCAAGATGGTGCTACACGTGGAGACCTCACCATCTTTCGTAACGTTGCAGTAGCAGAACGATTTGCATTGAGATTCAAGGCTGAAATCGTAGACTATCGAACCAACGTCAATGTTCCTATCCTTACCGATGAGGTGGTACTGAACACGGTATCTAAGAGTGATGATGCTTATTCAATGGCATTGGATGATGATGAGACTATCATCTATAATCCGATGTTAGATAGATTGCTTCTGTACGACTACAAGGTAGCTCATAAAATGATAGCTGCATCCGATGCAGTTAGGAACGCTTGCATTGATGAAAAGGCTTATCTGAGAAAGATTCCTCTCCATATCTACAAGGGAGCAAAGAGCATTACTTCTGGCTACACTATCAAGCTATACAAGATGAGCGGTTCTTCGATGGTTCAGATAAGCGTAGGAATGAATGAGGTGGTCGAGATTAACACCAGTTATATAACGATTGACCTAAGACTTATTGATTCGGCATCATACGTTATCAAGGCTTTTGTAGGCGATACGGAAGTATGCAACAAGCAAATCTCTGTTTCCCGAACGTACCCTAAATACAGCGTGTCGGCAGGTCAGAACGTTGATATATCTCCTGGAGTTGATAACCGACAACAGATTGCTCTTGTCAACTCTGAGGGCAACATCGTGGAATGCCCTGCTAATGTTCTGAAACTTAATTGGAGCACGATTGCAGAGAATGCTGGTGCGACAACGACAAGACAATGGCAAGAAGGCGATACGGCAAGCTTCAATATCTCTGATACAGGTCTTGGAGAAACCGCTGATGATGAGCTGGAGATAAGATGTGATGCTGAATACAAGCCAAGCTTCGATTTCTTTTCTGATGGCTCTGAACCTCTTGTTGATGAGAATGGAGATTATCTGATAGGTAACTGAATTTTAAAATAATATAAAATAAAAAAATATGAAAAATCTAGCAGCAGTAGCAGCAGTATCATCAATGATTAAGGATGATACCTTATTGATAGAGGTTGGCGGCTCGCTCAGACGTATCAAGCTGTCTGATTTGGCTAAGTCTATTCAGACTAACCAACTTGACCTCTCACTGATAGCTTGGGGTACTTATCTTAAAGAAACAAGTGATACGCAATGGGGAGTTTGCGGCAACCAGACAAAGTGGAACGAGTTCAAATCTTCGCTCGGTCGATACTTGCTCACTAACGATGGAAGAATGGCTAAATTGTCTCGCAGCAACTCTGCTGTATTCGAAGATGGCACAACCGTTGACGAGAGCAAGGGGCATGTAATGTTCCATACTCCTCATCGTCTCTACTATCTTGTGAAGTACGATGCGTCAGCAGGATGCAATATTCTGTGGGGTTCTACTTATCCTATCTCTGAGCATTATATCGACCATCCTACCTTTGGTGCATATATGGCTAGTATTGTTAGCGATAAGCTTGTAAGCCGTAGTGGACTTGGCGTAGCGAACAATAAATCAATCAGTGAGTTCTTTACTTATGCCCATAATAACGGAAAGAATTTCGGTCTGCTCGACTATGAGACATTGAAGATTATCCCTATGCTCGTTCTGTGGGAAAGCGGAAACAGCAACGCACAAGCTAAGTTTGGTTGTGGTCCTACTGGTAGTACTAACACATGGGATAAGGTTAATGGTCTTGTAACGGGTGCGACAAAGAGCCTTGGAGATAACAATGGTAAAATCAGCTTGGCAGAATTGACAGGAAACGCAGACGCATGCCATGTTAACCTCTTCGGTATCGAGAACCCTTGGGGATGGTACTGGATGATGATACAAGGCATTTACTTCGGTAATAGCGGTAATAGCGGTCAGACTGGTTCTGAAGCATTCGTATACAAAGGTAACAGAATGCCTTCTGATTCCGAGATTAAAGCGCATCCTGTCGGAGATTATCGCACATTTACACGAAATACAAATAGTGGATGGATATTGAGCCTTGTCCTTGGAGACTTCTTCGACATCATGCCAAAAAATGTTGGTGGTAATAATAGCGCAAACTACTATTGTGACTATTTATGGGCAAGCAGCACTGGGCAGTTGCTCCTCTTTGGTGGTTACGCCGGGGATGCGCTTCACTGCGGCTCGTTCTTCGTCCATTCGAATGACGGCTTCGGCTCTCGCTATGCGAGCTTCGGTGTGCGTCTCGCTTTTTACGGAAATCCGACATACGTAAACGGCGCAGACCTGTAGGGTCTGCGCTACCCGATGTGGAGCTTGCTCCACCGAAGCAAAAATGGTGATAAGAAAAAAATAAAATAAAAGGTGGCGAGAGACATTTTGCTCCTCTTTGGTGGTAACGCCAGGAATGCGCTTAACTGCGGCTCGTTCTACGTCAATTCGAATAACGACTTCGGCAATCGCAATACGAACTACGGTGTGCGTCTCACTTATTTATAATCGCTGAATCAATAATCTATCGTGTATGGATATATGAAGAAGCGAGTCTCTCAAACCTTGACGTGGGCTTTTAGCCTAGTCAGAAAATAACAGCGGAAAGGCTCTCTGTATTCGCTGAATGGAGAGCAAGCGTGGTGAAGTAATCTGCTCAGTTGTACGAACAGAACAAAGTCACGGGCAAAGCGGCAAAAAAGCAATAGGCTTTAATATAAGACACTATGACAGCAAATGCAAAGAATCTGATGAATGAACTCATAAAGAGGGAAACATTGGAACAAGGCGGTGATGATGCTTACAATGCGTTAGATGATAAGAATACGTGGTTTGCAAGGAGGTATATCCGAGAAAAGGACAATATTATCGACCGCATACAGAATATGCTCATCCTCGGCATTTATCCTAAAAAGGAATATAAAGAGGTTGACATAGTATCAGAGAATAAGGCAAGAAAGATATGTCCCATGCACTTCGACCCTTGGAACGTTCTCTTTCATGCCATAAAGATAGTGCTGGAACCTATAGTAGAGCGAGTGCTCATATATGATTCAAGTGCTGGCAGAAAAGGTAAAGGTCAGGTGTTCGGTGCATTGAGAACTCAACGAGCTATCAGAAGGCATCCGAAATGGGCGTATTATGGGAAAGGAGATCTCAGAAAGTACTATCTGACAATACCTCATCCTGTTCTGCTTATGATACTTAGGCGATATGTAGACGATGATTTATTCATCGAGCTTATATATCAGACCATGCTCGATTATTCTGTAGATATAGAACCTCTGATGCTTGAAGAATATGAGCGTAAGCAGAAGTACTGCATTTGGGCAGACAAAGGTGGAATAAAGTATCTCGGGTGTAAGCGTGGTGTAACGCTCGGTAATCCTATCGGTCAGATGTTAGGTAATCTCGCTTTAAGTCTGGTAGACTATGCTATGGTTCATATCGAGCATGCAAAAGGTTATCATCGGCATTGTGACGATATTACCTTCTTCGCTGAAACAAAGGAAGAAGCTGTTCGGTTGCTCGGAAGATTAGACTACTGGTGTAACCAATATGGTCTCTGTCTGAAGGCGAGCGGTCATGTAGCAGAATTGCATGACGAAAAGAAATGTGTAAAAGGAAGATGCCTAGACTTTGTCGGTTATGTATATTCTCGCAAGAACATGAGGATGCGCAGACGGACAAAGGTAAAGGCAGCAAAGGCTTTCGGTAGAGTTAAGAGCCGTAAAAGGCGGCAGGAACTTATCGGAGCTTATTGGGGAATAGCAAGATGGGGCAAGTGCAAGCATCTTTGGAAGAAGATTGTTGGAGACTACCCCGATAATTATAAAAAAGAATTTAAAAGGAAAAAGAATATGAGTTTCAAGGATATAGGAATTGTATCACCGAAATACTCGGTAGACAAAAACGGAAAACGTATATTTTCCGTACAGGAATACAACCAAGCCCTATTGTGTCAGAATCATACCATCATCAACATATTAGACTTTGAAGATGATGTAGAGGTCAATGGCAAGGGCGGTCGCTGCTGGGTTCTGTACGAAATGAAAGATTGCCCAGGAACAGAGTATAAGTTCTGCACTTCATCAAAACTCATAAGGCAGAAACTTATGAAAGTAAGGGAGAAAAATCTTCTGCCAGTCAATGACACATTCCTGTTCAGAGTAGACAAAAGTGGCAGATATACTTATGATTTAGATTAACAATTTTAAATTATCAGATTATGAAGATACAATGCACAATGGCAGAATTGCCAAAGGATAATGTGAAGGTTTCTGTTTCTGGTAACTACCTTCAAGTAGCTTATGATTTTGTTCGCATCGAGCAGAAAGCGGATGATGCGAATGGTAGTATGCGCATGGCAGTAGAGAACTCTTGTCAAGGTGAATACATCGAGCTTCGTGGCGGCATCCGCAGCTATGATGCAATAGCGTCAGCCATCATCGAAGACAAATACCCATCTGACAAAATGGATGCAATTCGCCTTAACTTCGAGTTGGCTCAGAATAGTGCTGTGGCATCTATTGCATTGGCTGACAGCAAGCGTGAGGAGTATATTGCAGAGTACAAGGCGATGCAAGAGTGGCGCATCCACGCAAAGGAAATAGCTCGAAAGGCTGTTGACTTAATTAGCAATGAATTGAAATAATTAAGAAAGGAGGTATACTATGGCTGGACATAGTGCGCAAGGTGTCGTAAGGGTAAGCCGCAAGCCTAAGACAGCTAGTGAGACGGAGATTGTCCGTCTCATTACTGCTACTAATGAGAGTACGCCTATCGGGAACTTCTCTCAGTTGGTTAAGGATTTGGAAGCGGCAGGTATTGTTATTAGCGGAAATCAAGTTGCTATTAAGGGCGATAAGGTAACTATATACAATCAAAATGAGGTTGCTCTCTTTGCCCAAGATGGCAAGCTCAATGCTAACCTGATTGATGCTGATAAAATCGAGGTTAAGCACCTTTGGGCGAAGTCTGATGATGGAGCTACCAAGGTGGGATATTTCGGCAACTACGAGATTGACGCGTGCAAAGTGAATAATGCCAATGCTCCGTTGTTTGTTGGTGCTGATACGGCAGCTAAATCTCCATTCTATGTTACCAATGAAGGGCACATGGTATCTACCAGCGCAACACTTGGCTGTTTCTTGTTGGATAAGATGAGTTTCAGATATATATCTGGATATGATGATGAGGAGCCTGGTTTCGCCTTATACAATAACTATATGTTGTTTCGTGAATATAGCAGAACTTTAAATCCAGATACGCATACATGGAAATCGGAAAGAAAAAGGACGGTTTGGCTTGGTGAGTATCGGACTACTTATCAGGTACCAGCATTATTGAGTAATCTTTTAATAGATGATAGCTTTTCCGCAGATGGTGATACTCTGAAGTCAGGTATACGTATTTCTGTAACAGGGTGCGATGATTCTCAGCAGTACAATAATCCTATATATAATCTGAATAACGCAGTGTATGGTAACTTTGCAATATATGCAGAACATGGCATGTATGGAGGATTAAGACCGATGACCAGGAAAATAAATAGAAGTATGGAGTTAACGGATATGGATTGTTTCGTTATAGTAACAAAAGGCGTAACTCTTACACTTCCAGCGAAACCTCAGAGAGGTCAATATTATAAGTTTTTACAAGCTGGTGACAACTTTGTTATTAAATCATCACTTAATAATATGTTTTGGTACGGAGTTGGTAGAAATAGCTTCACTTCGGGTGCATTAAACCAGACAACAGAATTAATATATGATGGTAGTAATTGGAACGTAAATTGGTTTATAGGGTAATAGCAATATAATTATTAAAAGGTAAGAAATATGAAAAAGAATTTCAATGTACCTTTCAAGAATTGGAAGGGTGAGGTGATAGTTTCACCAGTTAAGAATGAGAATGGAGAGGAAACCTACAAGCCACAGATTATTGGCGATATTGTAGGTAAGGTACTCTTCGAAGTGATAGACAATCAGAGTATTCAGCTATCGGGCGAAGAAAAGCTACGTGCTTATCGGATAGCCTGCAAGATAGGCAAGAATGCTGAGAACGTAGATATCGAAGCTGAGGATATTATTCTTATCAAGAAGATTCTCTGTCCTGTCATGGCTGTAGGTGGATATGGTCAGATAGTTGATTTGCTCGAAGGATAAGAACATACAAGGCGGTTACTACATGGTGACCGCCTTATTCTTTGCTCGTCCGTCAGGGAAGTGTGTTGCATCGAACTTCTCTATAGGCTCTGTTATCATGTCAGCGAAATATGGGAGCATCAGAGCCACCGAAAGATGGAATTAAATCACTAAGATAGCCATATCTACCTTTTCTTCGTTCCTCCTCTGCTTGCGTTACTAGACCTTTCTGCATTCTAACAGCGAAAGGAAGTTTATTGAAACTATAGATACCATCTATCCAGTCGTTAGGGTGCGGATTACACTTGTGCTCCAACTCTCGCTCTCCAGGAGTTGATGGCAACCTACTGCCACCTACTAGGTATCCCATTTGATTTTCGTATGGTTCTAATTTTTTCATAATCTTAATATTTTAATTTCTGCCGCAAAGTTACGAAAATAATCTGAAAGCGCAATATTTCTGTTACAAAAAAACGATAAAAAGCCCTGCTATCTATCTCAGACGGCAGGGCTGCATCGTTTTTTAATACTTTTTAAAGATTATAACACCGCAACCCTTGCGGGGCAGCGGATTTTCGGGTGCAAAGATACGAAGAAAAAACGAGATATGTAGAGAAAATCGGAGAATTTCGGAAAATTTTGGAGAAAATCAGAGAAAAACGGAGAAATTATCTGTAAATCTTCGGGCATATCCGTAAGGATCATCTGTAAATTTCTGATAAAAATCTTACAGATAATAGCATCTTCCGTTAGAAGTCATACAGATGTTGTCCGATGTTTCACGCAGATTTTTCGTATCTTTGCTTATGGAAAATCAGATGTGATATTCAGGTATCTCATACTAGGCTTCGAATAGGCTTCGAATAGGCTTCGTACAGGCTTCGCCCAGAACCCGTTTCCGAGCTATCCGGCACGCAAGAACAGCGAATTGTTTCACGGATGTCTGCCCGATTCCCCCGCACCCCTTTTTCCGTAAATTTAATGTTTAACTATTTAAAAAATTTACGATTATGGCAACAGTTAATTTTACATCCGACGTTCAGTCCATTTCCGGCAAGCTCTGCTCTAAGGAAGGCGTGGTTTATTCAGTAAACAAGCAGACGGGCAAGACCTACCGTTCCGACCGCCACGGCTACCACGATGCCAACACCGATGCGCAGCAGCAGGTACGCAAGCTCTTTGCTACGAAGGGCAGTTTTTCAGCAGCCTGGTGGAAGGCCAACAAGCCATCGGCCTCGCAGCCTAAAGGCAGCGACAGCTACAAGCTCGTGATGAAGGCTTACCGCAGCCAGCACAAGATTGGCAATTCCTACAGCTACCTCCGTACCCTCGTAACCGATGACCTGAAGGTGAAGCTGGGCGACCTCGACATCACGGGCAGCATATCTGCCCCTTCTGCTGGAGGCGGCTCTTCGGCTGGCAGCGGCACAACCCAAGGTGGCGGCACTACTGGAGGTGGCGGCGAGCATGCCGGAGAAGGCGGCGGTGATGCCTAGTACTCTTAAAGGTAAAAAGAGCCTTACTCCCTTTTGCCCCCGTCCCCAGCGATTCCATCGCTGGTCCTAAAAGAAAAGAGCCTGGCAGGAGTCCCTATCTCCCGCCAGGCTTTTTTACCTTTTTACTCTTTTACCTTTTTACTGATACGCTTCGTCTCTGTTCTTCCTCCATATCGACGAAAGATAGCCGTTTTCGCAGTTATAAAGTTTGATGAGCGAACCGTAAAGGTTCGTATAATAGAAGGTGGCCACATGGTTCTCTACCAGATAACCATTGATCGTAACCTTTCCGTTCTTCGTAGAATAGGTGGTAGTGAAGTCCTTCTCACCCTCTATTACCATGTGCATGGTGCCATCCTCGTTAAACGTCATGGAACCCATACGCTGTTCCTTCTTTCCGTCCTTGGTAATGGAGATGACGCAATACCAGGTACCCCTCAGCGCCCCATCATGCTCCGTCTCGTCAGAAATATCATCCAGCGTTCTGCCGCATCTCATCTGGCATTCATTTCCGTTGGCGAAGGTACCTACAATCAGCGGACGCATATCGATGCTCGCCGATGTCCCGCTTCCCGTAAGCTTGTTGCTTTCCTGCAGATGTACGCCCGATAGAGTTCTGTTCAGCAGACTACCGATATTGAAACCTGCAGGTCTGCCTACCTCGAAACGGGTAGTAAGCTTGTCTCCCTCCATCTGCCAGTGGCCGAAGGCAACGTTAGGCTCGACAACATAACCGCCTGGAGTCAAACCGCCACCATCCTCATAATAAACCAGGTGGTTCTTGTAGTAAGAATAAGTACCGCTGGTGCTGTTGATGGTCCACTCGTTGCCGGCAAGATATTCCTTCACCTTAGCCGCCTCCTTCTCGCTCTCATCCTCGCTGCTGCTACAAGCCGCCAGCGATGCCGTCATCATTCCCATGGCCACCACCGAGAAGATAGCCATCATGGAACGTTTCATCCTAGTTAAAAATTTCTTTTTCATTTCTTCTATTTTTTTAAGTTGTTGTAAACTATAAATTATCAACTATCCAATAGTACCACTCCCACCCTTACTTTCTTACCGCAGTGAGGGCAGAAGGTAGAAGTCTGAATCATCTGCTGCTGGTTTTCTGATACCAGTCCGTTTTCGTGAACCGGATAGGCTGGCTCGCTCCCTGCTGGCTGCTGCACGAAATTCACGTCTCTTTCGATGAAACCTTCCGGCAAATCGCCACGAAGCGTTGCGCTCAGAGTTTCGCCATCATGCTTTTTTCTAGCCTCTTCGAATTGTCTCAGCCTATCCATCGCATTCTGTAGCCCCAATTTGCCCGGTCTTATATCAAACTTCAGAATCCCTTTCTTCTTTTTGATGACTTCCACCCATTCCTCCACTTCCTCTTTCGTGATGCTAGGATAGGCTTTTCGTGTCAAGTCTCGCAATATAAGCTCCAGCGGCATCTTGCTATCCTTTGCGTTTTCGAGAGCCTTTTCTCTCTCCTCTGCCTCTTCCGCTGAGTCGGGATAGAAGAGGTCGGTGATGTCGCAGCCGATGGCGGTAGCAATATCCTCTAGCTTCTTTACGGTAGGATTTCCTTTTATTACCGATGTTAAACTTTGAGGAGAAAGACCTAATTTCTCACCCAGTTGAACCTGAGTTGTATTATGATCAGCCAATGCTCTCTTTATATTCAGATGTTTCATATTACTTTATCTTTATTATATTGTTGTTTATGTGGTGCAAAAGTATAATATATTTTTATATTATGCAAGTTTTTAGCTTAAAAAATGGTTAAAATAAAGATTTTTGTTTAGAAACGTTTGGTAGTTTCGATAAATCTCCTTATCTTTGCACCGTCTAAAAAAATAAAAAAACGGAACGAGAGCATAGAGTATCGAAGCACATGATGTGTCTCTGATACAGAGGCTGCATATACATATATGGCAGTACGAACTCCCCTGTCTGCGATGTAATGTCGTAGACGTGGTAAGCTCTCTTCTATGCTCGAGCGTTTTTTGCCATTAGACAAGGGGTTAAGGGCGTACTGCCTCTTTATATATAAATATGTGCGCCGATGTCTAATATAAAATAGTAGCATAGTAATGAAAGAAACAACCATTACCCTACCAATGGGTAAAGCTGACCTCCAGGAGGCAGCCACGGCAGTAATCGAGCAGCTTGCCACTGCACCACCCGATACCGGGAGCATGAGTCAGGAACAGTCTATATCCTATAATATGGGCCTGAGCATTCTTTTTGCGTGTTTGCGCTCCACCTTTGTGCAAGCATGAAGTTTCACCTTTTAAAAAGATTAAGATTATGATTCAGCTAACAAAACAGAGTAGTGATAGTGAGATAAAGGCTTACTTTATCCAAGTATTGAACCTTTCAAGAAGCAAAGAGGAGTTTCCTGTGAATTTGGATGAGGTTTGGGCATTAGCTTACAAGGAAAAAGGTAAGGCTGTAAGAGCACTTCGTACAAACGAATTGTTTGTTGAGGGTATTGATTATCAAGTTTTTACCCCAAATGGGCAAAAAACCGATGGAGTTTTTGCCCAAAATGGCAAAAAGTCTGATGACACACAAGATGATGGCAAAAAGCTAGGTGGTCGCCCACAGAACACCTATATGCTTAGTGTTCCATGCCTTGAGTTCTTTATCGCCCGCAAGGTTCGTCCGGTATTCGAGGTTTACCGACAGGTATTCCATAAGGTAGCAGGTGGCGGCATCAGTCTCGGCAACCAGGTATTTCAGTCGGTACCTATGAGCCTAGAGGAGACTCTTGCACCTTTGGCTCGCTACAATGCGATGATAGAAGACCGCTTTTATATAGTAAGAGGTGCGTTAACCAATGCCGGCATAGAGGATGGCGGCGTAAATGAGCGTGGCTCCTTGACTTATGCCGCTAATGCTTGCCGTGCCGAATATAAAGCTTATCGAAACTGCATAAGTCAGCTGGTATATGTAGAGACCGCTTTCAAACTGGAAGGCCCCACTGCTTTTTCGCTGTATGATTATTAATCGGTAGAATAAAAAATATAAGCTGCACGCCCTGAACCAACGGTCACCGGCCGAAGGGAAAGGTAAATGGCAGAAGCTCCTAGCCCAGGGTATCGCCCTGGGTATAGGCGTGCGGTTTCGGTTCGCCCTGTAAGGGAAAAAGCCTTACTAAAACTACTAAAACGAATTATTTATTCACCCCTCTAACTATTTGTGTTTAAAATAGTTGTATTTTTTACTTTAAGTACAATTACCATTTCTCCGATGTACTGGCATTGTACGACACGACCCGACGGAGAAAATAAATAATTGATATTTAGAGCAATACAGCTGCGTATTTTTTCCCGAGACCAAACATTCTCGAGCAGCACTGCGCCGCCACACTGGTATTTTGCCCCCTGCCCCCCTGCCTGGCTCCGTCTGAAATATGCCCACCAACACCAGGAGACACGCCCACCGATGAGCACACACCGCCCACCGATGAGCACACACCGCCCACCGATGA